CTGATGATAAATCATTCTCTACACCTACGTTTGCTATTGATGAAATTATAGAAGTGTATGCTTCTGCTCCGAAGAGCAAAGAAATTAAAGTAGATGAAGTTATTTTCGGTTACAACGGAATTGACGACAATACCGCTATTACAGCAAGAAAAGGCGATCGTATCCCTATTCATATTAAGCTGACAGGACGTTTGTTCGAGCTTCGTGGTTATCCGATGGGTGAGGTGAATATCGATGATTACATCATTTTCGAAAACTGTCCTGGTCGTGAGGATATGTGTTCAGAATGTGATCCTTGCGAAGATGTTGATATTTTGGCTGCTATCTTGAAAACAATCGAACGTATCAAGAATCAGCCGATTGCAGGTGGTGGAAAGGTAGGTGATTTTGTAGAAATCCATCCTATCCATTCTTGTGACGAGTTGGAAAAAACTCCGGTGGAAACCGACATGAATTTCTATTGTATGGAAATGTGTGATACCGGTGATGCTTATGCCCTGGCTCAGCTTAAGGCTGCTTATCCTGGTTTGGATATCAAGAGAGTCGGACGTCATCTTTCTACTTCCAAATATCAGGTGATGAAAGAAGGTGGTAAGCCTGCTGATTATACTCAAAAGCTGTCTTCTATAATGAAAGGCTGCGAAGAGTGTCCTGAAGGATATACTAAGGTAGACGGCGGTTTGATTTATGCCGTAACGTTAGAGGATGATGGCGTTGATCAGTCTACTGTAGTAGAAAGCATTAAGAATGCCGTTAGTAGCACTGCCGAGAAAACAGCAGCCCAAGATGGCGGCGTAGGTATGTACACTGTGGCCGTAAGCAAGAAACTGACGAAGGCTGATATCGATGCATTTGTAGAAACCAATCCGACTGCCACAGTAACGTTCGTTGCTAAAACAGCAGATATGTGTAGCAATCCTACTGTTACTACCGTTAGCTGGGAAGCATGTGGTTCTTGTAAGATTTCGAAAGAAGCTTATGAAATCACGTTGCCGGATGATGAATGTGGTAACAGTGCTAAAGAAGAATTGCAGGCAGCATTCCCGTATCTGACAATCGAAGATTACGGTACACCTGGTGGATGTCAACATAAATTCAAAACAACGGTCGTTACTAACATGGTTTGCGACGAATGCGATAAAATTTTCAAAGACTTCTTTGTATCGAAAGCGCCCGAATCTTATCGTGGACGTAATTGGAAACGTTTGGGTGCCGTAGCAGGAGATCAGTCCATTATCGCCGATCCGCTTCCTAAGAACTGCAAATGCGGTATCTTGTTCCGTGGTATTGACTACATGATTTCTCCGTCTGACTGTTTGATTGACCGTCTGACATTCCAAGAAGGATCTGTTCGTATTGCTGTAAATGGTGGTTATCCGGATGAACAGCGTGAGGCTATCAGTACGTACTTCAACCCGATCCACACCGAATACAAACAGCACTGGGCTCCGCGTACTCACCTCGGCGCTGAATTGCTGGATAAGGAACGCGAACAACGTATGTTCTTCGACTTCCGTAAGACTCACCAAGAACTTATGGAACGGATGTTTACCAATGAAGAAACCCGCTTAGATCTGTTGGCTCCGTATGCTGATTATTCAGTAACGTTGAAGCCGGCACGTTACTCTAACGGCTTCGGTAGGGTAATTGATGATCATATTACAGTACACTTCCATGTACCGTATGGCGCTCACGAAGGTATTCAAGACCTTATGGACTTGTTAGCTGCTTCGGCAAATATCAAGCCCTGCAAGATTTGATTTTCCTTTTTTCTATATATCCCAAGGGGGAGGAGGCTGGTCCTCCACCCCCCTTTTTGTAATAAAACAATTTGAAATAACTTAGTTTCATATGAATGGCGTGGATTTTTTATCTGGTGCCTTTGGTAGGGGCATTGATAAAATAACCAACATAGTTGGAAAATGGGGTTCCTCCCAACCGGTAGATGACAGCAAATCCGGTATAAAAATAGGGGACAAAATCTACCAAGTGGTTGTGTCCTTAAATGGCTGTTATTGGTATCTTGACGAAGAAGGCAAGAAGCATCCTGTTTCTGGTATTCCGGCCACAACCGAATGGGAGTGGATTAACATAGCTGAGAAAGTTATCAAAGATTTCAAAACCTGTTACCGTACACCTGGTGGAAAGGTTGAAGTATGGAGTTGGTATCTTCTTAACGATCAGATGGATGTTCTTAAAGAAACCCATAGAATTACCGACAGTACCGACATGGATAATCCGGTAGGTAAAGTTCTTACTAAAATACCAGACGAGTGGGTTATGATCGACTGTGATCTTCCTGATATGACAGAGCGAGACATTACGTTCGTCAACAGATGTTATAAGACTCAGGATGGTAAGGTTGAAATAGAAGGATTGGAGGCCATAGATGATAAGATAAATATCAGGGAATCTATTTATACCGTTATTCAATCGACGGACGATAATTTCCCTGCCGGCCATGTCTTTAAGCTAATTCCAGAGAATTGGGTTAGAATGGTTTGTGACTTTCCTGATATGACAGAACGAGATGTAACTTACGTTCTTGAATGTTACACTACTAAAAAAGGAAAAGTTCAAGTAGAAGGTTTGGTAGCCATAGATAACATCCTTGGAGCCAGGGAAGAGGTTTATACCGTTCTTCAGTCAACCGATCCTGATATTAAGGTAGGAACTGTGCTGGATTCCATTCCCGAAGATTGGGTGAGGATGGTCTGCGATTTTCCTGACATGACGGACAGGGAAATTGTTGAGGTGGACGAATGTTATAAGACTGATGGTGGTAAGGTCAATATAAAAGGTTATCAAGCTATTGATGCCGTTCTTGGTGTAAGGGAACAGTATTATTATATTGTTAAGACAACGGACGACGCCTATCCTCAGTGGACGAGAATAGATAAGATACCTAACGAATGGACGAAAACCGAATGCGATTTTCCTGATCTTACGGAAAGACATATTATGTCTGTAGATGAATGTTATACTACTCCTGGTGGTAAAATACATCTTGGTGGATACAGGTCGGTAGATAGCATAATAGGAGTCCGGGACGAGTATCTTATTGTCTTAGAAACTACCGACCCTGATATACAAAGAGGCGCCACATTCAGCAAAATACAAGAAGGATGGCAGCGTATTGTTTGTGATTTCCCTGATGCTACTACATCCGATACAGAAATAGTAGAAAACTGTTATAAGACGGAAAAGGGTAAGGTTCAGATCCGAACATACATAACAATGGACGGATACGGAAATACAAGGGAATTGAGACATATGGTTCTTAAAACAACCGATCCTGATTACAATATCGGATCCAATATCAATCAGATACCGGTAGGGTGGTTAAGTATCGAGTGTGATTTTGCGTCTGCTACACAGCGCCATATAAGACAGGTGAAAAACTGCTACGTTTCTGATGCGGGGAGCATCTACGTTGAGGGAGAAATCGTTTACGACAATGACCTTGACGTGGACAAGATGGCGCTGACGGTCATGGAAAGCACTGACCCGGAGATAGCCGTAGGGGCGGAGCTGGCGGCTATTCCCTCTGGCTACGTGAGAACAGTTTGTAGATGCAATTGTTGTAACCATTAAATCTTATTGTCATGAGCTGTAACGAATATTTTTTAGTAACACTGGAGTCTAAACCGACTCCAGTCCGTCATAAATACACGAATTTAACAGACGAATGGTATGGCCCTGATGGTGTTAAGTACGAAGATCCTGATACGATAGCCAAAATAGAAGAACAAGCTACAGATAAGAATCGTATAGGGGATAACACCTTATATCAGAAACTTATTGAAATACATTCTCAAGGAGAGTCAATAAAATCAGACATCGGAGACATAGGTCAGGTATTAGATTACATAAATGGGGAGGAAGTGTAATGGGGACCATATCAGATAAGTTAATGAGGATCATAAATACCAAGGAGGATATAAGGAAAGCCCTTATATCCAAAGGGTATGATGTACCTACTTCCGTACCTTTTAAAGAGTATGCGAAAATGATATTAGACCTGCCATGCAAGGTAGATTCCTTCCCAGATATAGAAGGTATCGTAGCCAGATATTCCGCTTCCGGTCTCACTAATGAGCAGATGGCTGCTAATCCCGTATGGGTTGATAAGACGGGCAATGGACACGATCTACAGTTGAAAAACTTAGCCTGGGCTGGAATGAGCGGGGTTGGTGGGTATAAATACGATTTTTTATCTAATGATTGGAGTGCAGATGTTAATCAATTAAGTGTAGTCCTCAGTCATAAAATTGTTATCATTAACAAGAGAACTTCAATACAGCTTGTTAAATTGATCCGAAATGAACTGGAAAATACCGTCAATATAACACTTAAAATAACCGGACTAGAAGCTAACGGTAGCTCTTTTAAGATTTATGATAACGTAGGCTCAAGTCATGCTCAGGAATATAATAAAGATGGTATATATCAAATAAATTATACTGCTACTGAAGGGGCTAGTAGGATTTATTTCTATGTGCCTGGTGGTAATATGGGGCAATTGGAGAATCCCATCACCATCGAACAACTACCCCTCTACCCCGGCGCACTTGTCTTTGATGGTGTAGATGATTATGGTACCTGTGATAACTTCCCCATTCTGACTAAAGAAAAGGGATATACGGTTGTGGCGTTGAGACAGTGGATTACATATAATCCAAATGCAATATCTGCTATAGCGACAAACGCATCCGATCAATCTTTTAATGGTGCGTTCACTTTTGAAAATTACAATAAAGGAGCAGAGCAAACTATTTCGTATGGAGCTACTCAAATATCATTACAATATTCAAAATCTCCTTTTTCTTGGCAAACAACATCTAAGTATAATGGATTTAATATTGCCAATGGAAACAAAGATGCGACAAATTCACTTGTTTTAGGCAGGTCATATCCTCAAAGAAATGAATTTGCTAATTTTGCTATCTGGGAACTTGTATTTCTCGATCACGATGCCACCGAAGAAGAACTGACCAAGATCAAAGACTACTTCGTTAAAACCTATCCCTGGCTCTTTCCCGACCAGGCATGGACAGTGGTAGGCAAAACCAACGAGGACGAAGATCGTGCTACTATTGCCAACATTACGGGCAATGGTAATGATCTTATACTGTCTAATTCTGGGTTTGCAGAAGGGAGTGGGTATGGGTTGTATGCTGAGAATTATGCTGGTGGTAGATGGGTTCAATCTACTGATAGAGCGGATTTAACTTGGACGAGTTATTCTGTAAATATAACTTCAGTTAAAGTTGCGTCTACACAGTTATATTATCAATCCTATCCTGAACAACCTTCTTTTATAGTTCCTTCTTATAAGATAAAAGTTTATGGACTGAAAGATGGTCAAACCCTATCTTATAGACAAGCAACTTCTGAAGGGCAACAATTATATAAAATATCAGAAGATGGAACTTATACATTACCGTCTTTTCCATTTAAAGCAAATGGAGATTGGTATGGATTTACCTTAAATAAGGTACAAGAATCCTGTGACATTACTATAGAGCAAATCCCCGAATACGAAGGATATCTGGTTACTGATGGGGTGGATGATAAGATAACTTCGTCTACATTTGAAATGGGTAATGATTGGACTGTAATAGGAGATTGGGAGCTTATAAATACAGGGAAAAATGACAATGCTGGTATTGTAAAATTTGATAGTATAGTCATTTATAATTATAATCCAATACTTATTAACATAAAAAATGGTAGAAATAATTTGATTCCCGATCAAAATACCGTTAATGCAATTTGTTCTGATGGCAGGATTTATTCAAAAGACTGGAAAGAATCTATTTATAATGAAGAAACGGAATCTACCAGTAAAAATCTCTTAACTATAGGATATTCAGGTAACAGTTATACTAAAATTGCTTTCAAAAACTTAGCGATTTATCCTACAGTCCTCTCCAGGGAAGATTGTATCAAAGCATATAACTATTTACAAACTTTAAAAGCAAAATAATATGAAATTCATTATCATACCAAAAGAAGTATATGATTCCGTATCTGAAGAAAAGAAACGTGAATTAGGAACAGGTAGCCCAAGAGCGAGCGTAGACGGCTCTTGGGTTATTTTACACGTAGAACATTATGACCATCTATTTAAGTCTTTAGACGCGCAGGCTGATGACGATCCTCAATATCCGTATTCGGTATATGATAGCCCTTCTTCTGAGTTTGAATCTGTTCTTTCATCTAAAGAATGGGTGTCTGATGTTAATGACGAGTGTCTTTGATCTTGTTATGGTTGGGGCAATTACTATATTTGTAAAAAGTTGAATAATTAAAGCGTGTGGTAGCGTTATCTACCATATAATCATCATGTTTCAGATAATAATCGGATGCGTTTTGGCTAATATCCTTACGATAGCAATCATCGGTTTAGCCCTGTATTTAGTGTATCGTAAAAACGAAGATCGTTTAAAGGCTTTGGATTCTAAGATTGATCAGAAGGTTGAGGACGTAAAAAACAAGGTTGGTGCGGTGATGGACATCGTAGACCAGGTCAAGAAGTTGTTGGATAAAATTAACAAAAAATAAATATGGCAGAAATAGGTTATAACAGTAAATTCGAAGGCCAGGAGGTTGATTCCAGACTTGAGAATGTGGTGCAGGCTGCTCCTGGAACAGGTTCGGAGTCGGGGAAGGGAGGCCTCATCCCGGCTCCCCCTGCCGGAAGTCAGGACGGTAGCAAGACTCTTCTTAGTAATATGACATGGGGAGATCATGTAACAAAACAGTACATAGATGATGCTGTTTCGGCAGCAGGGTGGAAGAAACAGATTGTTAGCAAACTTCCTACTGTTGAAGAAGCGAAGGATAATGTCATGTATCTTGTAAAAGACGATGTGGCATCTACAGAAACTAAAAACGTGTATAACGAATATATTTTGGTTACTGAAGAAGGTGGAACTAAGGTGCTTGAATCACTTGGTATGGTAAGTACAGGAGTAGATTCATCTTATCTTGATTTATCCATATTTCCCAGTACTTCTGGAACTCTTGATGAGGATTCGTATGCAAAAGTTCTGAATGCTTACAATAACAATATTACATTAGGTAAGCTTAGTTTTTATTATTTTTCTTTGGATTATTTTTTAGACAATGATAATTCTGAATTAAAAATAATAGCTGTTTTATTTAATAACACCAACTCAAAGGAAGACGTATCTGGATCTTATATAGACATTGAGATGGTAACTTATGTTGTTTCCCAAGATAAGACATATAGAGCTATAGCTAATACGGCTACGTTGTCTAATGACATGTTATCTTATTTGAAGTTTATGGCTAAGACTCCTAATGTTGTCGCAACATTAGCAAGTTTGCCAATAGATGCTCATAATATCATAGCCAACGTAGCTTCCGCTACGAACCTGTCTATGGCCGTATCTGCTGAGGATGTTGGGAGGGAATGGCAGGTGCGGGTCAACAACACTACCGGCACAGACATCACGCAGCCGCTTCCTACCTCTGGCCTGTTCCAGAGCATGTCAGGCGATAGCGTAGTAGTACCTAAAAATAGTTTTATAGAATTAAGTATCTGGTATATTAATGATAAGTTAGTTATCAGAGTAGGTGAACAAGCTTAACAGAAAGGATAGAGTATGGTTTATGTAAATAAAAACGTAAAAGGTTTTTACTGGGAAGGATACGAGTTGGATTCCTCTTCTTACGAAGTAGGGTATTCTTACCAAGATTTCTTAGATGGTAAATGGGTTCAACTTGACTCCGATCAAGAAAAATTCCATCAAGACAATCCTGATGCGAGTGTGAAAGAAGTTATTGCCATGCAGCTTGACCCGGAGCCTCCTGGACCAACTGAAGAGGAGTTGCTTGCCAAGGCTAAGGATAAGAAAGTTTCTGAGGCCAGGGAATATGCTTATTCTGATGCTGTCCGCTCTTATAGCTTGGATGGTAAACAGATATGGTATAACAGCAGCATGAGGCAGAAGGTTAAAAACGATATTGATGTAGCAAAAGGGAGCGGGATATACACCGTATCTGTAGCAGATTCAGAATACGAGCTTGATATTGCTAATACGGCAATGAATGAAATGCATGTATATGAATCTGAATGCGATGATCGTACTGCTGCCATAGAAAAGGAAATAGCTTCTAAAATTGACAGGAGTGAAGTTGAATCTATGAAAGTGGATGAAGGATATCCTGAGAAGTTGGTAAGGACAAAGGATCAGATCATAGAAAAAAATAAGATCCTTGAAGCTAACGATCCGGAGAAGGCTACAGCCATGTACATGAGGGCGATGATCAATACGCCGGCTATGTTGGAGAATACTGACCAGAGTCTGGCTCTTAAGATAAAAGGATTGTATCCTATTTGGGATAAGGATGGAGTTTATGGCGACAAAGGTCTTCCTATGGGAACTGCTGTTGTAAAGGGGCAGCGTTTTCGTAGTAAAAACCAGCCTTCAGATTTGGATTGGACTTTGTTTGAAGTAAGGCAAAATCACAATCTACAAGCTGATTGGGTTCCTGGCCAGGGAGGTGGAGCCGAAAGTCTGTATATGGTTGTTCAAGAAAAGCATTCAGGTACCGTAGACGATCCTATTCCTTGGGTATATAATTCTATTTTAGAGAACGGAAAGTATTACATAGACAAAGAAATTAAGTATCTTTGCATAAGAGATTCAGGCATCCCTTTGGCTTACGAGAATCTTTCTGATCTTGTATCAGCCGGATACGTAAGGGTTGTTTAGGTCGTAATTTGTTGTTAATGTTATGGATGGCCCCTGTATATTTATTTATGCAGGGGTTTTTCTTTAATCCAAACTCCGCTTATTTTAATATTTGGTAAGGTTCTGATTATCTTTGTGAAAAAGGTTAAGTTATGGAAAGAAGTGATATTATAAAAGAATTGAGTCAGTATTTTAGTATTGTTGAATTAGTTGGTCCTAAAGAATACGGTAGAGACAAAGATCTTTGCTGGAGGTATTTAAGAACTGAATTGCTTCACACAATACTGGTTTTAAGGAAAGACATATTGAAAACGCCGATGACGGTTAATACCTGGAAGTCGGGTGGAAGGTTTGATGAGCGTGGGTTTAGGAACAATATTTCGGATATAGTAAAATCCAAGACCGTATCAGGGTCTTTGTATGTCAGTCCTCATATGCTTGGGGCAGCCATCGATTTCGATGCTAAAGGTATGACGGCGGAGGAGGCAAGGAATAAAATAATTCAGTCGCAGGATTTACTTCCTTGTCCTATTAGATTAGAATCAGGTACCAATTGGGTCCATATTGACGTATATGACTCTCTTGGAAGTAGCAAGAAAGTAACTATGTTCTAATATGGCTTACAGATTTGTAGGAAGGATGAATTTAGAAAGTTTCTGGGCTTTTCTCATTTCCGGATTATCAGCATTGTGGATGAATTTCCAGGAGATTCACCACCTTATATATTCTATATTGTTTATATTAGCTATAAATCTTTTGTTAGCTACTATAAAAAGTATCAAACACTGCTATATCCGAAGAAAGAGAAAGAGGCCTTTTAAGATATTGACATGCATAAGCGAAATGGGAGTTTTGAAAATCCTTCTTGAGTTCGCGGCCTGCTCTTTCGGGTTGTTCACCATATCCGGAATGGATCTTATTATGTCTATGGGAGGGCATAAATCCCCAGAGTTTATAGACATGCTTCTTCAGTGGATTACGATATTCGCCTTAATATTATACGGCGGAATGGCATTCAAACGCCTCGGCGACCTTGCACCTGATTTGATGATAGTAAAAGGCGTTAAGTATTTCTTTAGCAAAGTAAGTTGGTGGCAGAAAGTTCCATTCGGAGAAGAGCTTAAAGAAGGTATTAACAACGGTGATATACAAGAACTTTTAGATGAAGATAAGGAGGGTAAAAGATGTGTTTGCAAAAAATGAGAGCCAGGCATGTGTTAGGAGTTCTTCTACTGTGTTTTATATCTTTCTTATTTGGTAAAACATGCAAGAAGAAAGAAATAATACACGATATAGAAATAGATACGGTAATAGATACCATTATCCAACCTGTTCCTGTTCCTCAGTATATAGTTGACGTAGGGGAGGTAGAAATACCTTTCCCTATGGATGCTATAGTTGAAAAAGATACGATAAAAGACACTGTTTATATCAATATTCCTATACAAAGAAAAACATACAACACAGATGATTATCGGGCTGTTATAAGCGGATACAGACCTAATTTGGATACGATGATCATCTACCACAAAAAAGAAATAATATACGAAAAGAGCCGGCGCTGGGGCATAGGACTGACGGCAGGGTATGGGGTCGGGCGCGAGGGCTTCTCCCCCTACTTAGGCGCTGGAATCTATTATCGGATATGGTGACAATCACCTCACCTTTTATTTAATGTCCAATAGTTTAAACTTTTATCACCTCATTTACTTATCTTTGTAGAAAAAGATAAGGTATGAACTATATCGATATTTTACCACAGATAAGAAATAACATTTTCTATGTCAGGATAGTAATGACCGACTATGATGTGGAAAATCAGATGGTTATTAGAATAGTAGCCAGAAGAAATGATGGCCTGTACAAGACGGAAGTAGTACAGTATCCAAATGAAGGAACTGATTATAACGGGGAAATCATTGTTCCTATGTTTGGTATGGCTAAGTCGTTGGTAGCCCAAATAGTAGGAGTCAAGATAAATGGTACCGAGGTACGTGTTAATAGCACTGAGGTAGAGGGAGCTGATATAACAGCCAGATACGATGATTCCCTTACCAGAATGGGATGGGAGGAGAGTATGAACAACATCCATCTTGATTTTGAGGTTATAAGCACCAACAACCCTAAAACGCTTCGCATAGCCGATCAGTCGGAATGGGGGATACTGGCAGACAGACCGGCTATTATAGAGATTGTGCCACCTGAAGATGAAAATAAGTATGTTTATTATCTTGGTAAGAATCAGTTGAATGTATTCAACAGTAAGACCCTTGGCATAAATCCAGGTCGCGGAAATGATTTTGAAAACCTAAAAGATGGTATATACGATATTACCATAAAAGGAAGTCCTTCCTCTTATTCATTTAACAGAAAGTATTTAAAAACAGATCTGATCCGTCTTAACATAGATAAGATATGGGCCAGGTCAACTGTGTTATGTGATCATGAGGATGATGACGTTATTGACAAAATAAAAGAAATAGAGTTTCTGCTGGCTGCGGCTGAAGCTAATATGAGATTAGGGAATTTTGAAAACGTAAAACAATTATACGAAAAAGCATCTAAATTGATTTACGTTCTCAATAATTGTGAAAATTGTGGTTGCAAAATGTAATTAATTAAATATAAATAAGTTATGGGATGTGGATGTGGAAGAAGTAATATTACTTCTGTTAATAGAAATAGGGCTATAAAGCCTCAGTCGAATACGACACCTAAAGCTGATTCTAATGCGGCTTGTATTCAGAAATACGATGAACTTGCTGTATTGGACAAGAAAATCATAGACCTTCATCGTAAGTTCAGGTTTGTAGGAGGTGTAAGTAAAAGGTATGCTGATATTCAAAAGCTGGTAAGAGGCTGGATTGTTAATTTGAAGAACGAGTGCCCGGATCCGGATGATCTTGCTACTTATTCTGAATACATAAATAAAGAATACGCCAGGTATTTTACCGTGAAATGATATGGCAGCTACCGGAAGTACACAGCAAATTCTTTTCCCTTCATCTTACTTATGTGAGTGCGCTGATCGTTTTATAGCATGTAAGGCTGATCGGTATCTACAATATCATAAGTATAAGGTAGGTATTAAGCCTGATATGGATACGGTTCTTAAAATAGATCGTATGAGAAGAATCGTATGTGAAGGGGAATGCGGGTTGTGCCCGGACGAGATTCAGAAATTTAAAGAAGAACTTAATAAGATCTTGTCATGAAAAAGATGTATTACAACAAAGAATACAGAAAAGCTTTCAAGAAATCGGATTGTCTGGAAGATCTTGGTTCTGAAGAAACGTTTATCGTTCATGAGGCTGAATTTTGTTCGGATATAAGCCAGGATGATGCAGATAGGAAAGCGGAAGAGTTTGCGGAGAAAGAAGGTCCGTTGTATGCTAATAAAGTAGGTGGATGTTGCGAGGTATATTATAACACAAGACAGGAAGGGGATTTCTTTAAAAATGATTGTCCTGATGGTCAAAAACAAGAACAGCTCACACATCACGTGGTAGAGGCCGGGCGTGTATGGTCTAAGTTCAGTACCGAAATAGCCAACTACGAAGCTGCGAAGATTCTTGAGCAAGAAGGGCAGGCTGCCGCTAACGAATCTGGAGTATGTAAAACCGTTTATTACAACGAAGATCAACATGGTTGGTTTAGTAAACGTTGTAAGGAAGGATGGAAGGCTCCTGAGAAATACAGGAGGATATACGCCGGTACCGTAACGTCTTTCATTAGCGTTGATGATGCCAATGAAAAGGCTAAGAAGATACTGGAAGAAGAGGGCATGAAATGGGTTAATGAAAATACCAAATGCGAGCCTGTTGTTGATGAATGCAAATTTGATTTTTGAAAATGAGCAACGTAAAATTTAATCCGACAGAAGGTGAGAATGATAAACTGGTGTCGGTGTTTTCTGAAATAAATGAAGGTCTTGATACGACTTTGAATTACACTATTTCCGATGAGGGGAATAAGGCTAAGAAGAGCATCGTCGTTAATCAAGTTGGTAAAAGGGAAAAGTTTTTATCGAAGAAAGGGGAGGAATCTGAGCCTTTTGTTTTGTCTGATGGTAATACTTTCAACGTTCTTAAAGAAGGTGCTTCAGGATCGGCATCCGCTTGGGCTGAGGACCAGCTTCCTCCAGAAGCCACGGAATCAGTTGGCGACAAAAGCCTTCTCCCTTCTTGGGATTTTTACCTTATAGACATGACTCAAAATACCGGAGACAAAGTGCGTCCGGTAGGAAAGCTTCGTAAGAATAATCTCCTTAGATTTGAAAACGGAGATTTTGCTCCTACGGTGGGCATAACCGAGGAAATGAGAGCCGAATGCGATGTGGAACTGTATTTGGATAGCGGTCATAAAAATAAGTATTGTGATGCCGGAGCATTTGACGCTAAGGCTTTTTACGAAGAGTATGGTATTGGTCAAAAACTTTATAATGTATCAGGGTCAGAGGTAAGGATTTTAAGACCTTGGGAGACTACTTCAAAGAATTATAGCATATTCTTAGGATGTAGCAAGAGCCTGTATGTAGCTGATAAAGTAGTTGGAAAAAGTGGAAAAATATGGTCTGGGGTGTACGACGCAGACACGGTCCCTATGCTGGACGGACTTGACCTGCGCCAGACGTGCCCCGTGCTGCCTCCCACAGCCTTATCTCCTGGACCGGTATGTACAGTAGACTCCAAGGCAAGATCTTTCTTTTTCTTGTATGAAGGAGAAACAAATTGTAAATCCGGAGCCGGAGCCGGAGTTGGTAACGCCTGCACAATGTTTCTAAATGGAAGAACTTATCCGAGATGCAATGATGTAAATCAAATCAATATAGCTAAGTATTCGAGGGCTAATAACGTAGATCCTGAATCTTCTTATCCTTTTTCTGAAGGTGGTTTTTTGACCTTGAATGCCTATATCATATACCTTGAAATGCTGTACGGTACTAAATACTTGGTTAATCCAGATACTTTTGGGGGTGGGATATCGAGCAACAATGGAATAGGTAATGATGTTAATTATAGGAAATATGGAGGGGTAAAATATCGTAAAAAAGGAGAAGAGATCTGGTTGTATGGCGCATGGGCTACAAATTCTCCTATTATCCATTATGAACCTACTAAAAAAACTCATTTCTCTTACCTCATAAATTCAGAGTATCCTAAAGAACAGTGCATGGAAAGTCAGATGGCGGCTTCTTTTGCATTTGAAACAGGCGTAGAAGAAGGATCAGAGTTTGATTTTTATGGAGGAAAATACTGGTATAAGAACGTCCAGGGAGCCAAGAGTATGGCTGAAGGTCATATGAATGTTATTGTGTTTAAGGAAATGACTGGTACCATATCGGCCTTAAACGAAAATGACGAACCAGCAGAATTTGATTTGGAAGTTATTTTAAGGATGTCTTTGTACGATGGTATGAATTTGTCTGGAGACGTCTTTAGGTATTGCGGAGGAGGATACGAACAGGTAGGAACTTGTTTAAATGATCCTAATGTCACTCGAATAGGTAATACTATTGATATTTATATAGAGCCAGATCAAAAGAAATGGACATATGAGAAAAGGTCTACTATAAATAATGGTGAGGTTTTTAATTTTGAATCTAAATATAAAAAGATAGCAACTACCCAAAATTTAGGAGATAGTTTTGCTTTACACCGTATTCCTTATACCGGATGGAAGGATAAAAAAGGGGGAAGTATCGGAACAGGAGAATGTTTTTATACATGGGACAATTGCTACTGGGCTTCATCTGTCGGTATAAAGTCCAGATTGGCTGCTCGTTTCGGCGGTTTTGCGCACTATGGCTCTTGCTCGCCTCGTTCTCTGCGTGCGCATTACGCCGCTTCTAATTCGTCTCGCTCCTATTGCGGCCTTGCCCAGTTGTTATTAGACGTCAGTCAACCGCAGGTTTGATGGGTGCAACCCATTGATGGCGCAGCCATCATAAGCGCAGCGCTAAGGCGCAGCCTTATATACTATATCACGGCGCAGCCGTATCTTGTTAATATAATATTTTATAGCTACAAAACAAAAATTTAAAATATTTAATACAAATTGTTTTGTAGCTATAAAATATTATACATATATTTGCAATGTCATTAGACAACAGAGGTAGTTAACATTATAAACAATAAAAATCTATTCAATGAAATCCGTTAGTCTGCTAACAAGTCTTACATTGGGATCTGACCTCTGAAATAGCAAATAACGGTTGAGAAATAGGTTAAAAAGAATTGGCTGCTCGTTTCGGCGGTAATGCGAACAATGGCAATTGCTCGCCTCGTAATCTGAATGCGAATAACGCCGCTTCTAATACGAATCGCAACAATTGCGGCCTTGCCCTGTGTGGGCTAAAAAATTGGGTATATTCTTTTTAATCTTTCCCAGGAGTGGAGAATCAATAAAAGACAAGCGTATGAGGTTATATGATAAAAATATGATAGAGATGCGCGACGGTCGTAAGCCCGTCATTAGCCCACAACTGAAATCAGTTTCAAACTATATAGATGTAAGTTTGGATGATATTAGAGAAGCATGCGAAGCAGCATTTAAAAACCATTCTAAAAAGAATGATGTTGTTAATTTTAATTCTGATTTTGATGGTAATTCGTTAAAATTGTATGAATGGTATTTAGATGGTACTTATGTTAGCAAAATCAAATATCGCAAACTTGTAAAAGAAAACAAGAATGGTAAGGTTCGTGAAATAAACAGCCCGGATCTTACCACCAGAATCTATCAGCATCTTGTTTTAGTAAAGTTAGGTCCTTTGTATTATGAGAAGGATAATATGAATGGTCTTAATTGTAAGCCTGGATTTGGCATAACAGCATCGTCTAAATCAAGGTCTCTTATTAAAAAGATGAAGCACGTTTATTATGATAGACTTGATTTGAAGTATTGTTTGGTTATAGATCAACGTAAATGTTATAACCATGTAAAAGACAAAGTGTTTAGAAAAGTACTTAAGAACTTTATTTCAAACAAAAAGTTTATAGATTTTGTAATAGACGTAAGTTTCGTATCTGGAGAGCTACCTATAGGAACCCCTACAAGCCCTTTCATTCATCATCTCCTTATGAAAGATTTTGATGATCTTGCAAAGAGAATAGCTCCTTTTTCATTGAGATATGCCGACGATAATTTCCTTGCTTTCTATACTAAGGAGGATGCTAATACTGCCAAATGGAGGATTAAGAATTATTGGTGGTATGAGCTTAAGATAAGATCTAAAAGGCATACTTGTATTATAACAGACATGGATAGACCTCTTGATTTTTGCGGGTATGTTTTCCACCGTAATAACAAAGGCGTATCTGAACACAATAAAGGTTATGTGACAATAAGGAAGAGGGTAGCCAAAGACGCGAAGAAGTGTATTACAAATGAAAGCTGGTCTTCTTACTTCGGTCTTTTAAAACACTGTGACAGTTATTCATTAATGTCAAAAATAGAAAATATCATGAAATTACGAGATTTAACAAGCACGATTCGTATTGATAAGAAAATGGATGCGGACAGCATCGATGTCAAGAACCTTGAAGGTATTGTATTTGATATCGTGAACTACGAAATACGAAGCAATAACAAGAATGAACCAAACTGGATAAAGTGCTTGATAGGTATTCCTGAAACCAATAAAGAAGGGATTCCTACTGGCAGGAAACTCGCAAGGGAATTTCATGGTAATTATCAAGGTATAGTAAATTTTATTTCAAAATGTGAACTTACTTATGGCAAAGATGCTATTCTCCCTATTACCGATGTAGAGATAGAAAACAGATGCGGATACGTTTTTAAAGGCAGCACTAACCGCTTGGAATACATTGATTGACTTCTTATTGTGATGGTGTGAATGAAAATTATTATCTTGCACCAAAAAAAAAGAAAGTCATGAATTGTAACACTTGTAAAGATGACAGACCTGATATTCTGAGATCTAATATCTGTATCGGGTCTGATCCGTGTAATGACTGTACGGACAATTGCGAAATTCTTCCAAAAGAATGCGATTGCCCGTATGGTCATTTAAGCGATCATTGCATTCATTATACAGGATGCAAGACATTCATATCCAAATTAACTCCAGGTATGCCTTATAATGAGGTTATGCATAATATAGAACTGGTTTTCGAAAACATAGATAAGTTTTTGGATAGGATGGTTGAAGAAAATACGCTTCTAAAACAAAGGGTTGAACAACTTGAAAAACAACTTCAAAATGGAAAAGAGTGCACAAATTGGTAAGGACTTAAGTGGTAAACACGTATATGTTCCACATGTGGACGAGACGCCGGTGCCATGCCCGGACGGATACACCTGCACGAACTGCGTGTACTGCGCTGACGACATCAACGCTGGCTACTTTAGTCTGGCTCAAAAATCTGATCTTACGGCTTTAATCAATGCAATGATATGCCGTATGGAATATCAGGATAGGGAAATAGAATTTTTAAAACAAAAAATAAATATTTTAAGTAACAATGGCAATAACAGGTAACGGTTGTTTTGGCAGTCATGGTGGGTGCGAACGCCCACATCATTGCAATATTCCTTCTTCTAACATATTCTATGATGGAGAAACTATAGAAGAAGCTGGTTTGTATCATGGTATGCCTTTAGACAGAGCTTTGGCTAATTTAGCTAAATACGTTTCAAGGGCTATTAACGTAAGTGGATCTGTCAATACAGAAGTGTTTGACGGTACTTCTCATGTGGTTCTCAAAAAAGATCCGGCAGAAATTCTGCTTGTATCTTATTGCGGGGGTGTCGTGCCTTCTGATATGTATAAAGTCCAGGGTCGTACTGTTAGGTTCTGCCGGGATATGTGTCAACAGGATGAATTTGCTGAAGTGAGGGTCGTGTACCGAGAAGAGGCAAATAGTTCTTATGGGTTCCATTGTTAATTTAGGAGGATGAGAAATGGCAGAAAAATGCAAAGGATTTATATGTGGGGGTAATCTCGTTGATGGCTCTGTGCCTTCTGATAAGTTAGATAAAGAAACCATTATCGAGCTTATTAAAGAGATTCTGAAAGAGGAAATGCACGAATCTTGGCTTAAGGAAATAATAGAAACCATACTTAAGGAATCCATTGATTCGGATTGGCTTCGTGAGTTCTTTAAAGAGGTTCTTAAAAAATATGCTAAAGAGGAATGGTTTAAGGACATTATCTGCGGCTTAGGATGTGTAGGTGTACAAGAGATATTCGACGTTATTCCTACTGACATAACATTTGAAGCTACAGGAGGTACGGCTACGGTTCAGGTGGTTGTCGATGATGGAGTTGAATGGGAGTTGACACTTTAAATTAGGGAGGATAATTATGTCGAGAGAGAAAATATATAAGATGGATGATGGTTCTTGGCTTACCTCGGACAAGAAGGAAGGTGTCGGTCGTGATAAAATGAATTTCGATGCTCCATCTTGGAAAGGAAGGGAAGATAGGATCACTATCCGAATTGTGAAAAAATCCGATACTGAAAGTATGAAAGCTATTACTTTCAGGCAAAAAGGCATTAAAATCACAGAAGTTTCGGTTAGCAGGCTGGAGTTCCCTATATCTGGTGGAGATAAGCAGATCCTTATTACTACCAACGCCGCTTCGATCAATGCCCTTATTACGGGTGAGAAAGATATAAAGGGTGTCATAAAAGCATTTACCACCGCTTCCGGTCTTAATATTGACGTCAATGATATTAGGCTTGATTATGGTTTCCCTGGTGATCCGGGTCTTGAAGACACGTTCCAGGTTTCGATGATTGTTTCCATGCCTGGCAATGAGGATGGGAATGAAGTTAATGAGAACATAACTATAAATGGTGTACTGATTCCTATTTATCAGCCTGGAAAGGTCGTTCCTTACATTAAATTGGATAAGGAATTTGAACAAATTGAGGGTGATGAAACAAGCACGCAGTTAAGTATAGAAAGTAATATAAAAGATTATGTTATTGAAATAGTTGAATGCGAGTCTGTGGATAAGGAGGAAATTCACCTGGACAAGGATGTTGTTAATCTTGATTCCGATGGATCACCGGAGGTAATCAACGTAAATACAAATCCCGAAAATTTAAGATGGAGGATCAGCGAATGAAAGTAGGTAATTGTTGGGCGAACATAGATAAGAAAGAAGGCAGTCTTAACAGTAAGGTTAATATTTACTTTGATGAAAATGATACTGGTGCCAACAGAAGTGTCAAGATAAGGGTGTCTTCCAGGGACGGTAGCGTATCTGAAGAATGTACGTTAGTTCATAAAAAAAAAGAACAGGTAGTTTATAGAAATAAAAGACAGTCAGCTCTTTTCACAAAAGAAGGATGTAATTCTGAGACAGAGAAAGGGGAAGAGCTTGAGTACGTTGTTGAGGCCGGAAAATACACATCTATCATATCTCAGTCTGATGCTGATGACAAGGCTATGAAAGACATTGAACAAAATGGTCAGAACTGGGTTAATGAGCATGGTCGTTGTATAACCATATTATGGTACAATGTCAAGAAATCAAAGTCGTTTAGAAAGAACGATTGCGATCCTGATACCGAAGAAGGAAGTTTGGTTACGATGACAATCGAAGCCGGGCAATTTTCTTCTACCATAAGCCAAGAAGATGCTGACCGTAAGGCTGAAGCTGAGTTGAACGCCAAAGGTCAAGACTATGCTAATTCTCATGGTACTTGCAATACCATAAAATGGTACAACGACAGGAAATCCAAAATGTTCCAAAAGACAGATTGTGAGGTAACTGAAGTTGGATCTATGGTAGAGTATGTTGTAGAAGCCGGCCGCTTCTCTTCTTCTGTTTCTAAGGAGGATGCTAATCAGAAGGCTTTGGATGCCTTGGAAGCTGAAGGTCCAGGTTATGCTAATGAGCATGGTACATGTGAAACAAATTTATGGTATAACGTAGAGAAGTCAAAAGTATTTTATAAAAATGACTGTGAAGATGGATTTATCGGAGCGCCTTACACTTACACAGTAGAAGCCGGTAAATACACATCAGACGTAAGTCAAGAAGATGCTGATAAGAAAGCTCTTGATGATATAGAGAAAAACGGTCAGGATCAGGCAAACCTGAATGGAGAATGCGTTACTGATCCAAACTATTTCGTTGGAAAGGCTTCGGCTCGTGTTCAGAAAAATGATTGCGATGCCGAATCTCAGACCGGAAGCTTCGTTGATTTGACTGAAAAGGATCTTGCCGGATATCCAGATGCTTTTGTGTCAAGAGAAAGCCAGGAAGCAGCTAACGCGTTGGCTGAAGCAGCTATGGAAGAACAGAAACAAGATCTTGCAAATAAGAAAGGTACTTGCATAGATAAAAACCAATTTGTTGGTGTATATAGCAAGGTATTCACAAAAGACAATTGTGAAGGAGAAGGCGTAGGTTCGCAGGTAACGGTAGACCAAGACGATGTAACTGGTGGTCCTTTTACTTCATACGAAAGCCAGGAGGCGGCTAACGCGCTCGCTCAGGCTGCCGTCGAGCAGCAGGGCCAGGCCATAGCCAACCGGGACGGCCATTGTACGTGGACTGGTAAATACAGTGAGGAATTTACCAAAAACGATTGCAATGAAGGCCAGGTGGGGTCTAAGATTACCGTAACCGAACAAGATGTTGTTGGTGCTCCTTTCACATCTACCGTAAGTCAAGCTGATGCTAATAACAAGGCTCAGGCTGCTGTTAAAGAGCAAGGTCAGGCTATTGCCAACAATAAAGGTAATTGTGAAGATATGACTGTATATACCGGTCATTACAGCAAGAGATTCGTTCCCGAATGCGAGGCTTGTCATAAAGGTGTAGAGATGGAGGTTACGGCTGAGATGGTAAATGGAAGCCCTGTTACATCAACAGAAAGCCAGGATGCAGCAGACGCAGAAGCTCGTAGGATTGTAGAAGAAGGCGGTCAGGCTTATGTTAATAAGAACGGAACTTGTACACCATTAAGCACCGATCCTGTATGGGAGGACGTAGAACCGGAAGAACTTAGATGTAATGAAGGTAAGTCTCAGAAAAAGCAACGTGATACCAACGAATGTTCTGAAACTCACAATCAAGAACGTTGGGTAGATGGCGGGAATAAGGTTTGTAGCTGGACCGGTCATTATACAGAAACGTTCCAGAAAAACGATTGTGAGATACCGGATTCAGGAACGGAAGTAGAAGTAAGTGAAGCTGATGTTGAAGGCAATCCTTTTATTTCTTTCGTAAGTCAAGAAGATGCTGATAATAAGGCCAAGGAAGCTGTTAAGGCTCAAGGACAGAATATTGCCAACCAAAAAGGCAAATGTAGGTTCGTAGGCGTATATAGCAAGGAATTTACGAAAGACAATTGCGGATCATGTCAGCATGGCGTTCCGATGAGCGTAACACAAGACATGGTAGGTGGACCGTTCTATTCCAATGAAAGTCAGGAAGAGGCAAATAGGTTGGCTCAGGAAGCCGTAGAAGCCCAGGGTCAGGCTTACGCTAACAAGAACGGAACATGTGAAACGGACAACACCGATCCTGTATGGGAAGATTCGGAACCGCTCGAAACCAAATGTGAAGGTGGTAAATCTTATAAAAAACAGGTTAATACCAACGAATGTTATGGTGGAGAAAACGAACGATGGGTAGAAGGCGGAGATAAAGTATGTACCTGGACCGGAACATATAGCAAGGAATTTACAAAACAGTGTGCTGACGGCGGTGTCGGATCTAAGGTTACCATAGATCAGGATGATGTAACCGGCGGTCCTTTTACGTCTACCGTAAGTCAGGAAGACGCAAATAGCAAGGCTCAGGCTGCCGTCGAACAGCAGGGTCAGGCTCTTGCTGACGCGCAGGGAACTTGTACTTGGACCGGTAAGGCAAGTAAGGTCTTCACCAGAAACAATTGCGGAAGCTGTCAGCATGGTTCGTCTGTTACCGTAACCCAGGACCAAGTAGGTGGTCCATTTACGTCCAATATCAGTCAAGCTGATGCTAATAAGAAGGCTCAAGATGCTGTAAATTCCCAAGGTCAGGCAGTAGCTAACAAAAACGGTGATTGCGTAGCTGATAGCACAACACCTTCTTGGTCTGATACCGGAAGCACCCGTTGCGACGGTTGTACGTCTCAGAAGCAACAACGTGACACCAATCCATGTTCTTCTTCTTACAACAACACAAGATGGGTTAATGGAGGTGGAGAATCTTGTACAGACTGGTCTTATTACGGAACAGGAGATTGCGTAGGTCATACTCAGTATGATGCTTATCGTGATAGTTGCTCTGGTAGCATAGATCGTCAATATTCTGTAAGTTGTAGGAATTGCTGTAATTGCGGATCTTACGGTTCTTGGCAAGAAAATGGATGTAAGAATGATCAAGTTAAATACGTTCGTTATGATGATTGTGGTAATGCCGACTACAAATACGAATATGAAGTTGGAAAATGCGGATATGCGCCATATGTCTTTGAGTTTGTAGATGGAACAACTGGTAAAGTATGGTCTGGATCAGGTGAAGCACAAACTATACAATATACTATTACAAGTACCAAAAGTGGATCGTATATTGGATATAGTGTGCAATCTAAGCCTGATTGGTGTTCTGTAGATTATAGAGACCAGACATCTACGAGTATGCTTGCTAAAATTACTATGACAGCTAACTCTTCCTCTTCTTCTCGTTCCGGTACTATTACTTTCGTCCAAAATGAATCAGGGAAAACTGTTAACGTTAACATTACACAGGCTGTTGCTGCCACTTATGAGTTTAGTGCCAACCAAAGCACTTGGAATGCCGATGCAAATGGAGGTACAAATAATTCATATTTATGTATCCAATTAAAGAGTAAGAAGAATGGAAGCAAGATAGGATACACTGTATCTTCTAAACCGAGTTGGGTTACAGAAGTTACAGAAAAACCATCAGGGGCATCCTGTCCTGTTTTGTCAGGTTATGATTATTCATTTATGATAATCTCGTCTGCAAACAGCTCTTCTTCTCCCAGAAGTGGTACTGTAACATTGAAGCAAAATGAATCTGGGAAGACTGTCAACATAACAGTCAACCAAGAGGGCAAGGCTGAGGTTAAGCCTGTACCGGCACATATTGTATTAAAAAACGGCTCTTGGGCTACATACAGAAAGGATAATGTTTCTTATAATCCTGGTGCCGGAAAGTGTATTGCCGGATTCGAATGGACTGGTGATGAAAATGGAAATATCCGAATCTACACCTGTGATATTAAGGTGGTGGATGCTGATTATCGTGAGATATCTGGAGCTACTATAAGTATTAGAACTACAACCCAGAGAAGACAATCCGGAAGCTCTTGTTCGTATTTCGGGGCCGTTAATGGAGGAATATTAGCCGGATATGTTCATTCTGGAGATGAGAATGAACATACTACATGGTATATACGAACTATAAACGTGTCTTACGAAGGCAAAGTGTATAATACCTCTACTGTTAGGCAGTACGAAAAACAAAATATCTCTAAGAAAGGTGGTGTTTTCAATGTATATAATGAATCTCCTGCTTCTTATAACTTTATAGTAGATGGAGCTGAGTGTGGAGATGAAAATGGTACTTTAAAATATGCTTATTCTCAAATAAATCTTAATCCAGCATAATCAACAAGGGAGAAGATTTAGTCCTCTTCCTTGAATGTTTTTTTGGGTTATAATATTTTGTTTTAAATATTGTCTATTAGGATAAAAATGATTAATATTGCACATCATTCAATTTTAAATTTTTAGTATCATGGCTTGTAAAAAGAAAGCTCGTCAGGGTGGTGAAGTCGATAAGAAAGACAAACCTAAAATGCGCCAAGGCGGTAGTGTTGGAGGCAAGATGAAAAGAAAGAAGACGAGCACTAAAAAGTGATTGAAAACCAGGGGAAGGTGCTGATCGCCTTCCCCATTTTAGTAACATAACAACAATTTATCATGAGCAACAATTTTATTAGTAAAGGGCAAAGGAATGTCTGTGTGACGTTTGTGAAGTATTATCCTGTGTTGATGCAGGTTATTATGTTAGCCAGCATTTTTGATGAGTTTTATCCTTTTAGTATCACTAATTGGCTGTATCCGATATTAGGTCATTCTCTATCATGGGACCTATTTCTCTTGGCTTTTCAAGAATGTTCAGGTTTTGTATATGGCATAGGTTATTGATCTATAGCATGATTTTTAATATCTGTGTAGAATGGGTTACGGTTAATATTGAGATGCCTATTGAACACAATATCGTAGTGTGGTCAGTTATGGCTGTTACTCTTCTGATAATCATTGCCTCTATTGTTTTAAGGTTTAAAACAGGATGTTTTGAAAATGAAAGAAATTCTGACAGAGACGCTGCGTAAAAGCGGTGCGGCGGTATGCGATAAGATAAAGGAGATGTTTTTAAGCGGGGAATGCGATCATCTTACAGCCAACGATCTTGAGACATGGACGCAGCTTGCTAATCCGGCTAAGTACTATACCGGAGAAGAGGCTGTTTCTTATCTTAATGTAACTTCTAAAAGATTTTATGAATATCGTAAGGCTAAGTTAGTTCCTGATCCTGTTAAGATAAAGGGATTCCCTAAACCTTTATATACGAAAGTTATGTTGGATGATGCTATAAAAACCATATCCGGCATGAGTGAAAGAGAGATTTATATGAGGATCTTGAATGCCAAATCAAGAGAATCCAGAGCAAAAGAAAGGAGGGGAGTATGATTACAAATGGTGAATTTGTATCAAGAGTCATAAATGGCATTCATGCCCTTGATAAAGACTCCCATGTTAGCCGGAGATGGATATTGAATATCGGTAGAACCAAAGCCGAATCTTATACAGCCCAGAGATGGGATGATGGGACGTTGCTTGGCGACCACCGGCTCCTGACTTACGTTACTTGTCTGGAGATGATTGAAGTTGATAAAATAGTTTGCTGCGATGCCGAATTTGCGTTGTGTAATACACTTATGCGTTCAAAGTATAAACTTCCAGGACTTCTTTATTCTGCTCTTAGACCGGCTATTACTAAGGTGACTAACGTAGATAACACTATATTTTTTAAGTTCGCTGAAATAAAGTCGTATCGTAATGAACAAAAAAGACCGTATGCTAAATACGTTAAAGAACGGCGTCCTTTTTATTATGTAGAAAACGACTATATTTATATACCGGATTTCCATATAGAGCTTATTAACGTAGAGTTCTTTACAACAAGAAGAAAGAAGGCGCTGGAGTTAATGGCCTGCGATCCTACACCTAAAGGGTGTGAGTCTGAATGGGAATACGAATTTATCTGCCCTATTAAGTTAATTGAGTACGTAGTGGCAGAGACGATAAAGGAAGTAGCATTCAGGCTACAGATTCCTGTTGATGAAAATCCGAATCTTGATTCCAATCAAAAAAGTCAAATTGTTCAATAACGAAACATTTTTATCCTTATTTGGGTCTTAGTTGTGAAACCAAGACCCATTTTTTTATAATTTAGTGACATGAAAAGAACATCAATACAATCACCGTATTTTGCAGCCTACTATCATCGTCTCATGAAGAGAAAGAATGGTTTTAAGAAAGGCATGATAAGAGACAGAGGAGAGGTTTTAAGACTGTTGTCTATTATATGGAAAACCGTATCAGAACATTATGTGGAAGCTGATGCCGGTGTTTACGTAGACAACGTAGGATACTTATGCCATGTACTTATACCGGGGCAGCGCTTTGCCGTCAGGCGGGACCTGGACATCGTGAGCAGGCTCGGCACCAACGGCTACCTCTACAACCACCTGGCTATGGATTTCGCAGACTCCAAAAGATATTACCATTTTGTAATACAATATAGCTTAAAAAAGAAGTTAAGGGTTAAAATGAATAAAGGACGAAGATACCGATTTATGTACAATGAAATACTTGCCAAAAGAAGGGTGTTTAAAGACTTCCAGATTAAGAGAGTTTTCGAAGATAAAGAATTGGGACATAGAAGGTCGTAGAAAAAAAATAGCGATTACCATTTGTAGATATAGGATAATCACTATTTTTGCATATCCGTCTACTTTCGCAAGCTGACGGATATAATGCTAACAAAATATCTTTATACAAATAAAGCTCTATGGAGGCAAAGGTAAACAATTTTCAAAACAATGCGAAGGATAGTAACATTATTTTGACGTCAGAATCCAACGAAATGGATTTATCTGTAAAATTATCTAAAATTTTTAGCTATAATGGCCATAATGTTTCTTTTATAAAAACTTCTTATGGTATATTATTAAATGCCACACAGATGGCAAAAGCATTCAATAAGAAACCTGCCGAGTATCTAAGGTTGCCGTCTGTAAATCAATTAATTAAGTCAATGGTGGGATTTTCCCACATTTCTGAGAATCAGATAGTTACAACTATGCTTGGAAGTCCTGAAAATGGAGGAGGTACATGGATGTTTGAAGATCTCGCCATAGATTTTGCGAGATGGTTGGATACTGATTTTAGATTATGGTGTAACTCGAAGATAAAAGAATTTTTAACATCAAACTTGGTTTCTATTCCAAATTTTACTGATCCGGCAGAAGCAGCCGAAGAATGGGCTAAGCAGTATCGTAGAGCTCAGCAAGCGGAAGCTATTGCTTTGGCTGAACATAAAAGGGCGGAGCAAGAAAGAATGGAAAAAGAAATAGCTGTAAATACGTTAGAAGAAAAGAAAGGGGATATAGAGTTTTCTGAGTCATTTAAGAAGGTGGATCATGAAAACATGTGGCTAATCAGAGATGTGGCGAAGAAGCTTGAGCAGAATGGAATCATCATCGCAGAAAAGAATCTTCGTTTGTTTCTTGAGGAAGTCAAGTTTATGTTTAGAAATGGGCAGGGCAGATGGGAGTTATACAGTGATATTGTCAAAAATAAGTTTGGTGTGTATAGATCATATTTTGTAGATAAGTATTCTGGGGAAAGAGTTAATCAGCAAACCATCTACATGACTGGTGCCGGATATGAAGTCACACTTAAGGGGATAAAGGAAAAGTGTAGGAGCCTTTTCTTGAAGTACGGCAAGTTTGAAGATCCTAACTTTTGAAAACACAAAATAGGGCGTTATACATATTATTCATATCTTTGTGGAGGTCAGGTTCGTTTCCTGTCCTCCATTTTTTTTAAGAGATGACAGTCGAAAATTATATCATAGAGTTAAAATCGTCTTTAAGATCATTTGACAAGCGTGATCTGATAGATGAGGTATCCATCTACAAATGGGTAGAAATTGCCCTGAAGAAGTTTGGAGGCGATATTACTATGCGCAAAGAAGCGGTAGTGGATGTCAAGCGAGGGCAGGCTCGTATGCCTGGTGATTACTTTGATCTTATTCTGGCTTTTAAATGCGATTTTAAAGGATATGAGGTTCCGGAAGGTGACAAGGTGATATCAGAACTTCAAAATACAATAGCTTGGAAAGAACGTACCGAAAGAAGTTATAGGTGGTGTTCTTGCGATGAATGTTGTAAAGACGAATGCGAGAAAGTGATAGTTGAAAAATTTTATATCAATGTTCATGATCGCGATCATGAAGTTCGTTGCTATTATGACCGGCCGGTAATGTTAGGTCTTGCTAAGCCTATGCTTCGTGATTCTTGTTTGAGTAAATGCCGGAATAAAGTAATAAAGGATAGTCCGTATGAGATAAATATTGTAAACGGATTCCTGTATGCTAATTTCGATGGACCTATTTACATTCAGTATCGGTCTCTTCCCTTTGACGGAGAATCTAATATAATTATACCAGATACGCCTCAAGGTCTGGTTTTGGATTATGTGGATAATTTTGTAAAGATGAGATTCTTTGAGGAACTGATGTATAATGGAGAAGCACAAGGTGCTGCCGATTTATTTAAGTTGTATGCACAGCAAGATTTGGTTAAGCTGAAAAATGCTAAGACCGAACTTAAGATGATGGGTATGACATTGAAAGGCATGTACGAACCTCTTAGACGGCGCCGTGCTGAGTTTGAGATATATACTAAGGCGTATCCAGTTATTGACGATATACTTAAAATGGTATGATTGAGGTAGTTTTATTTATATACTTGTCTGGCGTTATTGCATCTATGATTGTTTGGTCAATCAGGCAATTTAAAGGAGATGCAAGTTTGGTAGAGACAATGTACTGCCCAATAGTATTTTTGTCGAGTTGGATATACGTATTCGAAATATTAAAAAAATAAACAAAATGTTAGAAGTTAGTGCAAGCGAAATAGTAACTGCCGACAAAATGAGAGGCGTAGGACCGGCAAACATCATTTTCACAGCCGGCCCTAATCCGGTAGCTGAAGATCGTAGAGGCGTAGCTAAGGTAACGGCTGGTGGAGAGAGTAAGAGTGTTACAATCACACAAGCTGCCGGCGAGCAGGTCGTTGTAATTCCTGAGTTCGATTATCTTGTTCTTAGATACGGATGGGAATCAGAAGACGGTTCTGATTTTGATACTGCAACTGGGTTCACCAATACAGGCATCTCGGATGTAGATAATAAATACGTTGGATGGAGTAAGCAGTGGGCTACTACCCAACAACAGGTAGGTGATTACCTTATTTATGGTGGTGATAACATGCAGTCAGGACTCGAAGGGGCACTTATTAAGATGAAGACCTTGCTATCAGCGCCGGGCATGGACGAGTCGGAGCCTAATATCAATGCTGATATCTATGGTAATTGGTATGGAAATAGAGGGCGAGGAAATGTCGTTGTGTCTTTTACAGCCTACCTCGGAGGAGAGATGGTTAAACAAGGATTTAACTTCATTAACGAAGGCGGCGAAGAAGTTTACTCCGACAGTATCACTACCAACGTTTTGGCTCATGGTGAAACCAATTACCAAAATATAAAAGGTTTGTACACTAAGATGGGTACGATGGTCTACAATAAAGAAAAACGAGATTGTGTAATCGTAATAGGGTAATGGCATGGAAGATCTGTGGAGTAAATACGATAAGATAAAAGAAGTCTTCTATAGGGATTTCGTTTATGATTCCAGCTACACAGAGCAGGCCTCGTGCATCCCACTGTCGTCGGTGAAGAACGGGGTAGGCTGGGTCGGCGACGGAACCATTAACCTGGCCCAGTATCTTCAGTTTGTATATACGGAAATGATTCTTGGTAACAAGACAGAAGATGATGTTCGTAATGCGATACTGGTGCTTACTCGTCTTGCCGATACTACTTATGATCTATTTTTTAATAGCAATAAAGGTATTTATTTCAAATTCGAAAAAGGATTTTTTTTAAGAGACGATATCCATAGCAAAGATGCAAGCAAATTCGGTCTTACCAAGATAAGTTCCGGGTACACTAATGGTATAGAGTTGAAAGACGAAGATCCATGCTTCTCCCCATTCACTTCACAAGATCAGATCTGGAATCTGGCTCCTATATTAGCTTTCTTGTCAGAAAAAGGATTTGAAGAAGCCAGGCAAGCAGGATACGATATTTTTGAGTATGTTATTAGAAACAGACACAAGATATACAATCCTTATTACAGTGCCTTGCTTCATCATTGGACATTCCTTCCTGATATGGATACCGATAAGGTCAAGCCGTGGGATAGGGTTAGCAACCGTAACAAGAATCTTAAATACAAAGTTAAGGTTAAGAGAGGTGCTAACAACTGGTACTTCTCTGGAGGGTTCAGATGGGCTTTTAAGAAGTTCGGAGGCGAGTGCAGTACATTCTGGCATTGCCTATGGTATAAGCCATTTATATTCTTAGCAGATAGAGTATATCATCCATACGTATGTAAATGGTTTGGTATTAAGGTTAAAAACAATTCTTACTATTGTCTTGGATCTACAAATGAAAAATCATGGTACGGTCCTAAGTTTAGAAAGAGGCTGGTTAATAAGTTTAACAAGTCTTTGGAAGGGGGAGAGCTATTTATGCCTCATCTGGTTTTTCTTCATGGATGTGAAGACGTTGATAGAAGCAGCTTAGAGTCCTACCTTAAGGAATGGGAATGGGATGAAGTTAATTCTCCTATTGAGTTTTTGACTTTATGCAATTGGTATAAAATATTTTTTAGCAATGAAAATATATTATAAATCAAAAATAGCTAAGTTATTTACGTTCATTGACGGCTACAAAACAATTATGTTATTTGGAGCCGTATTTACCGAACGTGATAGTATATCATTGAGAACCGAATATCATGAGGAGGCACATTGCAATCAGTATCATACAATGTTTTGTTTTGGTATGTTTATATCATTGCTTACAATAGGATTGTGTCTCTTATTCGGTAATGCAGGATGGTGGATGTTATGGCTGTCCCTTATTCCAATATTTTTATACTATACATGGTATTTAATTGAGTACCTGATTAGGTTGTGCATATATCGCGATCATGATAAGGCATATCATAATATCGTATTCGAAAGAGAGGCTTTCGACTTAGAAAAGTATTGGAATCGGCATGATGTTTTGAGGAAGGAGTCGGAAGGGTTTAGTTTCCTCGGTTATTATCGGAAGGAGTATTTTTATGAGTAGGAGAAGATATTTTGAGGAACAGAGATCTGGTAATGGAGCTATTTATCATTGTGTGGAAACAGAAATCGAGCCTGGAGATAGAATCAGATTATTTAATTTAATGAATAAAATCAAATCCGATACAATTAGCCAGGATAAGATAAATAGTGTACTGAATCAGCTTAGAGAAGGAACAGCCTTTAATATTCATACTCAGAGTCCAGTTTCTTTTTCGTTTTCAAGCACCTCTACCGGTTACGAACCAATGGCAATATGGATTAGATTTGACCATTATCCTGCTCCAAGTGAACAACAGGGTATTATATACAAGTTTCAGATAAATGATCAGAGGTACGTTTTTATGTTTTCTAATAGATACGATGGAATGAGAGATCTTATTAATAATGCAGATGAAGATGTTGATTGTGTTACTTCTGCAACAGAGAGTAGTATATATCACAATGATTCTTTTTATATATTTGTGTAAATTATGAGGAGGAGATTCGAATATAAAGACAGGGAGCTTGAAGACTTTATCATAAGGTTTTATCCGGCTGGCAATTACACATGGATAGTTCCTGAAGGCTGTTTTTCCGTAGACGTCTTTTTAGTTGGTGGAGGTGGTAGTGGCAGCTCTGCCGGCGGTGGAGGTGGTTATACCAAGACCTTCAAATCTGATAACAAAGGCTGGAAAGACGGAGAAGCTATTGCTGTAAAACCTGGTCAATCTATTTCTATAACAGTAGGAAAAGGAGGAGCAAAGGTTTATCAAGCCGAACAAAATTCTCCTGGTAAAGATGGTGGTTATTCTCAATTCATGAGTTCGTCTTATAGAGCAAATGGCGGAAAGGGCGCTAATAAACATAAGGGAGGAGATGGTGGTAGTGCCGGAAGTTCGTCATATACACAAGATGGTGCTTCGGATGGTGGAGACACTAATGGAGAAGAGTATGGAGTAATCAAAGGTCAAGGTCATACTACCAGAGATTTTGGAGAATCCGGCGGTAAAAGAAATGCCGGTGGCGGAAGTGGAGAAACTAACACCGGAGTAGTATTCCAAGGAGGAATATCTGATTACAGTGAAGGATCTGGCACAGGGGGATCAACAAACGGGTCCGGTAAAGGAGGAGGAGGTTATGGCGGCGGAGGAGGCGGCGTCAGATACTCTATGGTTTATGCCGGAGCCGGCGGTGATGGTACTGTGTTAATTAGGGGTAGAAGATATAAATCGTAAGTAGATGTTATGAGACGAAGATTTGAAAATGTTAATATGGCTATGGGTAATTGTTTCTCTCCTGTAATGGAAGGAAGTCAATTTCAATGGAATAATATTGTAGTTAATAGTCCAGTATATATAACTCCAATAAGAAGAAAGAAATTCAAGATAAGTTTTGGAGAATTTGATTTATCCAAAGTTTTGTCTAATGTATCATCTAATCGTGATATTATAATAAGAGATAAGTCTGCATATACGTTTCTATTGTTACTTCTGTCTGCTGATCATTCTAAATGCAGTTTGTTTAATAATCATCTAACAGTTAATACCCAGGATTTACCAAGATATATTTTTTACATTGATTCCGAACATGAGGAACTGTATTCATACAAAGACGGGGGTTTAGAAAGTAACGTGACGATAATGGATCCAGTTGATAATTATTTCTATAATTATATTGATATTCAAATAAGAAATTTCAATGATAATCCTATCCCCGATTTTTATGTAGGTGTGGTCGATAAAGTAGGAGACTGAAAATGTATTTCTTTTCTTCACCTACTTTAGAAATCCATGATTAAATCTCTTTTGCTATCTTTGTGACAAACAGTTATAAAATGGCAGCAGAAGATAACAGAAACATAGCGGTTCCTCAAACAGGCATGAATCGCGATCTGCATCCGTCGAGTCTTACGGATCAGCATTATACGTTTGCCTTGAATGCCAACATCGAATCCGAGGACGGTAATGTTGGGATGAGATCTAACGAGCACAGTAATCTTAAATGCATTGATTTCGATGGATTTAAGGTTATTGGTTACAAGAATGATCTTACTTCGGGCAATATCTATTTTTTTATAACAAATCCTGAAACAGGCGTATCTAAGATAACTTATTTCAAGCCTGAATCCGATACAAGTATCTTATCCGATTCCGATATAGAGTCTATGGTAGAAGGATCGGAGTCGTTGTGTTCTGGCATGAAGACCTTGCTGGAAGACAACGAGCAAGATCCGTGCCTTAAGTTCTCTATCTATCATCCTATAAAAACCATAGAAATAAAGACAGAGAAATGTGGGAAATGTATTTACTGGACTGACGATTATAATCCTCCCAGGTATGTTATTGTAGACAAGGCTCTGACGGCGGATGATGAAGGAGATATTTGGTATCATTATCATGGGTATAAGATATGCGATAAAGAATATGATAGAGACAAATTCATGCAGGAGAATGGTTGTTTTCTGGCATGTGAGAAACTTAGGGTGTTTCCGCTACTGGACCAGCCATGCGTGGAGCCGGTACAGATAGAGTACGGGGGCAGCCTACGTGCCGGCGTGTATCAGTTTGCTGTGGCCTTGTGCGATGAATTTGGCAACGAGAAAACCAACTATACTTCATTGACTAATCCTGTTCATGTATTTGATGAGCAATATATTAGGATAAATGATGGTAAATGGGGAGAAAGAACTAATCTTGGTATAAGACTTAAGGTGTCTAATCTGGATAGGCAAGTCAGCCATTACAAGGTGGCTGTTATTCAGAATACTGTAGGATACAATGGCGAAACACAACCTGTAGTGGATTATTTTATAGAAGGTATTCATCCTATTACAGAGAAGACCATATACTATTATTCTGATCTTAATAATAAGAGGACAACATTTGAACATATTTCTTTAAAAAGAGCCATATATAATACATCAAGAGGAATAGTGTCAGTCGGAAATCGTCTTCTTCAATATGGTCTTACGGCAGAAAAAGAATGGAATTTGCAGCCTGTAGTTTCTCTTATGGGGCATTTTCTAAAATGGCAGGCATCGGTAGCCCACGAAGATCTATATAAGGATGGTAATGCTTGTTCGTTGTATGTGGGATATATGAGGAATGAAGTGTATCCGTTTTCTATCTCGTTTAAGACATCTACTGGTTATAAAACTCCAGCATTCGTTCTTGTTCCCCCACCTTCTGATAAGGCAAGAGAGGAAATGAACAAAGACAGTATCCCATACCAGTCTATAAACGCATATGCTCCGGATTGCTCAGGTGTTGATAGGAAATATGTATGGCAGTATAGCAATACGGCAGGAGATGGGGTATTGATTGACGACGATGCGGTTGTTATAGATGAAGAACAGAAAGAGTGTAACAACCCGGCTACTGTAGGTCAAACTGTTATAGTGGAAAGCAATTTCGCTACTTTTAAAGGGAAATCAAGATTTATTATCGATTATGATGATATTGTAGGAACCCCTATAAATTATTTGTCTGAAAATATAGGTCTTGTAGCTTGTAACAATAAGGAGAATGGAGACAATGAAAGACAGATATGCGATATAGCTACCAAATACAGAGAAGACGGAACACAGGATTATATGGAACCAATTGATCATATTGGGTTGCCAGAAATGGAAGGAGACTGCGAAGTTCCCCATCGTCAAGAATCTATATTGTCTGCTCCAGTTCCACTAATAACAGGCCTTGTAGAAAATTATATCTATAAGGTTCTTAGCGAAATGGAACACGTCTCTACAGATTATCTATATACCACAGGAGGAGAAAATCAGAATAAGTATTCTGTGTTGTTTAATTACGAGACAATGGATTCTTTATCTGAATGGATGGAGGAAGCATTTTTTGGGTATAGCGCTGGCAGCATATCAGGTGATGGCAATCAACACCTTTGTTCTGAGTTTTATCCATACTTACAACCTGGATCTGTTTTAAAAACCGTGTCTGATGCTATATACGTATTAGATACCATGCCTTGTACATGCGGATGTTATATTGAGAGTTATTGCTCTGATCCTACTGTGTCAAGAACTGATTATAACAACTTTCAGAATTATAATTATCTTCTTGGAAGTTATATTCTTCATATAGATGGATGGAGCCAAAAGATAAATGATGTAGGAGATTGGCGAGCCGGTAGATCTACCAGTACAGTCATAAATAATCAGTATAGATCAAAGAACGGACCCAGGTATTGTATTGAGCAATTTTGGCCTGAAGCTTCTGAGAAGTTGCAAGATATGATATATAAAAATTCGGATACCGGTATAGATGAAACTGATTGGAAATTTGAAGGGTATGTAAACAATGCTACATTTAATAATCCTACAGGGGATAAGCTTAATATTGGATTCGCATCTGAATTTGTGGTATGGAAGTTTGTCAGAAATGTAATGACAAATGCAAGATTTATTAGAATCAATAGACCAGAAGAGTGGGACATAGAAGGTTATAAAGACGAGAACAAAGTTCTTTATCTTGAAGCTCTTGGAAAGGTAGATGGCATAATGGATGCTGTGTCTACCAATTACGTTCGTGTTTCTTTTTGGAAGGATGTTGAAACATGGTCCCCTCTTGGAATAGTACCAGTTGAATTTGATAGACCTGAGTATGAATCATCTCATTCCGTTATTGTTAACATAGCAAGACCGGCTTTCGGAGAAATAAATGAAGAGTTTTTTGATTCTATAGGTCAAAATTATTTTTATGTTACAATAGAATCTCCTATTGTAGCAGTTCCTTGGATAATGACGTTTAGAAAAATTCAATTTTGTTCTTATAAAAATTATGATACCCCAGAAGAAGAGGAAGAAGAAGGAAAGAAGCCTTCCCGTGCTATTCTTGGAGTCGCTTTTGCTACAGGTAAAACTATATATCCGTATATTTTTGGTATAAGAGAAAAGGAGGTAAATAAGATTGATTTGTCTGTGGATTCTATAACACTTAGATCAACTGTCTTATTTGCATCAAAATGTCAGACATGTGGAGATAGGCCCATCAATTGCAAGCCTCGTCCTTATAAATACGGTGATTTTGCATATTGGGAATCATCTGAGAAATATCCTGCTAATTTTGAACTTTATGATAGTAGTAGGATGAAAATAGACACAGGCAGATCTTATGGTGATCCAAAAAAATCAGAAGCTTATTCTAATATTATGAATAAGTTAACAGAATATTATGGTGCTCCTTTGTCAGACAAAAATGGATTATCTTATTTCAAGGGTCATTCTTATGGAGGGGTAGATACTTCTACCGTATTTTGCCAGCAACCTATACGTCATTACCGGTTTCCAGATAATAAGCATATACCATTCATGAACAGTGATGAACGTGGATATGACATAGCTTCTGAAATATATCCGGTAGGTATTATGGTAGATGAGAACACCATACAAGTGTTTTTGGATTTTGCAGTGGATTCTGGTTTGATTACGCAACAACAAAGAAATACGATTGTAGGATATGAACTGTATCGTGGAGATAGGAGACTAAATAGGTCGGTTGTGGCTTCAGGATTAGCCTATGATATGCTTAGATACATAGGAGACGATGGTAATGTGAATATCTATCCTAATTACCCATATAATGACCTGTCACAAGATCAATATAATTATACGTCTGGCAAAAGAGACGAGTTTATATCCCATCCTTTCGACAAAGGAGGAAACGTGTGGTATTCATTCTGTTCACCTGATATTTATTTCAACAAGCCAGAACTTCCAAATGAAGTATGTATAGACGGGTTTCAAAGAGGAATGTCTGTGGGCAGTTTCGTACCTGTAGAAGATCATCCAAAATGGACTATCTTAGGTCCTGCCGCATACACGATGGCTGCGTCGCTTGCCGCAGTTGAATCAAGTGCTACAATAGCAGCTATGATAGCAGAAGAGCTTCAGATAAGGGCGCAGTCTGGATACATAGGAGGGTCGGCCGGTCTTACCGGAGGAGGATTCCTGACTAATTTAAGCGTGGCCATGCTGTTTTCTTCAATGGTGTCAACCATCAGTCAGACTCTTGCTAAAGGCCCGATATTGTACGGTAAGTACCGTTATGATTGGCTTAATACGTTTATAAACAATGGACCAAGACGTAATCATGCATGGTATTATACTTCTGTGGGATTATATAATTCAATGATAGGCATAACAGATCAGGATAAGTATGAACGAAATTTTGCCCGTGGTTTATCTTCTGTTAAGTACATTAAGTCTGGCGTATATCCGATGATGGATGCCAGTATGTCTTCTAAATGGGGAACCGGTAGAAATGATAATGAGGGACGTTTCTTATTCGTTAATAATATAGATCGTGAATCTTCGTTATTTTTATCATTTGGTGATCCAGGTGAAAAAGGAGATGGTAAATCGAAATATTTATTGGAATATCCGAACTATGTTTACAATTACGACAGTAGCCGCATAGATGATTCGGTTATTGCTGGAAGTGATGTTGTAGCAGGAAGAACATTCGAGCAATCCAAAACAGTATCGTACATCTGTTCTCCGTATATGAGACTTATGCGATATAGGCCGGATCAATATGGACAGATAGAAGATATAAAATGGATTTCCATAGGTGGATGTGGATTTTTCACTAATGAAAAGAAACTGATATTCGGTGGCGATACGGTGATAACCAGATTTTCATTAAAAAGAAAATTCCCTGTTTTTTATAATAGCGCTTTTGGTATTGGAGACATGATACCATTCCCATACATGGATTACAGAAATGTAGGGTATCCAAGATATTTTGTTAATTATGATACTGGAGAAGACGCTCTTGAGACAATAGATAACGAACGTTTCAATAGCTGGACATCATCTAATAAAGGAAGATACGCTTTTTATCCAAACAGGAAGAGCTTATACGAATTAAATGGTGACACATCCGGCAGGTACGTTAATGGAAGATTTTATACATGGTTCTATGGCATTCCTCAGTTCCTTGTAGAGTCTGAAATAAATTGTAATTTCAGATTAGAGGGCCCTCAGCCTCATGAACTATTCTATCCAAAAGTAGGAGATTTTGTTTGGTGGACACAAGAAAAGAACGTATCTATCCATAGGGATAATGATTACAAGATAAGTCCTATCTATTCGTCGAGGATGACACTAACACCAAATGTATTGCCGGCAACGTACGAACGACGTTTTTATGACTGTGCTTACCAACGTCCTAATGGTGTTATATGGAGTAGGGCTGATGTATCTGAAAACAGCCAAACAGATCCGTGGCTGACGTACAAGCCTATGGACTATCATGAGTTCCCAACCAGCAACGGGAAGCTTATTCACATGAAGCGTATTGAATCCGATCAGATTCTTGTCAGATTCGAGGATCAGGTTTCACTCCATAACGCCATAGACGTAATCAAGGAGCGTACCTCCCCAGGGCAGGCCGAGATGGGCACCGGCGGTCTGTTCGCGTCCCGGCCTCTGGAGTACAACACGACCGACCTCGGTTATTCTGGAACCCAGAGCACTGAAATAATTAGTTCAGAATTTGGTCACTTCTGGGTAGATACTAAAAGAGCACAGGTGTTTATGACCGATCCTAATGGACGTAATCTTAAGGAACTTAGTGTAGGTATCAGACATTGGCTTAAGCGTCATCTTCCGTTTAAGATTCTTAGATACGGAATAACTAATATCTTAACCGGTACAGAGATGACAGAAGAAGATACAGACAATAAATTTATCGGTCTTGGTCTGTCTCTTGGATGGGATAACAGGTATAAGAGGGTACTTATCACGAAAAAAGATTATATACCTGTTAAGAACCCGGCATATTATAAATATGATGGTGGAAGGTTCTTATACAATGAAACAGAGGTGCTGTCAAACGATAAGGAAATATCTTTAAAGGATGAACAATATTTCAAGGACGTGTCGTTCACTATCGGATATTCGTGTCTGAAACAAGAATGGATTTCTTATTATTCGTTCTGTCCTGACTATTATATAGAACAGCAACAATATTTCCAGACAGGAATAAACTTCCCGGCATCGGATGAAGAAGGTGGCTTATGGAGCCATTTGCTGACGAATAAGAGCTTTCAGACATTTTACGGAGCAACATATCCATTTATATTAGAAGTGCCGATAAAAGAGAAATATAACGGTTCTACGCTGGCTTCTGTTGAGTATGAGCTTGATGCAAGGAAATACGTCGATGATGTGAATTACACTCTTGACAGGAAAGTAGGTTTAGATACGATAACTATCTACAACGACACAAACAACTCAGGTGAAATTCATCTTGTTCCAGAAGAAAAGAATAATTTAGCACAACGTATATCATATCCGAAGATCGTAGGTGACCATACTGAGGTCCTGGATACTGAGGTATATAGAAGACATAAGTTAAATGACTTCTTCAACAGGGTTGACGATGACCGATCTGAAACACCTATCTGGATCAAGGACGATAACGATATAAATAAGTCGGTTAATTCTGATGCTCTTAATTTCAGACGGTCATGGCTGGACAGGTTAAGAGGAAGTTGGATGCTGATGAGGATAAAGAAAGTAATTAGCAACCGGAAGATTATATTCCAGTGGTTGATTTCTGAAGATAAGATTAAGAATAGATAAATTACAATATTTAATAAGTTGAAAATAAGTAGTTTTTATTTTGTGATTTAATAATAGTTGAATATGTTTGTAGCGCCTATTGATCCATCTCGGACAGATAGGCGCTTATTTATGACAATTTAACCAATAAAACCACCATGCTTTAGTAGGTGGATGAATTGGGTTGATTAATTTTGAATCAAAATTACAAATAAAAAAATGATTTCATACAAATACAACATCTATCATTCAAAGAAAACGAAGTATCTTGACAAGATGTTTCGTGAATGTTGTTTTGTGTGGAATCATGCTTTAGCTCTACAACGTAGATATTATAGACTGTTTGGGAAATACATACCAGTTGGTAAGATGCAAAAACATTTCTCTAAAAGAATTAATAGAAATCTTCTTCATTCCCAAACAGTACAAGAAATCCTTCAGAGATTAGACTCAGCATACAATCGTTTCTTCAAAAAGTTAGCCAAACGACCTCCTAAGTTTAAGGGAGCTGATTGTTTTAACTCCTTTGTTTTTAAGCAAGGAGGGTTTACCCTAAATGGTAATAGTCTAACAATTAACAAAGGAAAGAAACGATTTAGATTTTCATACAGTAGAGTCTACAAAGGTAATGTTAAACAAATTAGAATAGTTAGAGAAACCTGTTCCCGTTTTAGTTTGATTATAGTTACAGATCATAATCCTTCAAACTCTTATAGAAAGACACATGATGGTGCATCTATAGGATTGGATTTTGGTCTGAAAACTTATCTAACTAAAAGTGATGGTAGCAAAATCGATTCTCCATTATTCTTCAAACGATATCAAAACAAGATTAGAAAACTAAACAAACGGTTTTCTAATGCAAAGAAAGGATCCAATAATAGGAGAAGGAGACTGTTTGAACTACAACAAGCGTATCGTAAAATAAACGATCTTCGATCGGATTTTCAATGGGGATTAGCTCATCAGTTATGCAAACAGTATGATTATATTTTTATTGAAGATCTAAACATTGAAGGAATGAAACGTTTGTGGGGAAAGAAGGTTTCTGATCTTAGTCATTCTTCTTTTATTGATAAACTTACGTATGTTGCCTCAAAGTATGGAGTAACGATACACAAGATTGACAAATGGTATCCTTCTTCCAAAACTTGCGAATGTGGCTGCATTAATAAAGGACTGTCGTTACACGACCGCACGTGGGTATGCCCGTCGTGCGGCGCAGTCAACGACCGTGATGTTCTTGCAGCCCGTAATATACTTCGGAAGGGCATTTCCGAATTGGAGAGCAAGAGTAATTCCAGCGATAGTAATATCGGGGTTTCTTGCGCTTGTATCCAAGAATCCCATTCGCTTTAGCGATGGGAGTATGTCAAAGAGGATCTAATATCTTGAACATAGCTGGCTGGTCAGAATCTATCTTCGATGTTATTAACAGCAAGTTCTGTGGATATAAGAATATGATTGAAGAAATTAAGAAAATAAAAATATAATCATTGATTTTGCTTCAATAGTAAACAAGTTTTAGCTTTAAAGATATAGCCGAAGAAGTACGTGAGTATATCTTCGGCTTTTTTGTTTATCTTTGTTGAAAAACAGTTTGTTATGAAACAAGTATTATATAAAAATGACATATACCCCTATAATGTAAGGGTATTGCTTGGGGCAGATGAAGAGTATATAGTTAAGACGTTCGCCAACCTGGAAGTAGAAGATCAGAGCTGGGAGGGGTGGACTGATGATTATGGTGGCAGAACTATTTTCGTAGGAAACCGAACCAATCACAGGAAAGAAATATGTTTCTTGTTTCATTCACTGTCTAATATGGATGTTAGAACCATAGGACACGAATGTCTGCACGGTCTTTCCCTTTATTGTAAGTATCTTAATATTAACTACAGTTTTGACGCCGGAGAAGATGAGCACGCTGCCTATCTAATGGGATGGTTGGTTGACAAGGTTTGTGATGCTTACCACAAATTTAAGAAGGAGGAAGAAAAATGAAAGAAAAAGAATTTGATTTTGTGATATATCCACTAAAGTTGATTATCACCATAGGGTTAGATTACAAAACATTGTGTGATCGTTTTGAGAATGCAGAATTGGATCATGAAGGAGAATGGGGAGATGAAGGCGATTTAGATTCAGAAGTCTCTTTTATGAATCTTGTTCGTGATAAGGGAGATGATAGAGCTTTTAAGTTATTATGGAATTTTCAAAGTGAGAATGATATGACTATACAAAACATATGTCATGAATCATTTCATGCAGCTATGTCGGTATGCCAACATTGTAATATGTCTCTTGGCTTTAAGGTGGGAGAAGATGAACACGCAGCTTACATAGCCGGATTTGTTGGTAATTGCGCAGGTGAAATGTTTGGATTCTTAGAGGAAGAAAAAGATGGCAAAGAAAATTAAAAATTATGTAAAGGACAAACAACCAAAAACATTATGGAATAAAATTGGTCCGTTTGTAAAACTTAGAGAATATCTGGCATCTAATATAACACCTGATGTGTATGCTAACGAAAGAGGATTAAAAACCAAAATAATGGAATTTTTTGGTCAAGATGTTCCGAAAGCCAATGTAGATGATTTTAGTCAAAATCTTTGGTTTAGATTCTTAAACCAACCAAATAACCTGAAAGAGGAAAACGGGATTGTTAGAATACCAGATAATATCAAATCCATTATATCTGACAGGATAAATGGTGGGTGGGAAAAAATGGCTAAAAAATATGGAAAGGAACTTGATTCCTTAGATAATAAGATAATTGATGGAAAAGTTGCAGGCAAGGACGTATCTGATTTGGAGGAGTTAAGGGATGTAACGAGCAGGAAACTTGGAATGGTGGAAGAGGGGATAGATCTTTTAAAAAAAGCCAGAACCGGAGAACATCAGGTATTTAACGAATACAATTTTATACCGGATGCTTACGGCGATTTAAATGATTTGTCAGGCTTATCAAGTTTTACCATGTACCGTGATGATAAAGGCAGGATGGTCGTAAAGGATAAGTATGATTTTTATAGGAATGATCAACCTATTAAAGTAGGGATTGTTACTAAGACTCTTGATGCAATAGGATATCCTTTTGAAATCAGGGATTATGTGGAAGATAAAATCCCATACGAAGAGAGCGATCCAAACAAGATCCTGTTTAGATCCATTATTGATTCCAAGAATGATTTGGATAAAAGGATGGAGATAAGATCCAAAAAACAAGGAGGGGAGTCTTCTAAGCCAGAAATAGATTGGGATTTATTTAAATCCAAATATGAGAATATGAAGCGTGTAGGTAAAGGTAAACATCGCACTATGGACGTAGAAGGGATGAATATGATCTATGATGCTTTATATGACAAAGGTTTTAATCAACGCCAGATAGAAGCCGTACTTGGAAATATTATTGAAGAATCTGGTGGAAACCCCTACGCTGTATCTGAGGATGGAAAATTTAGGGGACTTTTTCAAGAATATTATAAAAGATATCCGCCAAAAGAGTTTGAAAGAGATAAAGAAAGATTTAAGAGCGATAAGCGTGGATATATCAACTACATGATAGACAGATTTTATGATCATGTTCAAGATGCTGGGAAGTATAGTATAAAAGATACTAAATACAAAAAAGCTATTCATGCAGTAAACGAATTTATGTCAGAAGATCCAGATACGGATTATTCGTATCCACTTGTATATGCTTTTGAAGCTCCATCAGATAAAGAAGGAACTTATAAAAACAGAAAGAGCGTATCAAACTTGATAAGCCAATCTTACGTTTCGAATAATGTTGATAAATTAGATGATGATGATAAAAAGGATGATAATATTATTAATGCCATTCTTGGTATAAAAAACGATCTTGAATTACAAGACCCTATTTCCACTACAAGAGGCGAAGCCTTTAAAGAAGCCAGGAAAAGAGGTCTTAAGGAATTTACGTGGAATGGAAAGAGGTACAATACTAATATTAAAAAAGAAGGTGGCGTAATTGGCAAACAGCGTGAAGCATATGAATACTTTACTGGAAAGCGAGGCATGTCTAAAATACAGGCGCTTGCCATCATAGGTAATCTCATGGCTGAATCCGGTCTTAAAGACGACATATACGGAGACAACAGAACATCATACGGCATACAGCAATGGCATAATGAGCGCATGGATAAGCTATTCAAGCATGCCAAAAAGAAAGGTCATTCTACACCCACATTCAAAGACCAACTTGAGTTCTTAGCTGACGAATACGAAGGAAAGACCGGATATTCTAATTTCTTATACACAAGAAAAGGAAAAGAAGGACCAGGGTATTACAATTACAGCCGGCAGGACTTTATGAACGCCGATAACCTTAAAGATGCTGTAGTAGCTTGGAACCAAGGAGCAGGGCGTCCTCATAAGAGTGTTATAAGAAATGATGACCGTTATAACTATGCTATGGAAGTTGCTAAAAATCTTGGTTTGGAAATTGAAGAAAATTCAGTATCTTTGTATGGTCAAATGGGATTCGGAGATGCTGGTGAAATAGCAGCATCGGTAACACTTCCAGAGGTAGAAGTGGCAGCCGCCCTCCCTAACCCAGAAGCCCCGTCCCAGGAGGGACAGTCCGAGGAAGAGAGATTCCGTACATGGACTGAAACGTATGGTAAGGACATCATAAATCATTTACTGACGTTAGACGGGAAAAAGGATGGTGATGACAGTGATTACAGCATGATGTATAGACAGCATGAAAAAGAAAGCGAAGAGGATAAGAAAATGGCTTTGATTAATGCCGTGCTTCCCAATATACAGCTTCGCATTAAAGGCGTCACCGAAAATTAGAACAAGACTGTATTTCTTTTACATTAATAAATTCAAGCCGGATTTGAGACTCGTTACACGGATACCGAAGGTTGAAGAACGATATCAAGATAATCCGGTTTTTTTGTGCGATTTCGTGAAGGATGGAACTATCATCGCCTTGGTTTAACAGAACAGACCTACGTACTTCCACTGTCCTGACGGGCATGGGCGCTCGTCTCGCCTACCAGCCTGCCTAATTCTCCACTGGCTATCTAATATAATTATTAACGTCACTCCATCACCTATCTCCCTTCAGTCGATAGGTTCAGTCGTTTTTAAATATTATAAGTTCTTTCGCATCGTTCTCTTCGGTCACGATACTCAATCCTTTAACACAATTAGGCAAACAATACAATAGACGGAAAAAGTAATTTGTCAATCCGTTCACTCACTTAACTCCCTTCGGTCGTTAAGTTCATTCACTGTAAACAATTATATGAATAAATTGTAAAGTATATAAAATAATATAAATAATATAATGAGTAAGATCATTGAAAATGGTCTTAATATTAAGGAAAACGGAGACTATTCATAGGCGTAGTTTTAATTCAAGATTTGTTGTCCCACCCCTGACGGTCAGGCGGTTACGTTCAGAGTCGTTTTCCCGTCTCTTATCCAAACCGTCATAAAACAAAAAACCTTGTATCCTATTTCTCTCAAACCGGATACAAGGCAGTGCATTTTCTTCTTTTTATATAAAATCATATATTTGCACTAAACAACAAAAACAATATGGAGACAAAAATAACTGAAATAATGAATCCTCACAAGTTACACGACAAGCTCTTCAAGAAAGAGCAGGTCTCTCCGATAGAAGTTATATACAATAGCTTCAGCAACTTAGGGTACAATGTAGTACGCCGTCCAGCCGGTCAGTGTTTAGGCAATTTGAGATATTTTAATCTATTTTATGACAAACATACTCATCATTTCTATCAGAAAAACAGGAAGTTGAGATATTGTAGTAATTTTCTCATATCTGATTACTGGAAAGATAGAGTGCGATGTTTCATAGTTTGGAACTTTGGATTTGGAAGATTCTTTCCGTACAATGACTTTATTGAGGCTATGGTTTATGATTATCTTCGATATGGGAGAAAGTCAGTTCCTTATCTTAAAAGCGTGCAAGAGGCTGAAGAAAAGTGTGTAAGGTTCTATATCCGGTCTCAGATAGATATGCTTCGTAAGGAAGGATATGCTGCTTATAGGGCTAAGTTCAAGGAAGAACGTCCTCAGTATTTTATTGGAGACGATAGGACGGTGTTTAGATGCCTTGACAGCTCTTTAAAAAGAGAAGAGAAGATTGCTGCATGCGTAGCCCACAAAAGGGCTTTAAAAGAAGGGATAATGACTTCCTTCATCAATCACCTTAAGAAACATCCTACCACTTTATATTCGTGGTTTTCATCAGAGGTAGATAGCGAAGGAAAGAATAGGCTCTGTCTATCTGAAAAGGCTGTTTCGTATTTGAATAAGAGACTGGTTCGCAATGGGTTAAAGTCTCTTTCTGCATCATATCTTTTTAGAACGTTTAGAAAAATGGTGAAGATCTTGTTCGGTTCTAATGTCAGGTCGTTCTTGAATAGCTGTCTGATGTCTGTTTCAACAGAAGAGGTTTTAACCAAATCTATGAAGAAAATAGTTTCCAAGACAGTGCTGTTTTTGTACAAGAGAGCGCTTAAGAACTATCGCCGGGCATGCGGTCTTAAGTACGACCCTGATTCGGGCGGTTTGTCTGCCGTACATGATTGATTTTTAAACGTATCCCATAACGTTGGATTTTCTCGTTCGTTTCTCTTATCTTTGTGAAAAAAGATAGTATGAAATTACGAATCATAAAAAATCGTCCGATATTCGCTCCTGGCGGTAGTGTTCAGGATAAGAAACAGGATATTAATGTATCCTCTACTCAGCCTATTCTTGATTATGGAACGTCTGTTAATAAATGGGGTGAATCTGATATTCAGAATATATATATGCCTTCTGATGTGACTTTAGAAACAGAGGAGGGGGAGATAAATCCATTTAGTAGTATGCCTACATCCGATCCGTTTTTTGAAAACAATGATGCAGGATATGCAGGATATCTCGCTGATAATAGGGGTATGGTTAAAAACGTAGAGAAATCAGTCGTTGATAATGCAATGAATGTAGGTGGTGTTGATGCTGATTCCTCTAAAGAAAAACGTTCCCAAGATGGTAATCCTCTTGATCCTATGACTACCCCATATTATTCACCCGATCTAACCGGCAGAGCTCAAATGTTCGGTACAAGTCTTGGCCGGATAAGAGCCGGTAATAAGGTCGGTGCTAATGTGGCTCAAGCTGCCTTGTCTGGTGTTAGTTTAGGATTAGGTCTTACCCGTAATATCATGGGAGCTTCATCTGCTGCGTATGCAGCCAGCAGAGACGAGCAGGCAGCGAGGGAAAAACTTGCCAAGGAGCGTCGTCAGCAATTCATCAAGTGGGAACGTGAAGGTGGTGGCGTGAATTTAGGTAACGGTCAGAAGATGGATACGTCTGATATGACCGGCGAATATATTTATCCTCTTCCCAAGTCTATGGAAGATGCTGCGAATGTAGAGATAGAGAAAGGCGAGTACGTGCTGACTCCTGACTCCGTAGGGCCTATGGAAGCCAAAGGAAACAGACATGAAAATGGTGGCACTCCGGTTGATTTGCCAGAGGCTTATATTGTTTCCGATTATCGTAAGATAGATGATGAGTTTGCCTCTTACGTTAGAGAAAATTATGGTATTAAGGCAACGTCAAAAGATACATATGCTACACTCCTTGATCGATATAAGAAGAAGATAGGTTTGTCTGATAAGTACGAAGATCAGGAGCGTGTATATAAGAGATTAGAGAAAAATGAAGATGTAAAAGACAAAAACACATCTAATCTTAATGCTTCTATTCTTTCCAAGTACGTCAATGAAAACCAGAAAGAGATAGACGAGCTTGAAGCACAATTTCGTTCTTTCGCTGAAATCGTTTATGGCAAACAGGAAGAATCTAAGCGTAACGAGAGGATGGATGCTTTTTTCAGGGATGGCGGGGTTGTTGATCTGAATCAGGTAAAGAAACAAGCTAAGGCTTTTAATATTGCAGAATCAGATGCTAAGAACTGGATATATGACGAGTATGTTAAGCAAACCAGAAAAATGGCTGAAGGTGGACCTACTCAGAAGGAGCTGGAGGAACTTAGAAAGAATGCTATCGGCTACAATAAGCTTATTAATCAGTTATTTGGACGAACTCTTAATATGACTGTATCTGATGTTAGTGGTCGTGAGCAGATTCTTAATCCTGATTCCAGTGTCAATGCCAACCAGAATCTCCAACATAGAAGCAATTTAGGATACGGCAGGGTAAATGATAAGGCGGTATCTAATTTGCTCGACATAAACCGATGGGCCAACAAGTACAATACGGATGGTGATTTTGATACAGAAGGTTTTCAGAAAGGATACAACAGGCAATTAAATGCATTGTGGGCGTTAGCTGATGTAGGCGCTATCACGAATGCTGATGCAGCCAAGAAATTCAGAGATGAGTACGGATTCTGGGGCCAGGACGCCGGAAGCTACGGAGGGAATCAGGCTTATAATTCATTTGCCGTAGATGATAAGTTTGGTCAGACAACAGCTACTCGTTCTTATTATGGGTTGGACGTTGTTTCGGCAGAGCAAAAAAGATTGTTAAACGAAAAAGGGATAAAGAATTATGTTGACTTATTTGGTGATAAATCTGATGCCGCTAAGAAGATTCTGGGCTCCGATTATAATAAGTTTGTTGCTTTAAGAGATAGTGGGTTAATGCCGGAAATAGACTTCGTTCTTGAGTCTGTTAAACCAGAAATGAAGCCTATTGAGGCCGGTCCCATAGCACCAGACCTTACACCGCCTAAGATTGGATCTCCTGGAAGGATAGAGGTAAAACCGAAAGCAAGTACGCCTACGACTGCAACCGACACCGATACAGAGGAGGTGGTTGAAGACAACGGACCTAAAGGACAGGGCAGACCGGCGGCGTTCGGTCCTATCTTCCCGGAAATGCTAAGAACCCTTGACACTGGCTTGGAGATAGAAGGCCTGGAAAGACATCAGGCTCCGAGAATAGACCCGGTTCTTCAATCTGCTGATCAGTATATCAACGAGCTCAACCGTGCGACATCGGCTCAGTTAGACGCAGTAGGTGACGTGCCCGACTCCCAGCGGGCTGCTATTCTGGCTAATATGAACGCCATAGCTGGAAGCAATATAGCCAAGTATGTTAATGAAGTAAATTTCAATAACGCAAGGCAAATAAACGAAGCTGATAGGTTTAATGAAATGGCTTATGTTCAGACAGATGATAAGAACATAGCAGAAAGGCAACGTTATGAATCTGGGTTGTTGAAGGCTATGGCTATAAGGGATGAAAATCTTGCTCGTTATTATGATAGTATAAACAGCGAGATACAGAATAAGTTCAATGTTCGTACATCGTTGAATACCATAGCTTCCATAGCTCCAAATATGAGAATGCTTCCAAGTGGTCAAATTATTTACGTTCAAGGTAATCAGGATGTGATGAATATGGGTGATTATTCCACACCTTACTTGAGAAGTTTAAATGAAGAAGATGATGAAATTAAAAGAAGAAGGAGGACCAAATAGTGGCTTCACAGTATAGTATTTTAAGGCAATATGCCCCGTATGTTAGTCCTTACAACATAGATCTTGTTAAGGACGTCATGATGTACAAACAGCAGAAGGTTGATGCTGCTCGTGAAAAGATCTATACCCAGGTAGATTATCTTATGGGTCAAGAGATAGATAAGCCTGAAGCCCGCGCTTATATGGAAGATAAGATGTCAGGTGTGATTGCTAACATCAATCAAAAATTCAAAGGCGTGGATCTTTCTTCTGATGGTGTTACGAGAGCCATACAAGGAGAGATAAGTTCGGTGTTGGATGATACGGTCATTAACGCTATTGCCGGCACAAAAGAAGGCAAGAGGGTTATGAAGGAAATAGAATCTATAAAACAGAATCATCCTGAACTTTATTCTCCTATTAATGAATGGCATGCTTTGGATCCTTATTACAAATGGAGGTCAGATGGTAAAGCAGGATCAAGGTTAGGAGGTCTTCATTATTCTCCTTATGTCGATTATACTAAGGAGATAAATAAGCTGGTTAGTGACTTTAGGAAAAATAACGAAGGCAAGAAGATTCAAACAACAGAATATGATGTTAAAGGTAATCCTACTGGTGGGATTATAGAAGTTAACGTAGATGAACTTACAGATTCCCAGATAAGGAATTTTGTGTCTGCTAACTTATCTGAAAACATGAGGAATCAGATGAGAATAGAGGCATCATATATGGCAGCTACCAATCCGGTGTTCAGTAATCCGGATTTGGTTAGTCAATACATTGGGTCTTATGTCGAAAGATACGATAGGCATATAGGAGCATTGGAAGCGAAAAAGAAATCAGTAGGGGATAATAAAGATATTATTGATCGTATTGACAGTCAGATACAGGAAGCTAAAAATCAGAAAGCAGAAGCCAAGAGGGAGGCAGATATGATAATAGCTTCATCAGATCCGGTAGCGGCTGCTAATTTTGTTGTTACCAATAATCTTTTCGATAAGATGGTTGATGCATGGAGATACGACAATACAAGTTTTGAAAGGAAGAAAGATGATCTTTATTTTGCAAGGTTGGCAGAGGATAGGGCTCAGCAAAAGTTTTTGACTGACAATGCCAAGTCTATGGTTGAAATATCATTGGCGAATGAGCAGCTTGCTCAGGCTAAGATTGAAACCGAATACATGCGTACTTACGGTTCCAAGATGGGCACTGAAAGCTCATCCGGAGGCACAAGAGGAGCAGGCGGTGTAGGAGTGCCGATGGCTCCTATGGACGGGCCTACGGCTATCAATTCTGGAACGGGTAAGATAGGATCTGTTAATTTGGCTAATATCCCTTATGAACAACTCACATCTTCTTCCACAGAGCGTAGAGCAAATTTATTGAAATTATATAATTCATTATCTCCTACAGACAGAAGCAATATCGTTGCAGCATCATACGAAGAAGAAAAAACTGACCCAGGATTGTATGCTAATATGACTCCTGAAGAACGGATATATTCTTATTTAAAAAATAATGGAGGTCAGAAAAACGGATATTTCGGACAAGGAAATAACAGATTGTCTGAAGCTTATGATGCTTTACTTCTTTCTGATTCTAAGGCAAATGGAGCTGCAAAGGCTATAAATAACATAACTGATTATCAAATAGATAATATAGTTACTAAAAAAAATAAGGATATTATCAGTAAAGTTCGTAATGCTAAGTTTATGAAAGGAAATTCTTTTATAAATCTTACCGATACAGATGACAAGGCTGGAGCCTTCCTACTCGCCACAGCCATAACAACTGGTGTATCTGATGCCGTAGGGTTCAGAGAATACATGATGGACCCTTCAAGAGGAATAGATATTCTTAGTGCTATATCTCCGTCATTAGGAGCTAAGGTGAGTGCCGGCAAGTTGGGGAAAAACATATCTGATGCTATTACAAGCGAGAATAATGGTTCTTCTACCGGTACATTGGCTCTTATTAATGGAATGAAGAAACTCAATGGCGATCCTGATTTTAATATATCTGATTATATGACCATAGATAAGGATGGTGATATAGATTTAAAAGATTATCAGGAAGGTGAACCATTGACTATTACCCAGCTAAGATATGCTGAAAAAAACAGTAGGGTGTCTGATATGATAGCAGGTCAGATGCAGGATGAGATAAAAATGTCTGTATCTCCCGATCAGATTTCTGATAAGCTATCTCAGTATCATTACCTTGATTCTTACAAAAGATACAATTGGAATGCCGATTCACCGGAAAAGTCTTTGCAGAAGGCTCAGTTTAGAAGATTGTCCGGTTACATGGCAGGAAAGGTAGATAATCTGGATCCTACTGCTATTAATGCCATTAATATGGATGCCGAGATAGATAATGGCACTGTTAGAAGATTCTTGACTGCTCAAGTAGGTTCCGGTAAAAATTCTTATGTTACAGAAAGAGTTGAGATTACGAATGACGAGCTTCTTAAGGCGGGTATAGATCCTTCGGTCGAGGAGCGCAATTATCCGGTAGATGGCTACAAATCAAGTTTTGGAACCTGTGATTTTGTAGATACCGGAAAGAAGGAAGGTTATTCTTATGATAAGTATCTTATACGTAATGGCCTTCCTCGTTTGGCTTCTAAGGCTGATGTTAAGAATGATCTTTATGATATAGTAAAGGTTCATGGTTCTTACCTTAAGCCGGAAGAAATGAATGTTATTAAAACCCTTGTTGATAATTTTATTGACATGTCTGATAACATATCAGTTCAGTTGGAAGGAATGGACGATAGGGGTTCGAGAGAGGTAGCGGTCAATTTCTATGACAAAAGGACTAAAAATTCTAAAAATCCTGCATTGTTGTTCTCGGATTTTGTTCCTTTGGATCCAGGTAATGATGAGTATGCGGATTACTGGAATAGCATTCACCAGAAGTGTCCTCAGTACTTCTTTGTAAAATACGTGAAGGAGGCTGTTCAAGAACGTCTTGATCAGATGAGGGATCCGTATATGAGAGGAATAAATATCACGCCCAATATGAATGACAAGTTTAGTAAGTTGAACGATTTTTTGCAGAAAATTTATGGCTGACAATAATATAGATAGATATAATCCTGCTGCTAAAACCACTTACGAAGATGTGGCAAGGCAAAGAAAATTAGCCGAAGAAGAGAATTATACTCCGGCTACACTACCAGAGACGACAACGCCTCTGGTTCCTAATTATATGCCTGGTGAAGGTGTGTATGCCCAACCTAAATTTCCGGATTACGCATCAAGGATAGCTGCTGCCGAATACGAAGAACCGTATATAGCCAAGGAGATAAGCAACAGCTACTCGGAGGCGCTGGCTCGTAACAGCTACAGGGGGGCTACACCTGCCCCGCCGCCTCTTAATCCCTATGGACCAAAGGTAAGTATCCGTGAAAGTCATCAGATGGGTAATGATGGGGTATGGCGTACAAAATATCCCAACTATATTCCGGGTATAAACAATGAGGATTATTATGCCAGGAGACAGAGCGGATGGAGTAAGTTTTGGAATGGTGTAGGCAAATTCGCTTTAAAGTCTGCATTGTACGGTGCACAAGGAGTTGTGTCATTGCCTGACAAACTTATCAATATGGCATCTGAGGGAAGTTATAAAGCTGCGTTAAACACTAACATGGATAAGTTTGTAGGTGATCTTGACCAGCAAATAGACATGCTTCTTCCTCATTATTACAAGAAAGAGGTAGAAGATTATAATTTTGGTCAGAAGCTTTTTAAGGATACCGGTAATTTCTTATGGAATGATGTCCTTGGTAATGGTATGTCTTTTACCGTAGGAGCCATGATATCAGCGTACATGACCGGAGGACTTGGAGTTGGATCATTGGGCAATATAGGTGCTAAATTAGGTGGAAGAATCGGAGCTAAGTTAGCAGCAAGGCAAGCTGCCAATAGGGGCATAGGAAGCCTTAAAGGTGTGTTTAACGACTATGTAAGAAAAGGAGTTGCTACCGGAAGAAATGTAGGGGAGGCGGCTAAGACCATGACGTTGTTGGCTACCAGTGCCGGATTCGAGTCATCGGTTGAAGCAAATTCTTTTATGAAGCAATCCGAGTCTGATTTCAAGGATTATTATCGTAAGATTTATGGTCGTGATCCCAATGCAGAGGAAATGGCTGTTTTTCGTAATTCTAATGCTGATGTAGGTAGTGCTATATTTGCCGCCAATATGGGTATAGTAGGATTATCTAACTGGCTTCTTTTTGGTAAGTATATAGGGTTAGGAGGAAAGGCTATACCTGGGTTGGAAAAGAGGCTCAACAAGCATTTATTTGGATTAGGGACGGAAGTTGCGAAGCCGGGAGAGATGGCTATTAAAATAACCAATCCTAATATAGGACAGAAGATAGCAGGCAATGTTTTCAATATCATGAAAAGACCTGTATCCGAAGGCTTATGGGAAGAAGGATCTCAAGGTGCTGTTCAGAATACGGCTGAGGAATATGTTAAGTCAAGATATGATAATGTAGCCATGAACGGAGCCGTTGATGTTCTTGATGCTATTTCTGAAGGATTTAAAAAGCAATATACGTCTAAAGAAGGATGGACTGAAATAGGAATCGGTGCTATTATCGGTTCTTTGTTTGGTATGAGGGAAGGCTTCTTTGGGGTGAAAGAGTATAGCAATAGTCAGATCTTGCTGGAAAGGCAAGTGAATGAATATAACAAAGCATCTTCTAATCTTAACACGGCGGCTTTGAATACGTTGAAAAAATCAATGAGTTTAGGGCCTCAAGTTCGTTCCGATGCCCAGTCTATGACTGGTAAGGAGCTTGATGATGCTATGTTTGAAAAGATGTCTATTGACAACCAAATGGGAACCTTAGAGGATTCGGCTGAAAATTTCCGGCAGATGATTGATATGATGCCTATTTCGGAAATAGCCGAAGCTAATGGAATGTCTTTGGAAGAGGCAAAGAAATACAAGGATTCTATTATTGATAATTATAACAATCGTCTTTCTGATTTCAGATCTGCCCAGAGTTTTGCTGAAGATCTTATAGGTGATGACTCTAAGATTGAATTTAGAAAATACGTGGCTCGTAATGCCTTCCTTGGTCTTCAATCAGAATCAAGAATGAAAGACATAGCTTCTGTCATAGAAACGCTTTCAGGACAGCCTCGCGTGGCAGATGCGCTAAGTACGTTCTCCCGGCTGTCGGACAGGGCAAGGGAGCGGGCGATGGCTATCCGTGGCATACGGTCAAGAATAGAAGAACTTGAATCCGAAATAGAAGATCTTGCTACCCGCCCTCGTAACGTAGAAGGGAAAGATCCACAAGCTGAATACATACAACGAAAAACCAAAGAATTGGAAAGTCTTAGAACCAATTACAACAATTCGTTGTCTGAGTTATCAACGTTAATAGGAAAAGAGTTTTCGATAGAAGAGTTGGTAAGTAAAACCGAATCTGTTTTATCATCTCCTCTTTCTCCCATAAGTTCACAAGATGTGATAGAAGCCTATGATACGCTTGTGGCTTTTGATGATTATTTTAATGTAAAATCAAGACAGGAAAAGAAGTTTACAGCCAAAGACAAAGCCATGAGATCCTTGGTAAATGAATACCGAAGGAGTTTGATGGGCTATAGGAATATGAATAACTTCTTGTCCAAGATGCTTGATAAAAGATTCTTAGCTGAGGAAAACAGGGGATTTTCAAAAGCGCTGTCTTCTCTATGGTCTACTCCTTATAAGGGGGATGATAAGGTTCCTGATTTTGCAGAGCCTAATAAAGTTGGTGAATATGATACTGATGAGGTAGTAGATCAAGCTGTGTCAGAAGGTAAGATTTCGGAAGACGAAGCTTGGACTATCAAGGCTTTTATGCATGCTCTTGATAAAGTAAGGGAAGATAGGATGAAGGAAGCAGAAGATGATATAAAAGAGTCACCGCTTACGGAGTCTGTATCGGATGAAGATTATGAGGCTGCTATGGATAATCCTATTATGGTTCCGGCCGTAAGGCAGTCTATAATTGATAAACTATATACAGGCAATGCCGATCTTCTTACTGCGAGAGAAAAAGATGTGTATGATAAATACAAACAAGATTTTGATGATTATGTATCATCTTTGGGTGACAGTCCTGTTAATCTCATAAAATCATTATCTGAGAAGGCTGATAGGCTTACAAGTCCGAGATCTGTGTATGAGGATAATAAAGCTATTATTGATATGGCTAAATCCAATTTAGAACCAGATCAAAGGAAGGAACTTGATGATGCTATTTCTTCGTATGTTGATATAATGAACAGACGGGATAAAGGGGAGAAGGTTGACGAAGATAAGCTTGCCGATTCGGTATTTACCATAGAAGATCTTGGCCAGGTTGGAAACATCACAGATCTCCTTCCTTATATCGAACAAAACAGGATTATTGATAAAGGTCGTATTTCCGAATCTACGTTAAGTAATTTTGGGGAGGATGATACCAATATAGATTCTCTTGTAAATGAGTTAGATGAATCCGATAATACGCCTGGAGCTAACATAGATAGCGCCCAGAATCCAGAGACGTTGATGGTTAGAAGAATATCCAACGATGGCAACGAAAGGTATGAAATTGCAGGTCTTAGAGCCGATAAATTTATATCTTCTATAAAATCATTGGTTCCTATTCAAATAAGCTCTGAAACGAACGCTAATGGCACTAAAAGGTATTCTCTTAATATAGGTGGAGAAACGGCTACTATAATTGAATTGCCTTATCATGCGAGATGGTCTATAGACAAAGAATCGGCTCGTGTTCTTAACCGTTACACAGACGTGTCTATTCAGGACGTGGGTAATTCCTATTCTTTGGTTTATAAGCGTCTTGATTCAGATGAATTGGTTCCGTACAGAACAGGTGTCGGATTCGGAGAGAATGAGGTAGATAAAATAGATCAGGAAGCATTATCTTCTTTGAAAAAAGGAGATAAGGTTAATCTCGAAATAGATGTAAATGATACCTATAATCAGTCTCTTTTTGCCGAATACAATGACGCTGTTCAGTCCGGCGATAAAAAAAGAATAGAATCTGCTGAGAATAAACTGGTATCCAATATGGTTATCAAGGTCATGAGTGGGAACAGATTCGTTTCTGTTGTAAAAGCTGATACAGGAGGCATAGATGGTATAAGTAAAATAAGAAGAACGGCTTTTAACAAGTGGAAGAAGGACGCCGGCCGGTCGGCTACCATCGGCGTCGGCACGCATGTTGTTGCCCAGACCCTTCCCGGAAGACCGGTGTTTAACATGAAGGTGAACGGTCAAGGATATGGCCAGGTAGAAAATCTCCCTATTACCGAAAAAGGTGCTGAAAAAGTATCTGATGTCGGATATGTATTAAATGGTAAAGTCGTGCTTAAGAACGGATCTAAATACACAGGCTTCCCATTTGCTTATTCTATATTAAATGACAAGGGGAATAATTACAAAAATGTAAGAGTTCCGGTAGTTGTCATCAAAGGTAAAAACGGTCTTAATTATCTTTTCCCAGTTAGCCTACGTTCTGTGGAATCAGAGGAAGGGCAGAAATGGATGTCTTTTATAGATATGCTGCTTGAATCCGGTGATTCTGAATTGCTACAGATGGGTCAAGATGATATACAAGATCTTAATGCGTATCTAACCAAGTTAGGTCTTGATCCGGCTTCGTATCAAGTATCGTATTTGAATCCTATTTCAGGGCTTAGAAAAGCTCGTGAGGCTATAGAAAAATTATCTACAGTTCCTGATGTTGTTAAGTGGGTAGAAGATGGAAGTAGGAGCGTGAAAGACATTGTGACGTCTGAAGTAGAATCTGGAATAGATTTCGAAGGTGAGATGTTTGTCGCTCCTAAGATCAGGATTCAGTTTGGTAAATCATCTTCCAGTCCTAAGTCGCTTATAGAGGATGATCTTCCTTTCTCTGATGAGGGTAAGACCGTTACTTCTAAAGAAGACGTGGATGTTTATGAAGAGGAAATGCCAGAGGAAGGGGCTGTCCGGGAGACTCAGCCGGCGCCATTAGCTCAGCCGACTCCTGCGGCACAAGCTGCGCGGTCTTTACCTGGCAAGAAGCGTACCTCCAGGAAAAACTTCTCTCTTATGTTAAACGAAATAGAATCTCATATAGAAAAAGAAGGATTGCCGTCTTATGCTAATATTTTTGATTTTATAGCAAGGAAGATTGTAGGAGGTGATTTGAGGTTTCTTCGTGAGAGAGGTAATCCTAAAAGCCTTAAGGAAGAAATGGGATTAGAACCTAAAGGAACAGTAGGTGATAAAATATCCACTCCTTCCAGTAAAGGTGGTAAGACCTTAGAAGAATACGTTTTTTGGCTTCGTTCTCAAACAGATCAGGTGGTGGTTGATTATGTTGGGCCAAGATCTGACGAACAAATTATATCAGAGTTGAAAAACTTTTTGAAATATATTAATTTTGTTCCAAGCAAGGCTTTGAATTATTCTCTTAGAGTCAATGGCATGGATACCCTAAAAGAATATGGCACAAAAGAGGAAGTAGAAAAAATGGAATCTGATATCAATAGTTTGGTTTCTAAAGTTTTGCCTACGGTGGATAATAAAACTGTAGAAGATGTTTCTACTGCAATAAAATCAAACAACTTGCCTGCCATATGGGAGCCCGTGGAAAGCCTTGATATGACAAACGAGGAAAAAATAGAGTTTTTGAATAACGTAGCAGATTTCCTTAGCGGCATACCAGAGTATGATGCTGTCGTGGAGTCTATAGAGTCAGAATCAGATAATATTTTAAATGATGGAAAAGAAGGAAGTGCAGAAGGCGGTGCAGTACGCACTGAGGAAGATGGCGATAAAAAGGGAGATGGAGAAGGCAAAGGACAATCCAGAACAAATGTCGAAGTTGAAAGAAATGTCGAATTACCTGGATCTGAAGAAGGAAGAGTAGATAACTATAGGAAGAACGGAGATAAGTTCTCTGACATTGCTGAAGTTACTTTATGGCTACTTAGAAGGGCTGCCGGCATAACCTCTATCCCGGAAGGAGAAGAGGTTTATGTAGAGGGAGATGAGGTTAATAGTATTATGACCGATATGGAATCAAGGTATGGTATAGACACCATCAATCACTCGCATACGACTAAGGCTATAAGGGACCTTAACGGCGTATCAGGTTATAAAGTAGAATACGGCTTAACCTTTTTGACATACGATCCTTTTATTAGAATATCCAATCTAAGGAAAGGATCTAAGGCTGCGAAAGACGAACCTCGTATATCCGAAGAGTCGCTTACTCACATATCAAGGGTGACAACCCCTTATTTCCTGTACGGCGGCGATGAAGCATATACATCTGTTCCGGCTAAGGTAGAACCTATACCGGAGAAGATAATGGGTCGTAATGGCATTAAATTTGGTATGAGTGTAGTCGAGTTAACCAAATTAGGGTACAAAAAAGCTGGTGGAAACTGGATATATAAATTCTATATGAACTCAGGTGTGTATGATTTGTATAATATCAGTACCGGTGAAGCGTTTAGGGCAAAACCGGATCTTGGAGTTAAGATAAGTTCCAGCGCATTCATCCGTTCTTTATCTCAATCTGGTAGGAAAATACAAAATATGATTAGTAATATGAGCCAGGAAGAGATAGATAGGAATAAGAATCTTGTAGAAGGTTCTGATAATTCGGATTCGATAAATGAGTTAAATAAGGAGTGTTGAGTATGAGAAGGAGATACGAAGATGTTTCAAGTCTTGTTCAGTATCAGTTGAAGACCAATCAGCAGGGGAATATAGAGGTTTATGTTGATGACAGGTTTGTTGGAAACGTAAGTGAAGGAGTCTGTAATTGGAAGGATATTGAATACAAGAGTAAGGTTACTATATCTTTGAAAGGAGTCGAGGATAAGGCTAAAACTTCAAGTAAAAGAGTCGGTCCTTATTGTCACATTTATAGCATATTTGGAGGAAATGAATCTTATCATGCAGGTCCGGATAGTAATATAAAAAAGAGTCCGGTTACCACCTTTATAATGTATTGTTATAAAAATGGGGATATTACAACTACCACTACTTATACTAAAAATTTATCTGGAACTCTTCAGATAGGTAAAACACAATTGACTATCAATTACAAACAAAGTAAAAGTCAGTCTTTCTCCGGTGGTTCTGGAGATTATGTAACATCCGTATCTGATTTCCCTTTTGTTACTGGTCCAGGAAATGATAGTGTTGAGTTCGAAGGAGAGAGAAGATTGATAGTTGAGACAGAGGCTTCGCATTATGAAATAGAAGTTTCATAATTTCTATTTTTATACTATCTTTGTCTAAAATATTTATCACTATGGGTGTCAAATGTCAGATAGAAAAAAAGGAAAATGAAATAAAACGGGTTAAGGCTCCTAACGGGGAGCCTTCCGTTCTTTACGAAAGTGCTTTAAAAGTATTAGGAAACAGCGAGCGGGCTCTTCAGGTATGGGCTAAGGCTTACACTCCTGGTTTTTTGTCGTATTACGGTCATTGGAATAACCCGGCTCCAGGGGAGATGTTTAACACCGATCCCAATGGCGAACCTCTTTTAGAAGATGTGCTGTCGTATATGAAGCGTCAGACTTATTTTGCTGATCCTTTAACGGCTCAGGATGTTAAGGATGTAAGGGATTTCCTTTTGTCTACTCATTATTTTTTCAATGCGTCTTCATTGTCTAATGCTATTCTCTTCGATTTTTATGTAGATGGCAGTTTGATACTGAATGAGCAGAAATTAAGGAGATCCGGTTTGTATGATGAAACAGAAATAAGTCGTATTTTATCCGATCCTTCTGTTTTAAACGAGGTTTCGACTTCCATGAGAAAGTTAATAGATTCTTCTATTAACGAACATGATAGGGAAAAAGATAATTATTTTATGTCTATTGACTATCAGTATGGTCCTATTGTTTACAAGGAGGGAGTGTTTAACCAATTTGGTAAAAAAGTACCATATAATCCTTCTGAGCTTTATTATGCTATGCGTAAAACAGTAGCCGGCATAAAAAACTTTTCTGAATTTTCATCTGCTTTTGAATCGTTGAGAAATTCATATCCTGAACTGGTTGAGAAATTCGTTTCTGATAAAGAATTTGCCGAATCTATGTTTGATGAGTTCTCATCTACGAATAAGATTCCGGTAATAAACATAGAAGGGGATGATGTGGTGGAAGGCAAGAGAAGATCTTTGTCTAAGCTACAAGATCTTTCTTATTACAATTCCGGCAAAATAGAGTTCCTAAGAGCTCGTATATCAGCTTATTTACATAGGGCTAATGCCGACACCGAATCCGATTTAAGAAGCATGATATGGGATATAGAAGAGGCTTGTACGTGGTTTGGCATAGATATAATAGGGACATCGGAAACTTATGATGGCACAGAAGAATCTTTGAATAAGATAGATAATTTGATGCTGGATCTTGATATTTATGTGGCCAGGCATAATGATGTAAATTATGCTCCAACGCTGGCATCTTCTATAGATGATGTTCTTGGTGATAGTACAGACTATTATTTTGGATTATTGCCGGAGTATATGGATAATTTGAATATCGTTTATTCTGAATCCGATATAGACCCAGTAGAGGCATTTGAGAAACATTCATTGCTTAAGGTAGGAGATAATCTATATCAAAGGATCAGCAAAGATGATCTTAACGAGATGTATCAAATATCAACAGTATTAGCCAAGCACAACCTAACTCATTTTTCTACTAAAATATATCCTGAATCTTGTTTTAAGAACGGCGTTTTGGATAAAGAGAAAGTACGGAACGTAGATAATAATACGCTCATGGCTTCCATTAAAAAATACGTCAGATCGTTCATGGATTCTCAGAACACAGAGGACATGATAATGACCAGGATGGCGTTTGGGCACCCTGCGGTACTTGACGTTCCTTACGTGGATGTGGATCGGGAGTATAGTCGATACATGAACAAAAAACAAGATAGCGAAAACCCATTATCCTTATTCGATTTATACCAATCTTACCTTGACAACAAACTCCATAAAACAAAATTATATGATAATGCCTATAAGTATCTTGACTTCAAACCTGGTCCATCTTTGGGTCTTATTTCTGATGATCCTGATATTTTGAAATCAATAGAATTATCTTTATCTGGAAAAGACAGGTTGATGTTGTTTGATTATAGCATGACCAGTACCGACCCTTCTTTATCAGGATTGTTTTATTTGGAGAGGTATGACCCTTCGTATGCTGGGAATGATTTTGAACACTATTTTTACACCAGGCACCCGTATTTGTTAAAAGAAAAATCGGGTTCTAATATCGTAGAGCAAGATGGTGTTATAACAGCAGAAGGTATTTATGATAATTTTATAAGAGTAGGTAATAAGATATGGTCTAAAGTAAGCGAGAGTAGTTCTGGCTCTATCTACCAAAATCTGACAGGAACCGAATCGGAGGTGAAATACGATTCTACTCAGAAGGCTAAGACGGTAGAAACTGATTACGCTCCATACCAAAACAGATCTGGCTTGACGCAAGACATGACCGTAAGCAAGTCTGAATTGGATGATCTTAACAAATTGGAATGCAGGTAATTTTTGTATATATATATATAGTTTTTTCATAGTTATAATTTGGGAAGTGAGGCTTGTGAAAGTCTCACTTTTCTTATATATGCACGTATATCAATAACATACAAGAAAAGTTAGATTTTCATTGTTTATGAATTATTTTTGTTAAGTTTGCAATATTAGTTTCAGGAAGGGATTATGGAAATAAGGAAAAAGTAAGAACCGAACGTAACTAATAACAGTAGGAAATGAGAATCAGTACCATCAAACGTAACAACAGCATTCATCTTATGTATAAAAACATTATGAATGATTTAGGTCAATTAAGAACTGTAGTTTCAAAATCCTATATTTATAATCTGATACAAAATCAAACCGGATTAAGTATCAGAACTATATCCCATGTACTTAACCATACCAAAGAACAGGATACGGATTCTTTGTGAAAAGCATGTATTTTCATACATTTGTTCGTTCTTTAGTTTTAGTAGGGAAAAGTTTTTCATGGTATTTTAGTTTAGATTAGTTGAGGCAGGATTCGCAGTGATGCGGATCCTGTTTTGATTTACAGCGCTTTACCCAAAAAAGGAAAAGCGAAAGTTGCTGATTATCAATTTTTCCCCATAAATGGGGAAAACTACTCGTTGTATATTATATTTCCGTTTTTACTGAAAATCCTTCCATTTTATCGGAAACAAACTCAGCCTTGTTCCACCCTGCAATCATGATCTTTGTTACGTGCTTCATGCACGTATGTTTAACAATTAAATACTATAAAATTATGGGTGGTGATAAAATCGTCCTTTTAGATGGAGCCGGGGCTAACGGTGGTGGTGCAGCCACTAACGGTCTTCTTTCAATGATTCCCGGCATGTTTGCTAATTTGATAGGTGGTAATAAAATGGATCCGAATCTGGTGGCGGCTTTGATGAACGGTCGTAACAACCAGGACGGTTTCGGTGGGGCTAACGGTTGGTGGCTCTGGATAATTGTTTTGTTCTGGCTGTGGGGTGGACGCGGCTTCGGTAACGGTTTTGGAAATGGCGGTGATTGTTGTGCCAATGGTTTGCCGGCTCAGTTGAATAACGATTACGGTCGTGAACTTTTGATGCAGGCAATTCAAGGTAATCGTAGCGCCATAGATCAGATTGCTTCTGCTTTGAACTGTTCTACTACTCAACTTCAGAACGCTATCTGCAACGTACAGGGTGCTATTGATAAAGTAGCTGGTCAGGTAGGTATGACTTCTCAGGCTGTTATCAACGCAGTTCAACAACAAGGTTGTGAAATAGGAAATCAAATCAGCTCTTGCTGCTGCAATCTGAGTTCGTTGATCAATCAAAGCACTTGCCAGACTCAGGGAATGATTACTCAGCAAGGTTTTGATAACCAGCTTCGCACGTTGGAACAAACCAATGTCTTGCAGAACGGTCTCAACCAAGGTCTGGCTAACAATCGTGAGCAAGCTACAAGCCAATTCAATATCTTGTCTGCGAAACTTGACGCCCAAACCGTTATGATCAACGACAAATTCTGTCAGTTGGAAATGAGGGAAATGCAGAACACTATTGCTCAACTTCGTGAAGAAAAAGCGGCTTTGACAGCTTCGGCATTATCTCAGCAACAAACCCAGAATATCGTTGGTCAATTACGCCCGACGGCCGTCCCGGCCTACCCCTCTTGTTCTCCTTACCAGGCTTATACTTGGGGACAGGTATTCGGAGGAGGTTGCTGTAATAACGGATGCGGATGTAACAACGGATGTTGCAATAACAACGCTGCCGTCTGATTTTATTAAGAAAGGAGGCTAATATGGCTTGTGTTTCTAAAATAGGATCGTTGTATGAGATGGTTACGAAGAATGTTATTGTCAGTACGACAAATACAGTCTTCGGTATTAACCCACGGGCTTGGATCGCCCTTCCGTGTGAGGGTCTTATCCTTCTTAAGATAAGGCAAGTAGTCCCCACAGCCGGAAGTGCTCTACCGGTACAGATTGCGGTCCCGGCAAACAGCACAGTTTCAACAGTAGGAGCCGACACCTGTTGCCCGGTTACGGGAGTGAATGTCGTGAACCCTATTAACGTAGCTGTCACGGGTGCTGCTATGGTAAATGGCACAGAACGCCTTCTGTACTTCAATAAAGTTCGTGGCGTGTTAAGATTAATGGATTGTTGTGTTCCGACAACAACAGCCCAGGCGTCTGAAGTTAAAGCAGGTAAATGATTTCAGTAGGGTGATGAAGATCATCACCCTATTTTCACCTAACTAATATTTTGATCATGTTTTCAGATTTGAAGAAAGGGTTTCAGGTACATACCCTTGATACTAATACAGTACCTAAATACGAATTGGGAAAGGTAGTAGCCGTATCCGAACCCAGGTATCTTCCTCCTCAGCCAGGTCAGTATCAGGCGATGCAGACCCGCGTGGTGGATCTGACGGTAGAGCTCACTGGCGAAACCAAGACCTATACGGTCCCGGAATCCCAGAATGTGGCTAAGGCTATGGGCATAACATTATCTACCAGCATAGATCCGATTATGAACGAACTGAATGCTATAAAAAACACCAGTCAAGACATAATAAACAGCGTAGATGCCCATCGTGCCAAGATAGAGGCTTGTGAATCTATATTAGAAGACATCAATCCGGCATTCAAACAAACGAGAGAGCAGGATCGTAAAATAGCTGGTATAGAAAATAAGGTGAATGACCTTACTGATTCATTCGAAGATTTAAAGAAGTTAATTGTAGAACGTTTGAAATAAGTATAATATGATAGTATATGATTTAAATTCAGGACACAGAGAATATCCTGGATATGACGAGATAGAAGACAGACGAGGTGGAGGCAGAGGCAGAAGCCGGCGTTCTGATGGGACGTACATGGGGTACGGTGGTGGTATTTACGACCATTACGGTATGCATGAGAAGATGAAGGAAATGGAAGAACGCGAAAACGAGCTGGAAGAAAGGGAAAGAAGGCTTGAAGAGCGCGAACGTCGTCATGAAATGGAGGACCGGGAATACCGGAGGATGGGTTACGAATCCTACCCGACCGATTACTATGGAGACGACAGATACTACGGTGACGGACCTCAGATGCGTAGAGGTCGCGGACGTGGCAGAGGTCGTTCTTATTGAGGAGCAGACGCAGAGGATCCAGCTTATCAGAAATATGTAGATACTTACGGCTACCATTTTTCTAATGCTCTCGCTGATGAGGCGGTAAAGAAGATGGTCAACGTCGATGGATCCAAGAGGATCTGGAAGCAGCCGGAAATAAAAGATATTTTTGAAAAGTGCGGAGCGAAGAAGCCGGATAAAGCGACATGGGGCGATGTCCAATATGTCTTTGCAATGTACTATTCGGATGGTTTTCCGAAGGTCTTCAAATGTGAGAACGAGTTGGTGAAAGCTACGTTAATGTATTTGGATGATCCGGATGCTCCCGAAGGAGTAGCCTTTATAAGATGGCTTGCCGTGCAAGATTACCTCGGCGAAAAAATAAACTGGAAGGATCTGACCTGAGATCCAGACCCAGGTCCTTCCGGTGGTGCGGGAGCCATAGTAAAAAATATGATTCCCGCATTCCCGTTTTTCCCGTTTGGAAAAAAGGAATAAAAATATTATACCGGTCGGCGGGCAATAGAATACCCGTGGCCGGTTTGTTTCACATAACTTTTTTTTGACATGAATATAGCACACGAATCTAAATCGAATAAAACCCCATTGTATTTAATAGGAGAGTTGATTGGCGTACCGAATACGGTTATGGACTCAGCATTGCATGAACTGAAAGATAGAATAGACAAAGACCCTAAATATAAAGATGTTAAAAATTGGCTCGAATCTTTACCCAAGATCTGAACCTATTTTTTTTCAATACCAGGCCCGATGCGATTTTAACGTATCGGGTTTTTATTTTAATTCATATTGTTTTATTTTAAATCTAATTAATTCATGAATGTCGTACTTTTGTTGAAAAAGTATTCTATATGGAAAATAAGGAAGATTACGTTGGTTACGAAGATCAAGAACTGTGTAACCGGTATTACAAAGAGGCTGAAGCCATGAGGCAAAATCAGGACTGGCCTCGGCTTAGGGCTGTCCCTGCTCCGGCTAAGGGAACGCCATCGCCCGGATGGGGTCAGCTTGGACGTGGAAATGATGTCCGTGTTAAGTATGTTAGCATCAATTCAGGATTAGGAGGGGACAGGTTATGACCGTAGAAGAATTAGCTAATAAAAGATACGGTGGCGAATTTGTTTTCATGCTTGGTCATTTGGAAGGTGTAACAAGATTCGTTTTTGAATGTTTCGATCCCAGACCTGATCACGAAGGTAAAAATACTTATATGGTTTCCTATTTTGATAAGGGACTTCGTAGAAGAGATGTGGTAGATGTGCCATGTTATATGAATGTTTTAGCAAAATAAATTAAAATATTGTAAATATCGTGGTTAGAATCGCATATTTCGGAACCGATGGCTGCCCTGGTCATTACGCTATTCCGATACGAGGTAAATTCACAGAAGAGGATATTAAGGTAATAGAATCTGTAGATTGTGATGATTTCTATAAGGTATTTGACGTCATGCGTTTTAAGATAGCTGAGTTTAAAGGATGGACGATATTGGGGATCCCGGCAAGCTTAGACGATCATAGACCTGGAAGCAAAACCGTTATCTTCATAGAGGGTGAAGCTAACGAAGCTGATTTTATAGAAGTCACACAAGAGTATTCTTTTCTTAAAAATAAGGTAAAGAAACTTGCCGAATTGTATCATGATGGAGAATGGCTTGCGACTGGTAAATTGAATCAAGATCCGCCTACTAACAAGGAGCGGTTTCAATTTACGTTAGACAAGGATGATATTATTAACATGATTAGGGGAGTCGATTTAGATCCTTATTCTGATGTGGCGAATGAAATGGAGAAAATCGGATTGGGATCATCATCTGATTCTTCATATGAGGGTCCCATATGGTCTTGGTTTGTTAACAAAGTAGAACTTTGGCAGAAGAATAATGTATGGGATAGTTTCTCCGCTGAGTTTTTGTGGGGTTTGTATTGTAGGATAAAGAAAGTATAGTAACAATTAATTTAAAACAAATCATGGAATTAAAAGATTTTAAAGATGCGGTTAGAGTAATGACAAAAGAAGAGTTCGAATCAGCAATCAACGAAGATATTAAATTCGTTGAAAGATTTAAGCATTTTTTTAAACATGATGATGTTGCGAGGATAATAGAACACGTAAAGTCAGTGTTAGAAGCATCAGTGGACTACTTCTATCCTAATCATCCTGAAGTAGAATTTGAAAAAGATTTTAATATACAATACGATGTCAATAATATCTTGAACAAATACGGCCACACCGAAATGGGTATGTATAAAATACAGCTCTATATAGAGAACATTTTGGGTAGTATTCAAAACAAGAAGCCTGTAGACGTGGGAGAAGTCTCTGACGGATACCACACTTTCAATGAATTGTATCGGTATAGCATGTTGTATAACGCTGCCTTCTTTAATCTATTAGCCAGAAGCGGACAGGTTGAAGTTTGCAAATCAAGGAGACACAGCGACGGAGAAAAATGCTTCGGTTCTGATGATTGGTTTATTGTGATGGCGATCCTGCCTACCGGTCAGGTATCTAATCACTATGAAAGCAAATACTGGGATTTGTTTGATGTTCCTGAAAGAGAAACCGCTTTCGAATACGATGGCCATACACCAAATGAAGCCTCCGACAGACTTGAAAAGTATCTCAAACTGCCTCGTCATGGCATGACATTCGAACAGGCTTTAGAACAGCTTAAATTAGGTCGTAAGATAAAAAGAATCGATTGGGGTAAAAAGTATATCTATATGTTTATTGTAGAATCTGACGTAAATATATTGATGGTAGATACAGGTCAAAAAGTAGCATCAAATTGGAATCCAACCGAACATGATATTATGTCTAATGACTGGGAGATTGCGGGATGAGTTTGTTTGTATGTTCAAAGTGTGGCTGTATAGATAATACAGCCACATCATGTTACTGGGCTCTTATAAGACCTTGTAAGAATCGTATTTACGATAAGTTGCTAAAGGGATATGAAGGCAAGCCTCTTTGTTCTGAATGCGCCGCTATTGAATATGATAAGGATGATAAACTGGTGGTAGTTCCTGGAACGTGGCATGGTAAGTTCAAGAAAGAATGGCCTACTGAAGAAGAAAAGAAGCATATTGGTAAAAACGGTATTTTAAATATGTAAATTATGTGTGATAAGGAAATTGTTGTATGCGCAGCTATATGGGTTCAAGATCACAAGAACAAGCCTCACGGTCCAGTAAATATACCATCCGGAACCGTATTTTGTGGATTGAGGCATTGTTCCATAATATCGCAACTTGCGGCATACGGTATAGCCCATAAAAACCGCAGTGTTCAAGGATTTTTGACAAGCAAGAATCGGTTTTTAACAAGAGAGGAAGCGTCTGAACTTGTTAGAAACAATAATCAGGAGATGGTGGTAGATAGGAATGCCATTAGAGAACAGTTGTATTCAGAAGATTTGTATTAACTAAAAAATAAAACAATATGGGATTTATAATCAGAAAGTCAATCATTTATAATATGATGGACGGCAATCAGTTAGAGTATGAATTTGACAACATAAATTTAGATCATATCACATTTAAAGGTAATGGTAAAGAACCTTTTTCATTTAACAGAGTCCTTGTTGAAAATTTAATTGAGACATTTGAGACTATGCAAGATATATACTCTGATAATTACGGAATTAAGGTTTATACCGGTAATTGCATAATTCAACTGAATGTAAATCCAAAGAACTTAAGTGAATCCTTTTTTGACGTATATGATAGAGATGGGATGAAATTGATATATAGCATACAAAATAGTATCTTGAAAGAAATGTTTGTCATATGATTACTAAACAAGATATACAAGCAGCAGCATCGTATATTTTCCGAAGCAGTTTTGTCTCGGAGGACCAGGCAAGGAAAGCAATGGTAAGAGTCGGCAATAACGCTACCAAGATCCTCGTCAAGACCTTTAGAGGCAAGTTGTTCAAGAAAGCTTTTGAAAGAGCCCGTAGAGGAAAGGATATCAGTTCTTTTGAAAGACAGGAAAAAGAAAGTGGTTTCAATTTTCTACACAATCCTAATAATGGTCGTATGCAAAGCGGTCATATTATAATAGATGGAATTGGTCTGTTTAAACAAATAATTCATGAAAGGTAAAAAAGTTGATATTCGTTTAGGTAGAGGTCTGGCGAATCAGATTAAGATAAACAAAACCATTCCAGTGTCTCATAAACCAAAAGAAGAACGTCGAATGATGTTTATTTGTGGTGATGATATTGCTTCTATTATAAAGCGGTTTGAAAACGAATCAAAGTAATATAAAGTCGGACATATATCTTGTCCGATTTTTTTTATATATTTGTGGCATGGCAAGAGGTTATTATTGGATACCACAAACAGATGAAACGTTAAATGGCAGAAGCTATTACGTGGCTAAGATAGTAGGAGATATCACGTTTGATACTAAACGAAAAAGAATCGTATTTCAAGCTGATAGGTATTTCCCTGTAGGATCTGTTTTCCATTTTACGCACAATTGCTTCAATTATATCATAACTTGCCTAATTCGTAAGCCGGGGCTTTGGTTTGAAGCCAGGAGAGAGGATTCGGGCTCTATTTGCCCTGAAGATATTGAGCGCTTTGAATCGGGAAGGTTTATACACCGAGATGGGTACATGCATTACATATAAGCTGAACTTGACGATTTTTCGTCAGATTATAATTTTTTTTTCATATTATTTTTAAGCCATCAGACTGAGAAGTTAGGTGGCTTTATTTTTTATGATATGCTTTATTTTTAACTACCTTTGTCTCATAACAAAAATGTTTTATCATGGTATCAACGTGTATTATTAAAAGAGATAATAAAAAGAAAGTTGTTTCTGTCTCTACCAGATCAGGGGACAGGTCTATGTTGTTTGATAAGATAGCATCTATTCCTCTTATGGAGAACAGGGAACGGGCTACTACTGTTTTTAAAACCGTATTTTCTAATAAGTTCTTAAAGGATTTTGGCGACTGGAGAAAGAGAGTGCCTATCAACAAACCGGCTTATAATAAGGTTAAATCCAACATTGATCTTATTCCGGAAGCTTATAGAGAAAGGGTACTGGATAAGGCTTCTAAGATGAGTAATCCTGTTCTTGTATCAAAATCAGATGCAACTTATGGGATTCAAGAATCAGGCTTCGGATTCTATAGCCAAGATCTGGGTGATAATATTATGTTGGTGGATGCTATGGTTCCGTCAAGTATTTCCGTACCGGAAGGACCTGGAATAGACGCCGGGCAGTATCTACAAGATGCTATATCTTCGGACTTCACTCCCGTATCTATGGTACAGGATAAGGGTGTTAATTATATGGTTATAAAAGACGGTCTTAAGATATTTAGCCCAGAAGAGTTACCACAGACAGATTCTAATCCTGTGGGTGTAACGTATCAGACCGGAGAGCCTCGTTTGTTTTTCATGAACGATCGTAGTCAATTATTTGAAGATTACGGAGAAGCTCTTCGCTCTGGCGGGAATGATATTAGAATAGGATTCTTATCAGGCACCGTTCAAGAATCTGCCTGGGATGGCGTGGCAGACATTACTTACAAAGCTGGAAAGTATGTTCTTAATAATCCCAAGTCTTTTATACCGGTCATGACCGCTTCTGCTTCTACTTCTTTATCAACAAAAGGCGGGATAATTAACTACCTTATAAAGAAAGGTCTTTTGTCAGGATCTAAGATATTCGATCCTGAAACAAGAAGCTATTATCTTACAGGAGAAGGTCATACAGGACAAATTAGACTTTTCAATTCAGCCTTATCATACACTGAGCTCCGTAATCATTTTGGTTCCGATGTTTCCATGAACGACCAGGGTATGATAACCATAAGCTCGTTGGATAACAGTAAGGTAACTATGAGACTTGCCACCGGAGGAACGGAAAGGGTTAGTAGGGAACAGATAAAGAACGATCTTAAGTCAGGAAGATACAATGAATTGGACGCCAAGTACGATCATTTTGATGCGCTTGTAGTTTCATTCATATTAGAAGACAACGATCTTTATGCTGATACTAAAGCTAAGATCGTATCAGATTATAGCAGGCAGGAACGTGATCAACGAAATTCTATTGTCGAGATACTGAAAACTCTTGGCGTTAGTGTCATAGGTATGACCGACTATATAGAGAAGTACCAAACCAAATACGGGCATGAACCTTCTGCTAAGGCATTGGCGGATATTGCCAATAACGTAATAGCAGTTGGTGAAGATGCTACTTTATCCGATTTAGTAGAAGAAACAGCCCACTTCCTTGTAGAGGCATACAGAGATCAGAATGCTGTTGAGGCTGTTCTGCAAGATGTAGAAGGTACGGAAGAGTGGAACCAATATGCAGGTCAGTATTATAATACATACGGTAAGGTATATGAAGGCTCTGAACTTGATAATGCTGTTAGGAGAGAAATTCTTGGAAAGATCCTCGCCAGGGAGATGCAGACCGGCACAGCACAGGCGCCGGTAGAGCCCACCTCCTTCCTGGGGAGCGTCCGGCAGCTTCTCTCTGGAATAGTAAGCTGGCTTAAATCAACTTTATCTACCCAAAGACAAGATTTGAATAACGTTATTAAAAACATTCGTGATCTTGCCATTACCGACATAGATAAAGGATTTGACACCTCTCTGTTAAAGGATAATGACTTTACATTATACTCCCTTTCTTCTATGAACAAGAACAAGTTTCTTGAGTCCAAGATCAGATCACTAAGAAAAACATTAAGAGACTTACGTCAGATAAGCTCTGATAGGGCTGTAACTACGTCTATGACCCTTGCTCAGCTTAAGACCATAGAAGATAAGATAAATAAGGTAGAGACCGAAATAGACAAGAATGAGATGGCGGCTGCCATGAACAGCATGATCTCCACAGCCGAAGCTCAGGTCAGATACTTAAGTAATGTGGTGAACACCATCCTTCATGGTGATACCAAAGACGGCAAGCTTCATTTCAATACCAATGATCGAAAGAACGTAGATATTATCAACAATCAGGTTCTTCCGATCATGAACGATCTTCGAGGATATATCCGTAACAGAAGTACCGAATTTGATGAACGTGAAAAGCAGGATTATACAAATAGGATCAATACCGTCATTGCCGACATCAATGGTATTCAGTCTGATATTAAATCAGTACAAGACCTTGATGAAAGCACGTTGCTTGATAAGTTAATGAACGAACTTCATGTGCCGGCAGATAAGGTAAAGAGAGTAAAAGAATTTTTCGACAAGGTTCAACACGATGTTTCTTGGATAAGTAGGTGGTTTGGTATATTAGAGCATTCTTCCAGTCCGTTCAATAACGCTCTTGGAGCTATGATTGCCAAAGACAATTACAATGCGATGGTGAATGCCCAGCCCGCCATATCCGACTTCCTGGCATATGCGAAAAAGCATGGTTTTAACAAATCTGAATTTGAAAAACTGCTTCAGAAAGTAGACGGCAAAACTTCTAATTACCTTCGTAGTGCTCTTGATATGGCTAAATACGATCGTAATAAGAAGCTGGCGCAGATGCGAGCGTTTGCGACTGCCATGAACATAGAGATATCAGAAGAAGAAATTGGTGATGTGGTTGACAATAACCGTAATTACGTATTTAAAAGAGAAGTAGTTGACAAGGATGGAAATACGGTTACTGAAAACGCTAAATTCAAACCATCGTCTGATAGAGTTAATACCGATATTTTTACCATCGAGCAGGAAAAGATCTATACAGAGCAGATGGAAAAGTGGGATGCTGAAAATTCGGAACTGGAATTTAGCGAAAGTTATGCCACAAGAATGGAATCCATATACAAAAAGGCTGAAGAAGAATTAGGGCATCCGGTTTCTCAAACAACCAAAGAATACCTTAATGCTCTATCCAGGCAAAAACGGATATTGAGGCAGCCTTTTATTGATAGCGGTGGTAATTTTGATGAGGCCTCCTATTTTAAAAGCAGCAATTACGAAGAAGAAGGACTGCTTCGTAAACAACGTAAGGAAGCAGCTTCAGAATACATATATGTAGGAACCAGGAGAGTGGAAAAAACCGGCGACCAACTTAAGATGGCCAAAGAAATACAAGCCATAAATGAAGTTTGGAGAAAGGAATCAAATAATGTCACTAATGCCGTATCAGAATCGTTTTTGCAAAAATTAAGAACGATTCAGAGCGAGTCTGGAGGAGAAGCTGCGCTGAAGACGCTTATGTTGGGGGGTCACCTGTCATTCAACGATCGGTTTTGGAATGACGTAGAATCAGAACAGTCGGCACGTACCGAATCAAATAACAAGGCTTCGTATCTTAAAATGGCGCATGATATCATTAGTTCTACGACAAGTGATAGAGATGCGACTGACGTGGATTCGATTGTAAAAGATATAGAAAAAAATAAGGCCATTATCAAGGAAATAATTGGAAACAATCGCGATGTGGCTGATATCGGAGAGATTAACGAAGCGACATTTACCTCATCTGAAAGAGATGCTTTTAGGGCCGCATCTGAAGCTATTGAAGCCGATTACGCTATTTTGATAGATTATGCTAAGATGGTGGGTCTTGAAGATATTGATAAGTACCTTACTAAAAGCAGTAAGGCTGAAAACGAAGTAAATCAGTCTTATTTAAATGCTCTTGCTGACTCCAAGGAAGTGGAATGGAAGTTCGTACAACGTCATACTACGGCGAAGAAAGCAAAAAGGATTCAGGCTTTAAGGGATAAGCTGTTTAAGGCTGCTGATAACCGATATCTGTTTACCGTATCTGAAACCAACTACCTGTCAGAAAAGCTTGGTATAAGCAAAGAATTAGACGGTAGAGATTTCAGGAATGCTGTTAATGCTAAGATGGCCAGTTTATTTTTAAATAATACAAGAGAAGAGGGCGTAGAAGAAGCTAATGCTATTGTTAATGAATTTGCCAGAAGCCAGGTTTTTTCGTACTATAAACGCATGGCGCCTACCGGATATGCAGCTATGATCGACAAAATCGGTCGAGGTGAGATAGATGTGGCGCAAATGGTTAAGGACGTACAAAACGGTACATCCACCCAAGATTATGGCATGGACATATCGTACTTGTCTTTCGACCCTGCAAGGGCATGGGTGGCTGAATCTGAAGCCGAAAATAGCGGTCGTAATCCTGATTATGTAAAAGATCATGGGTATGGTCATCGAATGCCTAAGAAAAGCCTGTATCGTGACGAATCGTATTTCAATGACTTTGGTATCAAGTATGATGCTGACGGTAATGAGGTTGCTACTAAAAACGTAGAGCAGTGGAATATGATTCAAAAACTCAAGGAAATAAAAAGACAATCCCTTGATCTATACAAAGAGCAGAGCCCGAACCTGTATGCTATTCCACAGATATCAAAACAAGATATAGAACGTATGGAAGGATTGGGTATTAACTTCAAAAATACGGTTCGTAATTTTGTATCAGATCTGTGCCTGGACAGAGTAGACGATTCTCTATATGGTAAGACCAGGCAAGGAGAAGTGTATGACCCGGAAGACAGACTTAGGTCTATACCTAAATACTACATATATGAATTGGAGAACCAAGATGATGTATCTCACGATTTTGGCTACTCTTATTCGATGCTTATGATGCAGTCATCGTTATACAACGAAAAGCAGAAGTCTATAGAGCTCGCTCAAGGACTGGAGCAGATGTTACTGAATAAACAATTTGAAGGTGGTAAAAAGGCTGAAGCAACCCAAGCATATCAGATGTTCAGGGACTTCTTCAACGATCATTATTATGGCATTAGGATGAACACCAAAAAACTTACGGTGAACATCGGAGGATATACGGTAGACCTTACAAGAATTATGATGGCTGTTGAAAGATTTATGTCGGTCATGAACTTGGCACTGTCTCCATTTGTGGCAGCTACCGGCGCCTTAACAGGTCATATCAACCTCATCATGGAATCTGCCGTAGGACAGTATATAAGCAAAGACTCCCTTAAATACGCATCGGCTGAATTTTCACGCCTTGCTCCATCTTGTATAGCAGAAACCGGAGACATAGATAGGAAAAGCAAATTATATGTCATAGGTGAGAGAATGGGGATATTCAATATCCGAAATCGTATGTATGGTGCCGGATACAATAGAGCGGCCAGGACCTTAATGCGTTCGCCTATGTATGCTTTTATGGAAATCCTGAACTACCCTCTTGATCCGCAGGTTATGATTGCTACTATGGACAATGTTCGTTATTACAAAGGTCGGTTCTACACGTTCCAAGATTTCAAGATGGAAAAAGAACGTAATAAAGAACAGAGTACCATAAAAAGAGAATGGAACGCATTAAAAGATCGTACTTTATGGAGTATGGTAGACGTCGTGGATGGGAAGGTGGTTGTAAAGCCAGGATCGGGTGTTACTGTTGAGGAAGTTGAAACCCAGATGGCTATAACCAGGAATCAAGTCCGTAGCTTGTCGCAGATATGTAACGGATCTTTGAATGAAGAAAACCGAACTGCCGCATCGCGCAACTGGATAGCCAGGTTCATGACCGCCCACCGAGGATGGTTGGTGCTGGCGGCTCAACGTCTGTGGAAAAGACGTGGCTTCAATTTCCAAACAATGCAAGAAGAGGAAGGGTTGTCAATTACGTTAAAGAATATGATAGCCAAAACATTTAGCCTGGCTTCCGAGTCTGGTATGAAAAACATCATAGATGCCTGGAACGAAAATAAAGACAATATGAATGAGGTAGAAAAAACTAATCTCAAACGCCTCAGTGTCTATGCCGGCACGTTCCTTATCATGCAAGCCGTATCCATGCTTCTTGCCGGATGGCGTGATGATGATGAAAACGAAGAAAGTTGGCTTACTCAATTTGGATCTTACGTTGGATTCAGAACCATAAACGAAATAGCTTCACAGATGCCGTTTATTATGGAGCTTAACGTTGTAGATATCATTAACGACCCGTTTGTTATGGGAAGGAAGCTGAAGGATCTTACCGATCTTAGGAATTATTCACTTGATAAAGTAACATCCGGTACATACAAAGGAGAGTCTAAGCTATTTAGGCAACTCGCCAAACAGACGTTTATCAAACAATGGTATAATATCAAGACGCCGGAAGACGTAGCGCGCGCCTATAATTGGTGGCAGCAGACAAACAACAAGTCAATGATGTTCTTCATCGGCGCTACTCCTGATTCGGAAGGAGACGATGACGTTAGTTACAAATAGACGAAGAATATCGGACTTGCATTGTTTTTGTATGATTCCAATATGTTATATTAGCATCGTCAAAGAGTAGATTGTACGTTTTTTTGTTCTTACTTGAAAGATTATGTAGGTTTAATTTTTTCTGAAATTGTTTTCTTACCGGTTCTCAGTCAGAGATGATAGGGAACCGGTTTCTTTTATGTTGTCAATTATTGCTATCTTGCAAACAAAAATCATGAGACGAAGATTTCAAATAGGGATGGGGGTAAATCCCTCGCTTATAATCAATAAAGGCATATACATCCAACATGTAGATGGAGGATTATATACAAAAGAAAATTGGTCTAATAAAGGATATTCCAATGATCTATGCAATGGAATAGCTCTTGTAGATAAAGTGTGTTTTGTTATAGCCACCGAATATATTGGCACATTTCGTTGGGGTAAGGATGGAGAAATAGACAATATATTTGCACAAGATAGTTCTCATATGGGAACTATTAAAAAGGATTATTGGGGGCGTGAAAATCAGAATGCGTATCTTGAATATGATACCAGTAATACAGATTACGCTTTTAATAAAGCTAATAGCTATTTATTTAAAAATGGTCAAAATGGATATGTAGGTGGCGCCGGAGAGTTTTTTTTGATATCATTGTATGCTAATGAAATAAACGAATGCCTTTTAATGGTAGGAGGTACGATAATGAGTAATAGAATGTGGACATCCACTCGAAATGAAAAATTTTCCTATTCGTGGTATTATGATATAAACATCCAAGGAGATCATTTGGATACAGGTTCAAGGGGTAGTTCACATTATGTCCGTCCTTTTACTGAATTAATTTTATAAAATTATGAGAAGAAGATTTGAAAATATTAATACAGTTGCTGGCGGCAAGATCCCTGTTTTTGCTTGTTCGATTTCGGCCCCTACAACCACATGGCGAAATCCTGTACCTATTCTTGGTTGTAGATACCGATCTAATGGAGCAACTATGGCGGCTTCCTATGTTTTAGATGAAATTAATAATAGCAAGGTATGTACGATGGGCGGTAATCCTATAAATTGTACGATATCAAATTCTGGACAATATATCCAGGCTTACTTTAATGAAGGATCGGTAACAGGTGATATTATGTTACAGTTTACGATTGGAGACGTTTTTTATTATTTCTTTATTACAGAAGGATCCAATCAAGTACCTCAACTGAAATTAAGTCCAAGTACTCACCTTATTCATTCAATATATAAGATAAGTACAATTGGCAGCTTTGTTCCTATTGACACCTATGTAGAATTATAATAAAAGATATAAAAATAGTACTAAAATGTATTAGTATAAGATAAGACGGTTATTAATCATATATTACAATAATCCCCAACCGTACACCTATTGTATGGCCGGGGATTATTGTAGTTACCATCTTCTCTTGTAACAAGAATCCACTACCTTTACCTTTCCTTCTTCTTTCTCACCATAATTAAATTCATACGCATCTTCGAATGAATAAAAAACAGCATAATACGACACGCCAAACATATTATATTTTATTCTGTTTTTCCATTTCCCAAAAATGTTTTGATATTGGCACCAATATTCTATTTCCCCATTAGTTAATTTCCTTTCAAATATTCTAATAGGAACATGAAATAGATTCCTAAGCATTAGCTTTATGACCTTCCCTATCTGTGAAAACTAAACCAATACCTTCTATAATATATCCTACTACAGGAGCTTTGTCAAATTCCTCCTTCGTAGCCCAAGTGGCATTATCAGGCATCAGATCCTTAAATGCATCCGAAACATCACCTTGGCACCAGCAGTTATTTGATACAACAATGCCTTTCCCTTCGATATTGATATACATTTTTCTTCCACCGCATCCAAGGCTGTTCCATCCGCTCGGTACGTTTTCCACCATAGGCTTAAGCACCCAGCTTTCACCGTCTATCCTAACCCATCCTGGATCGTCTTTGTGCTTGTCGTACATATTTTGCCAAAAAGAGCATTCGTAGCACCACCCCCTGTCTTCCATGACAGTTCTTATCTCACACCTTTCAAATCCATCTGCATCCATCGTGTGCGGAGAATGAGGCTGGTGAGGAGTGCCACATTTTGGACATACGAGTTTTAAATTATTTTCCATATTGTTTCACTTTTATGATCTTAATAGAATCTCCTATATTGTATTCCCCTTGGTATCCAACGAATTTTATAAGTCTATTACTGTTAAATATTGAAAATCCTCCGTCTTCACCATAATACATCACACGCCCACCCTGTAAAGGACGTAAATCATATATAACCCATCCGTTATTAACCTGACTATCATCATGCGAACATGATGATAACACAAGTGCCATCAATAAAACAAAATACCTCATGTTATTTTCAACATAAAAATTTATAACCTGGTTTTACTGCCTCTGCTTCTTCTCTCGTATCAAACATTAAGATAGTAGTTGATTCTGTACCTTCACAAATGTAAGATACTTCCACCCACCACCTAAAAATTCCAGAGCCATAATCATCATAGTACGGCTCAGAAAGAACTTCTTCTACATACCCATCCAAATAATTCACGATCGCTCCTCCTTATTTTTAGATTCTGCCTCTTCGAGTATGCTGATCACCTTATCAACAATATCCGAATCAGACATTTTCTCAATAAAAACATCCATTGCCTTAGTTATGTCATTGGCTTCTTTTTCTTCAAGAGCTATTTCTCCACCGGTAATAGCATCAGATAATGATGTAGATAAGTGTCTTATCTTATCAATGCTCATAAACGTAAATGGATTACCACCTTGACCTCCACCCATTTCTTTCATGATCTGATATCCACCTGAGATAAGTCTGCCTGATGTCGTGGCCAAGGAGGATACGATTAGGGACAGTACCGCCGCTTCCGTCCGCTCCTCGGACACACCCCTCGACCACACGGCTGCCCTTATAGCGCCGGCCAGGTCGTCTATGTATGGCATGAGACAGTCTTCCATGACCTGTGTTATATCAGCAATAACCTCACTACGTTCTTTATTTATGTAGTAGATAGAAGCATTGTACCTCTTTATCTCTTTGTCCATATCATTTAAAAGACGCTTGATATTGTGCTTATACATAGGACTGGTTTTAATTACTTCCTTTAGCTTAAGAATGTAATTATAAGCCTGGTCGTTTACGAACAACGTCATGGTCTCAACCGTTGAATGAAGCGTGTTGAGACTGTTAAGAATCTTATCGAAATTGTTTATCAAATAAGCTTTCCTGGCTTTTGCCGCGTAATTAATCATCGCATTTAAATTTTAGATTTTCAAGTTTATTCAATCGTTTCTTAATATATTCGATTAGGTACGCTCTCCGTTCCTCTGCATGTTTTAAAGCTTCTTCTTTGCTCTCAAAAGCATCCATTCCTATTTCATAAGGAGTGAACCTATCAGGGATGTCGGCTAACAAAAGACCGCCGTACTCTTCTATTTTAGCTTTTACTTTTCTTATTATACCGTCTCTCAGGCACGCATCCGTAACCCATATAAATCTATCACATTCTTCTAATTCCCTTTCGTACAATTCATACCATTCCGGCTTAGGAAATCTTAATGTGAATCTAATTTCGGTATCTTTCTCTAAGACATTAATATCATACGCCTCCGGCCACAGTTCTTTTATACTGTCTTCGTCTTCAGCATACGCCACCAGCACAAATGAATTACTGGATTCTGCGCTACACCAATACGGGTATTTTATAGGCCATTTGACTGGACGGTAGTCGTTACTACAGTCGGATTTTTTAATGTAAAATCTTGCTCTAATCATATCGTTATTAATCTAATAATTTTTCAATTTTAATTGATTTTGATGATAGATACATATTCCATGTTCCTCTGCCTCTGTCACCTTTTTCGTTTTGTTTTTGGATTGTCAAGTACAGATCTCCGTCTTCACATACTTCAACTTTTTTCAAGAAGCCTATCATTTCATCTCCTGTTTCGTGTAAAATACGGATCTTACCTCCTTCTTTTAACCCATAATTGGAATCAAAGTATTCTTTTTTGATTCTATCAATATTGTCTTTATGGTTTTTTATAGCATAAAGCTCTTTTCTTAATAAATAATTTAGTTGTTCTATTGTCATTTCTTTTCCTCCTTGTTTAATGGTATCAACCCTTTTCCATGCTTGTCATACCACAGCATAGCTATACAGTTCCATGCACATTGTGCAAGATGAAAACATCCTGTATCGGAATCCACTCTTTCCCCTTTCATGTATTCCATTAGGTGTCTGGCAGCCGCAGCACGATACCGTTCAAACCCGTTGTCAAGGTTCTGCCATTTATTGGGTCCGTACTTCTTTGCACCAGCATGATAGACTCTTACAATATCCTCAATCTCTTTCATTGGAAGCAAATCCCATCGTAGTTTGTCGTCAATGATGTCATTTTTCACCGATTTGTTTTCTATGGGGTCTTTGGTAAGAATAATATCCATAATATCCGTTTCTATGACGAACGTCTCCCCATTGTAACAAACCTCAGCATATTTATCATTTACTTCTATGTCTGATACTGCCTCCGCTATAGCTCCTTTGACGATTTTAAATTCGGCACTGATTATATCATCTTTTAATATGCGAAAAATAGATCCTTTTGGATAAAGGATATTTTTAGTATTATCATCCATCTTTTCCATTGCTTTATCGTTGTTTTACCTCATTTCGATAGTAATATAATCCATCTTCGTCTTATACCCTATCATTTCTGTTTTTCTCAAAATACTGTTTTACGGCTTCAATCGCCTTATCGTCATCAAAAGCCTCTACAAACCCCTCATAGAATCTATTTCGCTCCATAGAGAACGTATTGCTTCCATCCGGAATGGTTCTGAACACAACTACCTTCTCTCCATCTACGTTCGTTCCTATGATGTTGTTATGGAGAATAATAGAATACCGCCCAGAGTTTTTGTTCTGGACGACACTATGTTCGAGATTGTAGAGTCTAAGTAGTTCTCTTATTTCTTTTACTCCCATATTATTTTACGTTTTTAGAAGTTACAGCCTCTTCTCCCCATTTCTTTACATATATAGATCTCATCATGTTCATTAAATTAGAGAAAGAAGAGATGGTTCCCATCTCTATGCAGAATGCAAGATTAGACTGTAGGGTTTCAAGTTCTTTCAACTGCTCCTGTGTAGCCCTATTTCTTATCATGCTTTCATGCTCATTAAATACAATCCAATTTAAGCCTTTAGCCATCTTGGAGTAATCGGCATCCGGAAATCTTGATATAGCTCTTGACAAGACATTGTATTTATCACCTGCCTCTATTCGGTTTAAGATAAGCTTATCTGTTAACCACGTAACAACCTCAGCATACAACATAGGGTTTAGTTCCATAGCTACAAGCACCCATATATATGGATTACACATAGTTCTCCTATTCTCTCCTCTACCCATTGTCTTATAAGCTCCCATTTTTTTCATCACTTTTATAAGTGACTCTTTTTCAACAGATTGTATAAAACCAGGAAATCCTGATTCTATCTTATATCCTTGTTTTTCAAGGATATAGTAAACACGTTCCGCACTCTCCTTATTAGATAGGATATTCTCTATTCTCTTTTCATTCCACCCCATCTCAACCCTCTTCTTCGTATAGGCTTCCTGAAGGTCTGTTAAGGACATAAACGAAGTTTTAGTGTCCTGCTTAATTATTACGCCAAATAATTCTCGGTCTTTTGATACCATTGTAACATTTGTTTTCATAAAATATAACACATAAAAAATAATACGATACAAAAATATGTATCGTATTATATCTATACAAATATATTGTGTTAAATTTTATGATTATATTTTTACGTTATGCGCCTATGGCTGCCTCTAAATTCCCTATAATACCAGTTTCTATGTCATTGATTTTATCATCAATGGTTGAAACCGCATTCTCTAAATCCCCTACAATACTTTCTATATCATCAACAACCGCCTCCATATTAGCTACAGCCTCATCTGATTGATAATATCTTTCTGTATCTTGTAACGACTCCGGCATATTATCTCTTGCTTCCGTCTCTTCGTCTAAAATCATATCAACATCATCCTTGGCTGAATCCAGATTATGCCTAACCTCTGACAGCTTTGATTTGATAAACTCAAGATCTGTTTTATGCTTTTCCAAATTGGAAATAATATCCTCTATTTTCTTACGTCTTTTGCTGTTCATGCTTTTATTCTATTATAATATTCGATAATCTTTTCTTTCCTGTCTCCTGGTTTTACTGCCATATTCTCAGCCAAGAACCTAAAATACGACACTGGTATGTCCTTGAATCTAATTCCTTCATATTTTCCAAACCACATTATTATGCTGTCAAGATCGTCTTCTCTCCTACCATCTCCATTCACAGATTTAAGCGAGGCTGCCCGACGAAGGATCTCGTCTTTGGTAATAATATCACCCATCCTTATATTAGACAGAAGTTGATCGCCGGCAAACATACACCAGCCCTTAGAAGGGAATTGCTCGATTGTCAGGTCTTCTATCCGACCAAAGCGTCTCATGTTGTCGCAGCAATCAACTATCAGCGCCTCTTTCTTGTCAGGATGGATGCGGACGGCGCGGCCTAATATTTGGTAATAAGTTGAATATGAGAAAGTTGGTCGACCAAACATCACACAATCAAGTTCAGGAAAATCAAATCCGGTAGCAAGCGTTGAATAATTAAAAACCACCTTCAACTTACCTTCTTTGAAATCGGATATGATTTGCTCTCTTTTCTTTTTGGTTGTTAGCGATGTTACGACACCGGTTATGGCTCCCATCCTGGCATTCATGAACTCTGATATTCTATTACATGATTCGATAGAATCCATGCAAACCAAAATGGCTTTACGCTCGTTCATAAGTTGAAGAAGGCGCTTGTAGATAGAGTTGTTTAAGCCGTTTCGTACAATACTTTCTTTAATAGATTCGTTGGTGTATTCGGCTCCGGTACTGTTTAACATCAGAGCCGATTCATCAAACGACCATCGTTCGTACTTAAGTGGACACCAAAACCCTTGAGAAGTTAGTTCTTGTATTTGAGTCACATGAACTATTTTCTTGAAGAAGTTATGCTCGTCTTTCGTCAGCATATTGAGCTTGCTATAGTTCCCTTCCAGCATGGAACTGTAGGTTCGGAGGCGGCAGGGAGTGGCGGTGAAGCCCAGTACCTTCGCCTCTGGGAACCTGTTCATAAACTCCATAAATTCAGAACCTTCTTCAGGAGAATATCCTGAATGACATTCGTCTATCAATAAGGTATCTATCCCTATATCCTTCAACCTCGCTACATCTTTCTTTATGCTCTTTAATGTTGCATAAGTCATAGCCGACAGCTCCTTTATACCACATGAAGCAGAATATATAGTAGGTTTAGAACCGAATGATACGGCCTTTGCATAATTCTGCTCCAGAATCTCTTTTGAGGGCTGTAATACTAATGTCGGTCTATTTATTTCATGTGCTATCTTGGATATCAGAAGGCTCTTTCCACATCCGCATGGGGCTACGATTATGCCAGGCTTCTTAGATCTTCCTGTAAGAAACTTAAGCCCGGCATCTACTGCTTCTTTTTGGTAAGGTCTAAGTTCAAAGCCCATCGCAATCTATTATATTATTTTTTGAAAGTTCTATTATCGCCTCTTTCAACATCTTCCTTGCTTTATTCTCATTATCTTCAAACAGGCATACACTGCATGTAGCACCTTTGGAGGGGTAGTCTCTGTAGGCTTCTGCTCTTTCTACAACGTACTCACAACAATAGTCGTGACTCATGTCTTTTGCTATACTTATAAAATGATCTTCTCCATCCATCAACACGCAATATTCAGCATCGTTTTCGCATGCAATAACACCTTTGTTTTTTAAAATGGATAGCACTTTATTTCCAAAAAGTCCAATATAGACCCATATATCTTTCCCTGCATTTTTGTAAAAAATATCCATTCCTTCTTTGATTGTGACTTTCTTTTCCATAATCCCTTATTTTATATCAGCAATTAAAATATATTTTTTAACAATATCTTCAAGACTCACAGAAGAACGTATATATAGTTTTTCTTCGTACTCATATAGAGCGTACCCTTCTTTTATGTCTAATATCTTAATCACATGCTTGCCTCTTTCAAATGGATCCTCAAAGTAGCTCTTATGTTCGTATCTTTGACCTACTTTGATTTTGTCAGTTTTCTTCTTCATCTTATAACGCTCTACTGCTCTACCTGTTTTTATGAAAGCTGTCGTGAGTAAGTATAATAAAACTAAATACAAAAGGATCGCTACTCCACATATTAGATCTTCTTTCATTACACTCCTTTTAAATAGTTGAACCATATATCCTCCAGCTTCTCCTGAAGCTCAAACGCTTTCTTGAAATTCCCGCATCTTACAGCAACGTCTCTCATGTATTCTACGTTTATAACTTCCGGATCTTGCCGGTATTTCGTTCTTAACTTTTGAACATCCTCGTATTTCATCGTTTTATCTTTTTAGACGGATCCCAATCCGAAGAGAAAGGGCATTCGTTTTTGTTATGTAATCCAAAGTCACAATAATAACACAGTGCCGACGGGCAGGGCAGCTTGTTTTGCGGAACAGGCTGGCTTAGGGTGGCACGCCGCTTGCTATATCTGGCTCCTTCTGCTCCCTGGATGTATGCCTGAAATGTTTTTACACTATTATCTTCAAAATCATACATTTTAGATAAAGTGTCATTTAGCATTTCTATAGATTTTGTTTTACGCTCTTCATTTACCTTAACCTTTTGGTACTGCCTGGTTCTGGTAAAGAAATAGATGTTCATATCTGGCAGAACTCCACCATATTTTCTATAGATGTAAAATGAATATATAGGATGCTGTAAATTCGTTTCCAGCTTCTTAGAGTCAAAAACCTTATTCCCTGATTTCCAATCTATGACATAATGGTGAACTACGTTCTTGCTTTTTATAGCCAGATGAAGATCCACTGATCCTACTATGTACACATGGGTATGAATTACCCCATTTATATCAACAGGCTTAGGAAGACGGTACGGCAGCACAAAATCTTCTTCGACTCCAACTATGGCGCCGTGCCTGATAAGTTTCTCGCAGGGATTAAGATCACTATCAGCTATCATAAACCTATTCCCGTCTTTTTTAAACAGATCCACAATCCAAGCAAGAAGCTCTCCAGATTGCTTCATGGCTATCATCATATTTTCCGGTGATTGCCAAGGTATGTCTTCTTGATAGGAATAGTAACTTATTGCTTCTCCAAGGTCTTTACCAGAAGGCTGTCTTCCGTTCTTAAAAAAGTATTCCAGTGTCTTATGGATAACCGTACCATAAGACGTAGCTTCTTGTTTTTCCGTAGACCTTTTGCCCTCTACGTAAGTCTTATACCATTTCATTGGACAGGTAAGAAACGTATCTATCTGGGAATAAGATATGGCAAGACGTTTTACACCATTAAACTCCTTATATAGCAAATGCGTTTCCGGGACCATCATAAGTCATTGTCTTTAAATCCTTCCGGGTAATATACGACATACTTCTTACCGTCTTCTGGTGTCATGGCAAACTGCATGTAGTTATTACGATTACGATGCTTGCCATCTAATCCTCGCTTCCAATACAGAATCCCATCTATATCCACATAAGACCGTCCGCGTTCGGCTCTAACTACGTCCGTGTGTAGCAGATACCCGTCGGAAGACACGATCCATACTTTATCACCTTTGTTTAAATAAGATATTCTTTTTCTTACAATAACCTTTTTCTTATTATCCAATACAAATTCCTCATCAGTCATACTCTTCATCCTCCTCTTCTTCTGTTTCAAAATCAATTCCATAACACTGATCATAATGCTTGGTCAGTTCTTCTGGTTCTAAATCTTGTCCAAAATCCATATTAAAAATATATTAATCAATAAAGCACTAAAAATCACTATTCCTGCTGGCATGAAATCTATAAATGCTGCTTTTATTTCTTCAATTAGGCCCAAGTGTAACCTTGGGCCATTGTATTTATTTTTTGTCATCTCCTTTTAGCTTCTTTAAAGTATCTGCAATCGGAAGCTGATCAATGACTCCCAATGCCGGAGCGACGGTCTTAACAACATTGTTAAGGAAATTACCGGTACTGTTCTGACCGCCGTCAAATACCGTGATATTTCCGAGGTTAATGTGCTCAAATGCCTTAACCTGTTCTCCAGCAATTTCTTTCCACTAATTAACCATCTTGTACTGGATGGCTATCTGAGGATTGGATTCTGCCGCTTCCACCATAGCCTTAAATCCGTCGGCTTCTGCCATCAACGACTTTTTCTTACCTTCGGCTTCTGCCTCCAGCTTCATCTGAATAGCTTTTGCTTCCGCTTCTGCTTTTGCCAAATGTGCTGCTGCTTCGGCATCAGCCCGGCGTTTGATCTTCTCAGCTTCAGCATCAGCTTGCAACATAGCCTCCTGCTTCTGAATTTCAGCCGGCACAATCTTTTCAGCTTTAAGCGCAGCTTGAACCTTCTTAGCTTTAGCTTCTTCCACTTCTTTATCAGCAAGCTCTTTTGCCGTTTTTACAGCCGCTTCCGACTTAACCCTCTCTTCTCCAGCCTTCTTTTCTGATTGAGCTTTGATAACCTGTAATTCTGATTCTGATATAGCAACCTCTTTCTGGGCATTGTTATAACCCACAGATGCGTTTTTCTCAGCTTCAGCTTTCTTGATCTGAGCTTCGGAATCTTGGATTGCTATAGCTGCTTGTTTATCAGCCTCAGCCTTATTCTTTCCGACTTCTTCCATTCTTTCAGCTTCAGCTTTGTTTACCTCAAGTTCTGCCTTAGATCTTGCGATCGCTGATTCCTTATCAGCCAAAGTCTTTGCAATAACCGCAGCCCTATCTCTATCGGCTTGAGCTACACCGATCTGTTTTTCTTTATCGGTTAAAGCCAAAGCTACTTCTTTTTCTTTCTTTGTTTCAGCTACTACCGTTTCCTTTTCTTTTTCAGTATAGGCAATTTGAATCTCTTGCTCTTTTTGGGTATTAGCTACAGCCGTTTCTTTTTCCTTTTGCTGTACAGCAATCTTAATAGCACCCAGCTTTTCCTGTTCTTCGATATTAGCCTGTGCTTCGTTCAGGGCCTTACTTTCAGCTTCTTTGCCAAGATTCATGATATAGCCGGCTTCGTCTCTGATGTCACTGATGTTGATATTTAGGAGGTAAAGGCCTAACTTATTAAGTTCGTTATCAATGTTTTTTCTTGCCTTATCCAAAAACTCATCCCTGTCAGAATTAAGTTTTTCAATCGTCATTTCAGCAATGATCAAACGCATTTGGCCATAAACAATATCCGTAATAAGATTTTCAGTAGATTCAGTATCCATCCCCAAAAGCCTTTCTGCTGCATTCTGCATAATTTCAGGATTTGTGCTGATTGCTACTGTAATAGTAGTAGGTACATCCACTCTGATATTTTGAGACGACAAAGCACCGGTGAGCCTACAATCTATTTGCATAGGCTCCATTGACAAAACATCATAGCTTTGAATAATAGGCAAGACAAATGCCGCTCCACCATGATATAATTTCGCCGATTTCTTTTCCCCACCTGTCTTACCATAAACGACCAAGACCTGATTAGGCTTACATCTACGATACCTTGATAAGACTCCGATGATTGTTAAAATAATCACTACAGCTAAGATAGCTGACACGTACATGATTGTTGTCATAACTTTTAAAATTTAATTGTTGATAAAAAAAAATTAGATACTTAATTCTCCTTCTTCATATTTTATATTCGCCTTGTCGCCGTTTTTGTAGGTTTTTCCAGACAAGCATCTTACTCTCATTTGCTCCTGTCTTCCATTTTTCGAAATATTTACCATATAATGGTTCTTCCCTGATCTAAATACTATCTCCACCTCTCTGCCATTCAAATCTTCCGGACATTCGTACACCATTTCTTGCTTTAACTTAAGAAGTAACTTATATACGTAAAACAAAACGATAAAGAAAAACGACCCTATCACAACCCCTACTAAATGGGAACCCGAAAAGTAAGTAGTCCAGCTATATCCAAGAATGAAATGTGTTATGCCCTTGAATGATATGATGTCCGACAAAGACATGCTTAAATCAGAAGCACTGTCAATGTCAATATCCGTATCCAGATCAGATCCTAATATCGACAACAAAAACTGTATAACAAAAGCAAATGACGCTATTAAAGCCATGCATAAAATTATATCACTTCCCATATCCTTCTGTTATTATTTTGTAAACAAGATCAGTCATATCTTTGATGGTCTCCATATCATAATCAATAATAACAATATTGAATTTTTGTTCCACCATCATTTCAAGTTCAATTTGATCAAGAGAATCTAATCCAAGTTCTTTAAACGTCACATCTTCTTCATGAACTATATCCATTTCTGAATTAAGAAACTGAGTAATAATTATATCCTCTATTATCTTTCTGATTCTTACTTTTTCCATTGCTTTCTAATTTTGTTAAATAAATACGTTTTTATGTTTTTCAATCTCTCTTTGTCTGTTTCAGAACTTCCGGTAAACAAATAATCCGGATTGCCTTTAGCCGGCGGCGTAGGCAATTTAGATACGGCAAACAACCAATCCATTTCCTTATTCTTCTTAGACTCCAAATAAGGCTCGGTAGCGATCTTAAATTTTTCAGCTATTAAGTCAAAGAGCTTTGAATTTTTAAGGTTCATATGGACTGAAAAAGCCTGAGAAGGCGGTTTCCATATGAAGTTGCATAAGCTCATTGTATAATCTCCTGACTCTGCTATATAAGATTCCGTTACCTGAAGTATGACCTCTTTCTTGAATGAGGTGTTACCCATAAACCAACACAACCTGGATTCTGCTTCTTTTCTGCTGACACCTATGTCTTTTGAATACGATTCGTACATTCCTATCATAATCTTCAACGTTTCCAGAACCTCGTCTGTCATTTCCGGTGTCTCTATATAATTCACAAAAGACGTTCCTTTGTTGGTCAATCTCATCACGCCTGATTTTAATTTCTCAACCAGGCCAAGCTCTATATACCTCCCAGCATCTTCTTCCGGCATGGCTTCGGTCATAACCGAATCCTTCTGTCTTATGGCAAGAAGATTGGCAAGATCATTAGGAGTCATGTCTGATGCTGCAAGTTGTCTGAAATTGATGTACATTCTTAATCAGCTTTAATGAAAATAACATCCTTGTTATCTTGTCTATCAATATGTTCACATGGACCAATAATCATGTCTGTACATGAACAATAATTGTATTTTTCGAATATACACCTATCGCATGTATCACCTTCCACACATTTTAATCTTACAAGTCCGGCAGTAAATACTTCTCCTACTTTAAATTCCTTCTTTTCCATATTCCCTCCTTGTTTTTAACTGTTGTACCCTTCTTTAATAATCGAATTTCTACCGGTAGATACCGACTGGCGAAGATCGTCATGTACAGAATCTACCGTAGAATACTTGTTTCTGGTTGTAAAAATCACTTCCAGCATCTCCTTGTAATCACCTAAAGCTACTTCGTATCTCGGATCTACTTTGGCTTTTCTTTCAGCCTCGGCATTACTTTTAGCCAGCTCCCGGTCGAGGAGGTCTTCTTTGATTCGGTCAGCAATCATATCAAGTTCTTTTTTAATAACTTCTCCTGCTGCCCGAAGTTGACCTTCTACGTCACCAAGCTGGTCTTGGACGGTTCCTATTTCTTTCTTTAAACGATCGTATTCGTTAATCATACCCATATCACCTGCATAGCCGGAAAAGTCTTTGATTATTCTGGTCCCTTCTTTAAGGAGTTCAATAACTCGTCTTTTACGTTCTCTGCTTATTAAAGACGGAAGACGATAATTCATATCCGCCACCGCCTTATCATGTATGGAGTTGATTAAAAACATCTCTCTTTCATCCCCTGCAAACTCAGTAAGAACCAAAAGGAACTTACTTATCAGGTATTCGTTTTCTTCTACTGTTAGTCTCATGGTTCTTATTTTTTTTTAATACAATGACTGTTCTTCTTTTGTCTCTTGTTCTTGTTCCTGATTGTCCGTAACGTCTTCCACAGTATAGAGCTTGGGCGGCGTCGGCGGCTGGTTGGGGTTCACGAACTTCGTCCCGCCCTCCCCGTACATCCATCCATGTCCCGGCAGTATCTCTGGGTGGATTGTATTAGTAAGCTCTTCCATACTAACTTGCCTTACCTTCAGTATATGATGAAACACCAGTCCGGCTGTCCTGAATGATGTTTTGTTTTCAGTTTTAAACCTATCAAGAGTCTGATACCAATCTTTCCCAAATATCATATACTTATCCAGCCCGTACCTACGAGGATTGTGCAAACCTATCATTAACGTACATAACTGACCCAGCGTATCAGACTGGTAAAAATCAGAAAGACGCGGAGGCTGTTCTTGTGGGCTTTTTATCCTTCCTTCTATCTCTCTGTTGAATTGGGATATGATGAGGAAAAATATGTTTTTATATACTAATTTAGCCTCGTTCATAACCGCCACCAAATCATCTATAGCCGACTTAGGATCTAACCCCATTCTTTTTATCAAAGCAATATGATCGACTTTAAATATTATAAGACGTTTGTCTTTGTGTTTGGTAGCTATATGATACACAGCCGCCTCAAACTCTTTTACCGTACACGGAGCATCGATGTATATTATATTATTCCTGATTTCACCTTGAAGGATTTCAAACATCCTCATCTCTTCCACTGTATTAGAATCTTGCCTTCTTAATATTTCAGGAGCCCGCTTTTTCATATCCTGGCTCATTCTACGAAGAAGAAGATCTTGAGGATTCATTTCGAACTCGCAATTGACAAGAAAATAATCTTCTGCTTGCGGGTTGATCATCGGATTCATCACATTTTCCAATATCTTTTGGGCCACATACGATTTACCCACAGATGGCCGGGCTCCTATGGCAATAGCATGCTGAGGAAAAATACCTCCAAGCAAAGCCTCATCAATATAATCGTATCCGGTTTTAGCGGGGATAAGCTCTCCCCGCCTGTATTTCAAGATATTCTCATACGCCTCTTCCATAACCTGTTTAGAGGTCTTGAATATCCTTCTTATATCTATTTTATTTTTCAGATCCTCTTGCATTTTTGTCACCTTTCGTATCCGATTTGGATCCCCTATTAGCTTTTACTGATTTATACCTAAGACCGTTCTTGGTATGAGAACAATCCTTTCCTTTTCTCCAGCCCTTACCCTTCTTCTTGTCCGTTTCGTAGTTTTTACGACCAAGCTCTCGGCGTTTGGCTTTCTGTTCCGGTCTGGCATTTATCTCCTTGTCCTTTTTAGCCTTTTTCTTCCTGGCTTCGGGATGAGTCCTGTAGTACTCTGTTGATCTGCCCATGTGCTTATATTTTTTTGATTAATAATAGCACAAAGATAGGCAATTCGCGCCCTATTTCAACCTGCCGTAGCTCATATCAGGATCACACCAGACATATCCGTCTTTCTCATCATGAAGATACTCAGGACATCCTCTACATGCGCTACTGCCTGACACTATTTGATTGTTTTTATTAGGGCACTTATCTCCAGGTTTATGCCATTCTATTTTTGAACCTGACCGTTCTTTGTTTACATGACAGAACTGAAAGATTTTCCCCATCGTCTTCTCTCCGAACATACCTATATGTGTGTACTCTTCCGGTATAGAGAGAAATTCAGATAAATCTTTATACATCCTTTCCCGTTCCTCCGGCGTAGACCATAGTCTGTCAAGTTCGGCATGGACTCTTATCTTAAGAGATCTCAGTGATGGTCCTGCAAGCCGGCCTTTAGCTTTTCCCTTATTCGGCCCTGATTCATGAACACCGACATAAGCGTTGCATGGTTTACACATCATAACCATCCCTAAGCCTTTTCTGCTATATATTTTATCGGCATTGACCAGCTCAGTCTCTCTTCCGCAATAAGGACAAATTTCGCCTCTTAAAACCCGTTGTTGGCGCTCATTAAGTTCCATACCCTATTCTTTTGTTTTTCTTTAAACTTTTCATACAAACTGCTTTCAGTTTCCATTTCCGAGATCTCTACCTCTACGTCCTCTCTTTTGAAAATTACTTTCTTGGCTGTCGGATACGCACATTTAGAGATACGAATAGCATTACGAATAGCGTAAACAAAATACGTTTCTGGTGATGATTCAATCACCACTACCTCATTTAAAGTGTTTTTGTAATTTTCCATATTATCTGCTTGCTTCAATTATATAACCAGGATGATCTTCACACGCCTCTTTATATTCGATAAGAAACTTAAGAAATGAATCATAAGACCCCCATCCATTTTCCGGCTCGTATCTCAAAAGACTTTTTCTCTTAGAGATCATAATACATATACCTTTTGTAAGTACATTCTTCATCTCATCGGTATCTATTTCCCTACCCAATTCTTCTGGTCTCCAAACATAATCGTACAGCGTTTCTTTATTTTCTGATACGAATATTCTTTGTGCCATCTTGTTCATGTTGTGGGTAATGTTTGCAACCCATTCACGATCTTCTTTCTTTTTGTTCTTAATATAAACATCCAGGCTCATAATATTTTTCTTTTACCTTGTTACTAATTATCAAATCTGCCACATCATCTCCGTCTCCTACATTTTCAACATTTTGAAGATAGTCCGATACTTTTATCCTTGACTTCATCATCATCCCATCTATCTTTTTACTCCATGTCTCAAATGCTTGTCCTTTGTCCGGAAAAGCTACAGTCTTTCTATCTTTTAAAACATCTATCACTTCCGGCCTTAGATTCTGCAACCCACCGGTAGCTACAAATAACTCATCTGGTTTATTCACAGCGCATATAATAGCCGTCTTTTCTGATTCCACCAGATTAACCACCTTATCCGGATACTGGCTTAGAAGATGCTCTCCGAACAGGCATTGCCTAAACAAGAAGTCTCTTGCATGCAACGAGTGATAAAACATAACATGAGGCCGCTCATTGTCACCGTCTTTTTCCTTCACTCTTTTTACATCAATCTCATTCCCCTGGCTGTCGGTCTTTATATAAAAGTCCATGATCTTGCCGGTTCTACATACAAAATCTTTGTCTATCTGCCAGAATATACAACACCCTTTCCATCCCCATAAATCCATTGTTCCGACATGGTACCTTCTGAACACATCAGACACCCTTTCTTTCCCCCACAGAGACGATAAAAATCTAAATACAGTATTTCTATCATCTGGAACCACAGTCCTCTCAAACTCGCTAAAAGGTATGTAATTTACAACGTCAGGATTTACAGGAGGACGATAAGCTCTTATACACTTGTTTCCTGAAATCCAAAGATCTTTGTCACCTACATCCTTACCGGTAGGTCGTTTATCGTAACCGCAAGTCCGTTCATGATCGCATCTTCCGAACTCGTTGCCAACAACCTGACCTGTTGCCACATCAATATAAGGAGTGAGGCACCGGCTTTTCCCGCAAGCTGGGCAGGTTAGCTTCAGTCGGCTCCTGCCCGGCCTGCGGTCAAGTTGAAACCGAGGTACGTTTTCGTATTTTCTAAAATCAAGCATTTTTAACTCCTCTCATCGCCTCTATGATTCTATCTGCTATAGTTATAGACCATGACACCACATCTGGTACATATACTCCGCAATCTATTTCACCTTTTCTATTTTGTGCTTTAACAAACTCAATAGAATAAGCCTTGATAAGATCGAATCTACGTTGCTCCCAGTCTACATCTTTGTTTTCGTCATTTACAGGAAGGGTATCGAGATAAAAATTTAAACTCTCACTTATCACATTCCCATTATCACCATAGAACTGTATTCTGTCATGGTCGCTTCTTGTAGTTGAGCTACTGAAAGTGATTACGTCTATTATCTCTCCTGTTCTTCTAATTTTTCTTTTCATACTCTTCTTGTATTTCTGACCAATATAGGCATTATTATTTCGATGGTCTTGCCATATTTCTTATGAGATGCAAGTACACATATTGCATATTTATCTCCTATTTTCAAATCTTTCGATAATCTTAATCTCGAACCCCTTTTGATGTTAATAAAATAATCACCAAAAGGATTGATGCATATCGGTTTTACGATTTCTATATAATCTCCTTCAGGAATAACAATATCGTTCATATTATGAATCTTTTAGACATTTCCTCTGCAATATCATACACGACCGTATGATCCTCTTCATTGTACGGCTTATTGATATTCAGCACTCCTTTTCTCACTTTGAACCTCTTATCTTTTCTGATATGATTCAACATCCCTTGTTGGAACACACAGTCCGCTTTCTCCATAGCAGCATTCTTATCAGACCATTCTTTTAGCGTATAACCTTTACTGTTCGTGCTTTTTGGAGAAAAATTCATAATACGTGCATCAATTCCGTACCAGTTTTTAACCATTCTCCTTTCAGCCTCCAATTGAAAAGCATGTTCATTTCGTATGTCACCTGATTTAAAATCTAAGATAACAATCTCTTCTTTCTCCACTTCTCTCACTTCCTTCTTCGGATCGCCTTTTTTGAACTGCCCCGTAGCCCTTTGATACACGGCTCCAAAATAACCTTCTTCTTTGTATTTGAATGTCATTTTAACCATCGCATCTATCGGCGTAGCTACCAAATAATCTTCTAATGACAATATTCTTTCAATCATCATCGGCTTAACCTTATACTCCGAACAAAACTTAGCAAACTTCATAACTCTGACAATCATATCATCAAGATCATCTATGCTACCAAAGAATTTGTCAAGATTCTTTTTTGATATTTTAAGCTTGCCTTCTTGCACTGTCTTAACTATAAAACTTCGATTTAAGACCATATCTCTACCTGTCAAGTACAATCCGTATAGGTAGTGCATGATCGTTCCTTTATCTGCATCATATTCTGATACTTCTTCCGGATTGCGACCAATCATCCTCATCTCCTGTCTCCATTCTTGAAGAGCCGTCTTGTCATCTACGAATCCGTCTCTGATCATGGTTGTTACCGAGGCGTATATCTTGGCTGTCCCATCGTCCATCTTTCTTACATAAAAACGATTACCGTCTAATGTCAATCTTACGAATTTGGGAGTCTCGATCTTCTTTAACTCATCACAGATATAAAACGGTTCTAACGTTTCCTGATTTTCTGTAAACGGATTCGAATCCTCTTCTCCGGGGTTAGGAGCGGCTTCCTCCGCCGGAGCTTCCGGTTCCTCCTTCTGGGCCTGCTCTGGCTCAGGCGCCGGCTCTTCAACTACTGGAACCTGTCCACCTCTTTCCGCTATGTCTCTGTTCTTTATTAAAGACATAACCTCCTTCTTCAACTGCTCCGGTGTTTGATTAGGATCTGACACCGACATCACAACATCGTTCATTCTAAACAACGTATTTCCTTTTCCCTCCACCATAGGTACAAACCCTAAATCTGTCAATATTTTTATTTTCTGTTCTATCATCGCAATTTCTCAATTAATTCCTCTTTAACATAATACAACACAGTTACAGTCTCATCCATATCTGCGGCTGCTCCCTCAAAATCAATTTCTCTCTCACTCTCTCCTCTTTTTACGTTGGCAATGAAAATAATTTCATCGTCAGCTTCTATTGTAACCTTATATTTTTTTTTCATATCCCATATTCTATTAAATATATTTAAAGCTATTCATCTGTTTTAATACATCCCCTCGGAGACCTTTCGGTCTCCGAGGTAGATGTAAATCCCGTTAGGGATAAGTCAGGAATATTTCATCCTGTTAGTACCCATCGCCAATGTTATAAGAGGTTTTATATAATGGCAACACTGTTTCGTCAAATACACTACTCCTGTTTAACCACCATTCTTAGAGCTACGAACTTGGGTAAACATCCGTAGGTAACTATCTATTCTCAAATAACGTAGCCTTTGTTTCAAGGCTTAGGCTAATAACCCGATCTCTGAAAGAGATGTATTAAACTTTTATAATAGAATTATATCAGGTTAATACTATTTGGGGTTATATCTGTCAATTATTTCAATAATCAACCTACCTCTTTCTTTGATCATTCCCCTGCTTTCCATATCCAGTACCTTCTTTACCGCATACTTCCATACAAAAGGAAATTCTGTTTCAAGTTTATCAAATTCCATCCGGTCAAGATACATGTCGAATACCGTATGCTCCGATTCATGAAGGAAAACTATATTATCCCTGCAAGTAGCAACCGACTTATATATCCTTTTCGGAAGTATGTGACAGACGTTACATACTGTAGGAAAATGAATAGCCTTACCAGTCATAGACATTCGAATAGTACTCAACTCCTCCAACATAAGACGAAAAAACCCGGATAAATCCGGGTTCTCTAACTTTTTCTTCTTGCTGCTGTTTTTAATGGATGTAATTCTGTTTTTTTTCTTCGGAGTCAACTCTTTGCTCCTGCAAGCCTGGCATAAGCCATGACTTCTTATCATCACTTTTCGTCCGCATCGTTCGCAGACGTATAGCTTCTTTTCCTTGCTTTCCATTCGAATAATAATGATATTATTGAAAAGAACAATCCCACTGAAGCCAGTAGATAAGGTACGTTCATTAATAATTTAGATACCTCGTCTGTCTTAATCACTATCAGAAGGAAAGCGCCTGCTGAAAGCAATGATATTATCGCCACAACAAGCGCTATGTTGGAAACTACATCAGCCTTACTCTTCACTCTTCTTCTCGCCTAATTTTTCAGCTCCCTTCTGAAGATCGTATTTGAATACGTCTATGATCTTCGTTTCAGCAATAGCTTCGCAATTCCAGTCGCCCAACGTACCCTGCATGCCTTTAGTCAACACAGCTTCGGCATCCTTGGGATTGCCGGCCTGGACATACATATAGCATGGTGTTTTCTTTTCTTTACCTTTCTTTTCATCCAGTGTAATGTAATTCACCTTACACTTATACCAGTACTCAGCCTCTCCGTTGAAGAAGATTTCCGACACTTTAATAGGATTAATTTTTACAACCTCGAAAGAATTGTACAAATCCTTGAAGATCTCCAACGATCTTGATTCTGCCTCTGTGTAAGACAAGGCATCCACTAAATACTTTTCAGTTACCTTCTTTTTTTTGCCGTTCTCGATATTATCAATCTCGGCTTTTACCGTAATTTCAAACCAGCGATTCATTGTATTAATATTTAATTAGTTGATTTCTTTCCTTTCTCTATACTGTTTTTAAATCTTTCAGAACACCACTGCAAAACATCCATCATCATCATCTCATTATTAGATAAGATGCCTTTTATAATTAATGCCAATTGATGTTGTGACATTCTTAGGCTCATATCAAATCTTCTTTCCTCTTCATTTACTATCGTAGCTACGAAATACTTACACCCCTCTAAGTGCGTTAGGGCTTCAATCATAGCTTCTTTTATCTCTTTTTCTTCCATTCTGTTTTTTTTCGGACAAAGATATGTCTTTTGTTGCTTAATAAGAAACAAAATGATTTAATATAAATTAATTTTCTTCCGGGTCAACATCGATAGACATATTGTATCTTTTCCTGATAAAGACTTCTGTTTCTTCATTAAACGGGTAGGCTTCTTTCAAGAAAGCCATAGCCCGCTCCGCATCTTTATCTGCTATCTCAATATATCTTTCGAAAGTCATGCAAAGGTCGATGTTGTACGCACGCTCCTGTTTTATCTTGTCCACGTATTTCAATACCCTGTCTTTGATTTCATTGGCTTTTTTCACAGTATCATTGAAAGAATTTATACTTTCCAATTCTGGATCTTTGTTTTCCTTGTTTACCTTATCAAACTCTTCCTTGCTATATCCCGCTTCTCCTGTAATGGCTGGGCAAACACTTCCATTTATGATCCAAAACTGCTCATACGATCCTATCAGAAACTTTGATTCCATTTTAAATGCATTATATTTAATAAGCAAATTAGCCACCTCAGTTGCACCTTCTATGGTTCTAAAACCGATGCCGATATCTTTTAACATAAATACTGGAACTCCCGTTCTTGGATACACGACTTCTTTTTCGTTCTTTATATTCCAATTTTTAGCTTCAATTGGAATACCCTTACCAACAAGCTCTTTGTCTATATACAGACTTATCTCTTCGTCTGTCAATGCCACAATCTCATCTCTGCTTAAATCAAAAACTGTTTTCATTTTTTTTATTCATTAGATTAAACAACTTACTTCTTTGTTCAGGCTCCGTATATTCCACCCATATATCGGCTGCCACATTCCTCAGAAATTCCATAAAGTCTTGATGATCCCTGTATTCAGTAGAATCAACTTTCCTTACAAAATTTATAATTTCTTTTAGTATTTTATTGTTTTCTTCAAGAAGCTCTCTATCGGTCATGATCTCGTGAAAATATATTATTCAACATGTAATAGGCAGTAAATTTTCGATGTATGCCCATCTTACGATATGGAAAATTCTAACAGCTATTTTCCAATTAGAGTTATTTGGCCCACAGACAATAGGAGTTCCATCTTGTTTAATAGCAATCAACATTCCACTGTGTTGTGGTGTTTCGCTTGCATCATACCACGCGCTGTTGATGCTCCATTCTGCACCCGCCATGAAGTCTTCACGGCAATTATCCTTGCGTAGAACATAATCGTCTGCATCCACTTCTTTAAGACCTATGGAATAATCTTTTGCTGCTTTTTCAATATCTTCTCTTTTCATAATTTTATACTTTAATCTAACCTCCAATAAAATCATCGGGAGTTATATATCCTACTGATTCCATACGGTCTATAATCTCATTCGCATTCATTTCTGAACCGTTCCATTCAAGTATGATTTCATTTCCTGAAGCCATGCTCAAATTAGGCTCATTATCTCTAAATCCTGAGAAAGCAAGATGTTCCCAAATGGATTGCAGTGCAAGGTCCGCTTCGTTTTGTTTGTTTTCTGCTTTCTTTATGGCATTTCTTAATTTTTTATTCATTATCACCCCCTTTCTTCTTCGCATGGGAGCAAGTCCTCGATGTATGCCCAGCGCATATAATGATCCTTTTCTGAAAGTTCTTCCCATGGCTTGCTCTTGGTTAAATAGACCAAATCATAAGCACCGTCAATATCCTCCACAATGAGCAGCTTCCCTTTGTCTGGCTTTTCTCTTGCATCGTGCCACACGCTGTTAATGCGCCATTCTGCACCAGCTTTAAAAAGAGGAACAGCATATTCTATATCTTGTTTCATGTCTTATTATTGTTTAATTAATTTAAATATTTTTAGTTTTGAAATTATTTAATATGCTTATCGGCTGGATTGATTATCAATCCATCGTCACATGAAGGGAATGATATGTTAGATTCTCCATTATCAAGATTAGTCAGTTTAACCGTTCCAGCATATTCATCATCCACAAAAAACAATTGACCCGAAAAAACCACAAACCTGCATTGATATGCATTCATCATTGCTCCAAGTTGTCTAATCTTAGTTTTAATCTCTAAAAGTTGAGCGTTGTTGATTATATTCTTATTCATATTTTATTAAAGTTTATCTATTATTTTGTTACCCATTTCCTGCCATTCATCACTCACGCTTATAACCAATCCTATGACAGTGAATGATAATAACAACGTAAAAATAAGCCATAACAGAAAGCAGATAAAAACACATACATACCTCATGATTTTTTAGTTGTTAGATAAAAGCAAAATCGGTTCATTTGACTCCGCAATTGCTTTTATTTGTTCTGGATTGATAAAACTCTTGACTTGTTCACTTATCTCACAAATAGATTTGATCATATCAACGAATAATTTTGAGGTGCATTCGTTGCATTCCACTTCCATTACCGGCTTATATCGATTGTATGATATGCATGTTACATAATTCAGCCAGTGCGCATAAGTTCCTTTTTCTGTATTTAACCTGCCGTATTCTACTTTTGTCTCTCCATTACCATATTCAATTACTCTTTTTAGAAATGGTTTTGCATAAACACTAAAACCGAAAGGTTGGGTGTTTAAGGCATCTAAACGGGAAGTTCCATCCCTCCATTTTCCATTCTCATCATTTCCTGTCCATTCCTTAGAGGGGTTAGGGACAATATTTCCGTTTTTGTCATAGGAAAACATGCAATTCGTTTCCAGTTGATACTTAATAACAGGCACTTCTTCTACTATTTTATAACTTAAACATCTCTTCAGAACTTCCCTGATTTGACTTTCCAAATCAGAAAGTGCTATACTATTGAAATATCCTTCGTTGCCTAATCTGTTTGTAGGTAATTTGATCCCATAAGAATGAATCTTATCCACATCTTCTTTTGACAAGGTAGTGGTAAACACTCCTTCTTTGGTGACATTCACTTTAACAGTTACGGACAAACTGTTATTAGCGTTCTTTTCCGTTATATTTAGTGTTGTTAATGCTGCCATAATCAGATCTTTTTAAAATCAATTCGAATAAATATAATACATTCCTGCTTCATATACCCTATGTACATCAGGGTCATTCTTGTCTTCCGGTTCCAATTCACTCTCTTCAAGAGTATAATCCCATTCAGAGTTGTAGTACATATTCTCATTTGTTTTCTCCAAGGAGCAATCTTTCATCAAATTCAGATATTCTCCCCAAACTGCAACTTCCTGCTGTTGCTCTTCTTCTGTCATAAGAGATATTTTGTCTTTCAATTCTTTCCAGGTCATAGCTTGATTTATAAAAGGTGATTACTAATTTATTCCACATCAAAAAGTTGATCCAATATCAATAATTCTGCATTCATATCTTCATCTTTTTGGAAACGAACTTTTATGTTCCCGAACTTAGATGTCTTAAACAAGATGTAGGGGTTCATATCCTCGGCAGTTACCGGCTTATATTCCTTAACCTCCGACATCTTGAGATACCAGTCACCTATTTTCACAAATCCGGAGAAGACAGAACATAGATGCGCTTTCACGGACAGTATTTCCCTTTTATCTTTAAATGGTATAATTTCCTCCTTCCCTCTTATCCTGATTGATAGGAAAGGACGAATGTTATCTGTTTCATTTTGAAACTTAAAGCCTGTTATAGCTTGCTTGGGAATCCTTCTCCCCATTAATATAAAATAGCTCATTGTTATAAGTGATTTTGTTTTATATCAGGTAAGTAATTTGTAATAACATCAAGTGATATCCATAACTCTGGCTCTATGCTGTTTTTTATTCTATCACTGAAAAGAGAATTATCATCACAATCACAATGAGAGATTGTGATATAACAATCTTGATAATCCCACCAATGAGCCGATTTAAAATCGTCTCCTCCATTCCAAAACCCTATTCTTATACCTCTTGGGTTGAAATCTTCATCTATCCAACTTGGGTGATAAGCCAACACTTCTTCTCCCTCTGAAGGTTTTTCCTCTTTGAATTTCTTCCAGTTCATCTCACCTTTAATTAATTAGACACAAATATACAAGTTTTACTAAGATGCCCTTCTGTCATCTCTTTGACATACTCCCACACCTAAAGTTCGCGGTAGTATGTCAATCTATTGATTTCTTCCTAATCTTTTTAATCTTTGTTGGTCTTGACAATCGATAATCCTTTTCTATCGGCCTATCGAATACGTCATTCCTATATCCTTTATATCCTTTCTCGTAAATACTAACCCTTGCACAAAACTCAACCACATCGCCTGGTAATAAATCGGCGCTTTCGAATCCTTTTGTCAAATCAAACCACAAATGATCTGTTACTATTTTGCCATCGAGTAACACGTCTTGTAAAAGTATTGTCTTTACAGGTCCTTTATACCCATCCCTGAATCCAAAACGAATGAATGTCGCTGTAAATACGTGCCGATCTCTTGATCCTATTATTTTCAGTTCTTTTCTCATTCTCTTTCATTTATTTGTTTCACTTATGAAATTGACAACATCCTTTAGATATCCTTCTGTCATCTCTATGAAATTCACACAATCTAATTTGCTTAACTTGTAAATCAATGCCGGATTGTGTACTATGGCTATAATTTGCGTTTGTAGTTTATGGAATGACAATACATTATAAATTTGCATTATATTGTCAATGTCAAGATTCCTGTCTGGCTCATCCATGAGAACCGTGTATTCAAAACTGCTTTCTGCTAATGTTATGCGGTTTCTTTTATAATACTTCAACAGACTATCAATCCTTTTAATCCAAAACGCATTTGATTTTTTCTTGTATTCTACAAGATCTTGTATTGGAAACGTATAATCCTTTTGACCGAACATTAAATTGAAAAGTGATTCCAATGATAACACCACTTTCTCTCCATAAGATCTTCGAATATTATTCACATACAAATCTAAGTTGCTGATGTTTTTCAATACGCTATCTCGATTTATCTCCGCCGATGGCAATAAACGGAATACTTTCCCTGCATAATCGGATGATATGTCAATCCCATCAAGAACCTTGTCATCATCATCATCATCAAATATAGGTGGAAAATCCAGTGCCTCTATCGGTATTTCAGAGCACATGGATTTCTCACATAACGCATACATTGATATGATGTTAAGCAAGGTTGATTTTCCACTACCGTTTTTACCTACAATCACATTCACTCCTGGCTTGAAAATAAATTCTCTGCCATTTTCAAACGCTTCTATGTCAGAAACATATTCAAATGGAGTTTTCGTATTGTCTTTTATTTTTACTGATGTTATCATTGTAATCCTTTTTAAAAATCAATTACCGTCCGAACCATGTCTCCGATGTGCTTGTTGCCAGTGCCCGTGAGGCCACTGGAGAAGACCACGTACCACGCGACGGCCTGGCTGCTCTCAGTACTGGACCAATACCACGTCGAGGAGAGGGGAGATGCCGAAACATAAGTGAATGCTTTGTTTAGTTCGTCCATATTATGGGCCATTAAATTTAATTGACCAAGAGATGGTATATACTCGCCATCTTCCAGCAGATTTCTCAATTTTGGATTTCTGGCTACAAGGCGTTCCGTATTGCCGCGTCCGTCAATGTCAAACAGCGCATCACATTCACGTTCATAATATGTCCCACTTCCGGATTCTTCACGGCTATCATCGTCAAGCAATTGTACGATATCATGCTCCGTCAGTGAGATTGCAAATGACATGTATCTGTGCTTCAACCCGATGTATCGTACACAATCTTTGGAGTTATCGCCGGTAAACGGCTCTGCATGTCCGTCTTTGTAGATTATATACAGTCCGTCAGTTGACTCTTTCTTATCCTCTTCGGATGGTACTCTGTTTTCACATGTACATTTCTCACTTTTGGATCTTACGATTATATTCAACTCATTTAATACATGATCCCTGATGACGCTCTCGCACGCTTTTCTTACAAAATCATGATCTCTTCGTTTGAGTTCATCATTCACCATGCATCTGATCCAGTTTTCTATCTGGTTGTCACCTCCATATGTATTAACCATGTACCGTTTTACGTGTTTCTCCAATAACGGCTCTATGTTTTTGATTATATCTTCTTTGGTAAGGTGAAGTTCATTTAATATACAGTTCCTTACTGCCTTGCATTCTTTACTTGTGCTCATGATATGCCCATTTAATACTGTGAATCATATTTTCTTTCTCTCCCGCTGTCTTCCCCTATAGGATTATCCCATCCGTATTTTACAGCCGTAGCTTTAAATAGAGGTAGCCCGTAAAATCTATAATCATCCTCATCCCAGTCTTCAAGACCTTCTTCCAGGATGTAGTTCCACATCATCACACATTCAAACATTAAACTGGCTGATATCCCTCTCTGATTTAATGCCTTTTCAAAACCGAATCTTACATCTTCTTCAAGCTGTTTCAAAACATTCTCCCTGGTAAATTCAACTACAGTACTGTTCCACCTTTCTTCGTTATTGTATTCTTCGTTCGGCTCCATACCGAAATCCTTTATCATGTTATATGGGATAAATTTAGCCAGTCTGTTAAAATCTCTACCGTCTAAACATTTTGATTCTAATTCTTTAAGTTGTTCTAATGTTTTCATAAGCAATTTTGTTTTATAGGTTAATCCCATCCTCCAGTAGTGTACAAAGATACATCTTCCTCCTCTACGTTTACACCTTTAATAGCCTGTAGAAGTTTTTTCTTTGTCTCCCGGCACATATTGTAACCATATCCTTTATACCGATATGAGCGCTCCCATGTACTTACTGGAAAAGGGATATTTTCGTCAATAACCAGCCTCTTCATATGAAGATGTTCGAAGAATTTCTCATGATAGAGTAGTTTGTACTCGTATGCTACTATACTTGCAGATGAGAATGGAAAATAATCATCTTCTTTTTCTTCGTATTTGGGCTCCTTATAGTAAGCCATTTTTGTCACAGTAAAATCGAAGCTCCTAAGAATCTCTTTCGGCTTTCCAAACTCTGACTCTATGAACTCTATCCATACATTTTCTCCCTCTTTCTGGAACGCACATACCTTCTCATTTCTGTACTTAAATTTCCATCCTTCTTTCTGATGTTTTTCATCATTGAACGAATCAATAGCCTCCTGAAAATCGCTTTCACTTTCAAAGAAAATATCAATGTCTTTTACTCTTTCTCCGGAAAGGATATTTTTAAAACATCCACCAGCTATGAATCCTTTGTGGCCTTCCATATACTTGTCAAGCCATCTTATTTGCCAGAAATTATCTGGAGTATCTATTACAAAATTATTCATATTGTTTATGTTTTGCCGTTACCAAGCGAGATAAAAATTCCGCTTCACAATAATACAATGAGTGTAATTACTCAGGTCGATTCCGTTGTCCGTAAATGCATCCAGGACCCGTTTTTCCACGTATTTGAGTTTTACTGTTATCCCCTTCTCAAACACTTCTATTAACTTCTCATTGCACTCAATAGGTCCAATAAGACAGTATCTATTCGAGGGACTGTCTGATATACAATATGTCTGACATCCTAACATGTTGCTTAAAATATTCTCATACATATTTTCTATATTTTACAATTCTTAGCTATGTTACTTAATTCAGCGGTCATTATCAAATCTGATAGTGACCGCCCCGCATGCACATTTTTGAATAAATTTTACTTTTAATAATTTTCTCATTAGAGTTATCCTCTATTTACTTTTTTCTTTATTTCTTCCGCGATCTCTTCTAATGTTGTTGGAGATAAATAATCATCTACCCTCAACTCTCTTACATAACCTAAGCAATCCAGACCCTTAGCGTCTATTTCCTGCCTCTCTTCGTCGACCCATCTTAAAGTGCCATTTTCTCCACATTCCGGGCATTTATCTGCCCCACATGGAAGAAGCATTTGCGCCCCACATAAGACACATCTCACCCAGTCTCCATGCTGCACCCCTTCGTATGTTATTGTTTTCATATTTGTTATCCATTTTTATTAGTTCCTAAAAGATGTTCGTTACCCTCAAAATGAATACAATAATCCCATAATGTTCCATTGGAACATTCGTACTTATAAGGCAATCCATTATAATCGTCCACAATTTCCCTTGCAAACAAACTGATATTCCATTTTTTATTTCCTTCTTTTCTTACCAGCACTTTATCAAACGGCTTAAACTCATATTTCGGTTTTTCTTCAATCCCGAAGAAGCGTTTCAGATACTCTTTAGCTTCAGGTTCTTTGCTTGCCTTTAATGCGTCAACCAACTTTTGTCTTTCGGACTTAGTGGCAAATCTGTATTTTTCTATCTGATTTTCCCAAGCAGATAAACCATCTTCTATTTTAAGAATACCTTTTTGATTTAAAGAGGCATAAAAAGACGTTAAATATTTCCCATGTGTATTTAAAATAAAGATATAGCTACCATCTTTATTACTTAACACCTCTCCATCTTTAAATGTAATATATTCTGGAACTTCAAGAAGGAGGCGATTTTCGCTGCTAAGTGCTTTTCCTGTAGCAGAAAACCAGTCTGCCGATACAGAAATCGAATGAATTACAACCAATAACGGACAATTTGACGAATTGTCTTCATATACGATTTCTGCTCTATTTTGTCCTTTCTCTGTCACAATACGACCTGCTATTTCCCCTATGTTTATTTTTTTCGCCGTTTCTAAATCAAACGGAATTGTTGCTGTTCTCTGTTCCATGATCTTATTTGCTTTTATTAGTTCCTAAAAGATGCTCATTTCCTTGGTATGGAATACACTCTTTGTATCTCAAACCTCCCAAGCATTCATATTTGTATTCTTCTTCTCTTACTCTGGCAAATAAGTGTAGATTCCAATTTCCCAAATTGCTTGCTCTCACCAAGACTTGATCGAATGGCTTAAAATCGCATTTCTTTTCTTTAGTCAGCAAGTATTCGTACTCACTTAGATATTGTTTTATTATTCCTGCTTTTTTAAGGTTTTCTGTATTAGCAATTCTTTCAGCAAAAGATTTTTTCTCTTCCTCTGTGGCTAATCTAACATACTTGGATTTATCCTCACCACACACACTTGTCCATATTGGAACTTCTTCAGATGTAATCTCGCCATATGCCGATATACCATATATGCATCCCATATCTCCTTCTCTATTAATAATACCATTATATATAAATGGGTTCCCAAGCGTGCTTATTAATACATCTCCTTTCTTAAAATACGCTCCAGCCTCTACTTCCAATTCCAGAACGTTGTTGAAAAAAGTACGACCTTCTGTATCGGCATATATAGCACTTATCCCAGATTCATCTTTTTTTACAAAAAGTAAATTATAACGATCTGCACAGTCTTTTGACTCATATACAAATTCTATTTTAATATTACCAATTAATACTGAACCTTCTATTTCTCCGCTTTTAATTTTTCTCGCCGTATTTAAATCAAACGGAACAATAATTGGATTTTCCATATCTTTTTATTTTTAATTATGTAATCAATAAAACAAGATGGACTACTTACACCCATCCCAGTTGTTTTGCTATTCTCTCCATTTCGTTATATGCTATCCTATGACATCCAGCGGTTAGCAAATCGTTTTCGTACCGATTTAGACTCCACTGGTGACCGGTGACGTCCTCCACCAGACCGTGCCGAAACTCGGCGCCCCGGTGCATTGCCGACACAGCCCGCCACAGTTTTCTGGCTTCTGCTATTCCAATCTTTATCTGTTTACTTGTCTCAATAATATTTCCTTTTATACGAATCCAGGCGTTAGGTTTTTCACCAGGAATATAGAAAGGTGTATTCAAGAAATTGATTTCTCCTGACTTCCACTCTTCCAGTTTTTCATCAAAATCCTTGTAACGGGCTTCTTCTTCCTTTCTTAATCTCTCTAATTTTATTCTTTCTCTTTCTTCCTCACCCTTTCTCCATCTTTCAGATCTTTCTGAATACTTAATCCATGTACCTTCCCCGCAAACTTCATCAACAATCACATTTACGGTCCCTAACACTTTTAATCCTTGATGATCCAATAAAATTTGAAAGATGCGTTTTAATTCATGTACGTGCTTACGCTTGATACTATCTCCGCTCTTGGATAATTCATGATTGGTTCCAAGCCAATCATTAGCACTCTTTTTAAGGATACTCTTAGCAGTTCCCATGTTAAAGAACTGAATGTAATCCATCATATTCCCAAAAGCGCCCCAAATATCTGTATAAGATAATTCTGTTTTAGCTCTTTTGTATTTTTCAATAGACTTCTTAATTGATTCCAGTTTGCTGGCAACAAACCTCATATTACCAGTATCCGATATATTATCCCCTACACTGAAAACCATTGCCCAAGTTGGTATCGCATTACGAACATAGCATTGATGTTTGCTCGTGGTAACAGAATAATAATCTTCATTTATCAGGTATGCTTTCTTCCCTTGTTTGTTTTTTACTATTCTCCCGACTTCAAAGTGATGCCCATAAGAATAAATACTTGTACCTTCAAAGAAGAAATTGCTCCCTGATGCTGATTCTTCTTGTTCATGAGCCCACAAGTGAGCGACCATTGAATTGTTCATATAAATATCTTTTTAATTGTTTAACTTACCTTTATCATATGACATTCTCTTTTCGTATTTTTCAATACGTTCGGTTATCATATCGCAGAAGACTTGCCCCTCTTTTTCGGAACCTCTGAAGTAACCAACCATCTTCAGAATATTTCCGTCAAATTCATGGACAAACTTGTTATAATAATGTTCACCCATAACTTTCCCGTATTTTCCCATAAACAAATCCTTGTCTAACGACTCATCCTTGAAACAACGGTTGTAATCCCATCTTACAATACGAAACAATGTTTCAAAATCCAATCTTTCCATATCCTGTATTTTATTTAAGCTCAAACTTAATACCTTCCGGCAACTGAGAGCGGTCTACCTTATTCACAAAATCATCAAACTCTTCCTGTGTGATTTTTTCTCCATAACCGTTCCAGTTGAAAGACAAAGTGTTCGTGTGAGAATAATATATAACATTATCGGTAGACAACCCATAATCAAACACACAGAGCATTATCTTCTTTTCTGCTTCTGCTTGTCTGATTTTCTTATCGTATCGCTCACAAATTTCAGCACGTTTTGCCGCCATCTTTGCTTTATGGGCTTCCACTCTGCGTTTCTCTATATTTTCTGAGGAATAATGCCCGGCTTTAATACGCTCTTCAATAAGAGATCGTTCCTCGTCCGTTAGTGTTAAAACAAATCTTTCTTCTTCCGGCTTATATGGATTAACCCACTTCTTACCACACAATTTTTCAAGTTCCGCAATAAGTTCTTCTGATTCTCTTTTCCATCTATCCACGATCCCCAGATTGAAAAGCATATACCTGAAATACAACTTATCCTCAGAGGCTTTATATAATTCTACGCATTCTTGTTCTGATATACGCAAATACTCCATTGCCACAGACATACCGCTTCTTCTAACGTGATATATGCCATTTTCCACCGGATACATAGGAGCACCATAATGGTTACAAAGATGCAACGATATGAATTTTGCCAATTCCGGAAAATGTTTTGCAACTTCATCATGGCAGCAGCCTCCTAAGTAATCCTCATATTTTCCATGCTTGTTTTTCCAGTCAACGTCGGCTGTTATGCTCCAGTCGCATATGTTATTTTTGCAGTCATCATCCAAAGAGATTCTAACTGTTATTCTATAATCTTCTTCATTTTCTGTAAAGAATTTTGTACCTGAATAAAACAGTTTGTTTGTAGTTTCCATATTATTTCAATTTAATCATTACACTTATGAAAAATAAAATCTGCACACTCTCCGGGAAGTGTTCCTGCGTCATTACAACGGTAAAACCCTTGTGTTTCCAAATCTACATCTACCGGATAACCTTCTGCTGCTTCCAAGAAGCGTTGGATTTCCTCACATTCTTCATCCGTTAATCCAGTGTAATCATCATTGATTAACGGGCAAGCCCAATAAGAGGGCAACCTGTATCTTATTACTTTTATGCTCATAGTTTTATTAATCTACAGTTACTATCTTCAAATACCGGAACCTTCCCTTGTTCTCTAAAATAAGCAGTGGCCACCTTGAAAGCATAAAGCGGATTTACTTTCTGGATTTCTTGTTGTGATTTATAGAAAGATAGCGGCTTACATACATAGAAATTTTCATTGCCAAGACTCCCAAAAAGCCAATCCATACTGCCTTCATCACAATTAGTGCCACCCAATATTATTAAATCACATCCGGTCTTCCGGGTTCCAAGAATAAATATCTTATTCCTGTTTTCCGGTTGCATAAATATCTCCCTGTCAATCCTAAACCAGTCATTCTGGCAACTCTCCACATCCCGGCGAACAATTTCGTCAATTTCAAGTGCGTATTCTTCTTGTGTTTTCATAAAATATGTTATAAAAAATGATAAATGAATATTCCTCTTATTTTAATGACGGTTCCAGGCTTTAAACCTTGAACCCATTCTATTAGTGTTATTGGATCTTTTACAACATATCCCGGATATGAATCAATGCAAATACGATACGCGTATCTGCAAATCCCATATTTTATTACATAAATAAGATTATGCCCATTCATATCTTTGTTAACATTCATTTTATCTACCCCATTTTGTATAGCACGCATCCATTCCTCTTTTACATCTTCTATATTACCATTATATATAATTTCATCATCAACTTCCCCCTTTTCAAATATTTTACCAAGACAAGGGTCATTTAATAAATCCTTGATCTCACTCTTTCTGTCACATTCTCGTATTTCTTTCGTGTAATCTATAGATGTGTTATTATAGGAGATTTCCCCATCCATGTATCTCCCTGTATATTTCGACTTTTCTTCTAATTCAAATATTATTCCATTCATAAAGCATTTTTTAAATGTAGTTATATAACTTCTGAATAAAATCACTCATGGTATTGGCATGTTCTCTAAGATCATACCAGTCCATTTCTTCAATATCCCAAGGTCTATTCTTCTTTATATGTGGATAGAATACGTTTGTGTCCCCTATCTCCAAATTAATCAACTCATCTATTATCGATTCCGGTTTGCCAACAATGAAATACCAATGCGTCGAAATCTCTTCTTTATCAAATTCTTCCCATTCATTATTCCAAAACTCTTTTGATGTCATGGATGGGCACTCACTCATTAACTTCTCCCAAGCCTTCTTATCTTTGTTTCTAGACCAATAGACTTCTCTGTTTTGCTCTGTAATAGGAATTTTTATTATTTTCATATCTGTATAGGTTTTAAAAGAAACTCCAACAAAATGTTACGATAAATCCTCCCACTCCGTATTCAGCAAGTTGCTTAAACGATTCTATCCCATTGCAATAACAAAAAACATCATCATTGTCATCATCGTTGATGCTCAATGATAGTTTTATTGTCTTTCTTTGTTCATCTCCTGTCTCTTTCCGTACAATCTGACATTCTACGTATTCAGGCTCCTTACCTGTTTTTTCTACAAATTCATGAAACCTTAAATCAATTTCATGTTTGACTCCTTCAATGTTGGATATTATCACCTCGTTTTCACAATTCGAGCAAATAGCATGCATGAAAGATTCATCAAGATAATCTATTATTTTTCCAGTATTCGGATTTACTATGGCTTCACAGACAACATTTGTTCCACCACATCTTGTACATATATATCCCATAATTATCTGTTTTTAAAATGTTCAACAATTTCATCTACTGTAGCATTACGCCACGCAGAGCAGGCCGCGTCTCCTCTGAACCGGAACTCTTCGCGCTTTACCCACCTGTCTCCTGCGGCGTCCGTCACTATCAGCCATTACAACCTATTCTTCTAAGCCATTCTCTATCATGACTTCCTTTATCAATTCATCTGTCTCCTCGTAACATCCCCAGCAAGAATCAACCTCTTCCCATTCTTCGCAATCTTCATCCTCTCTTGATTCGTCTTTGTATTTCTTGGTAAATGCTACCTTCTTTTCAAGAACGTACCCTTTTACATCTCCCCACATCCACATACCTATGGACTTTACTTCATTATCTATAATTTTGGCACAATCTTCCTTCCAGTCTCCTTCTTTGTTGCAGACTTCATTATCATATTTTTCTTTTGTAACGTATGCTATCCCTTTTATATAATCACCTTGATTATAACCCCTTGTTGACCACTCTATAGCTACCACATCTTTTCCATATTTGGATATGATATCTAACAAATCTTCGTCATCCAGATCCTCTATTAATTCTCCTCTGTAATCAAAGTCCTTCAAATCACCTGGTAAAAACTCTTGACCTATATATGGACTTGTCTTATGCTTCAACTCCCATACATTGCTACCTCTGTTGTATGTGAATGAGATCCCATTCGCTTCCCCTTTCTTTAAATATTTTACAATATCTTTCTGTTTTATATGCTTCATTACAATAGCATCAATAACATCTCTAAGATCATGCTTGTTATCGTAGAATAAAGTTTTCCAATTGCATTCATCATGCAATAGATGTGTATATGAGTATTCAAAAAAGAATGACCCAAACAAACCCCAATTAGTTATAGGGCATTCTGAATCACGGCAATAATACACTTTAATGCGATAATCACCTACTTCTTTTGTTGTAATAAGATCGTCTTCCATGTCTTTAGATTTTAAATAGTTCTTAATTTTTCTTCGATAAATGCATCTATTTCATCATAGTATGATCCATCAAAATCACAATTCCCATATTCCTTTGTAAACTCTTTAGCCCACTCTTGAATGATGTTAAATGCCTCTTCCCTTCTACATTCTTTTAATCCCATTAGATCATCCACGGCTGTCACTGACATCTCTTGCAGATTTCGTAAATAATTCAAATCTATGCTATACGGTAGCTTACCTACTTCTATACATACATAATGACCCTGTTTAAAGGCATCCTGTAAATCTTCCAAACTTTCTATCAATGACTCGGACTCGTCATCTACTCTCACCTTGTATAACTCAAAATCTTCATTTTCTGCCGACACCCATATCTTGTAGGCTTTTTCGTTGGACAATCTTTTCCAAACAAATCCGTCACTGAATACAATTAGGCTGCCTGTTACTATCGTATTTTTCATAATCACTTTCTAATCTGTTACTCTGTAATAATAATCAAGTTCTTCTCCCTTAAAGTTGTTCATGGCATACTCGTCAGCTTCTCGCCATAACCGGTCATACAGTGCAGCCAGTTCACGATTGCTTTCATAATGCTGCCATATTTTATGATTCAATACGAGCGTTAATTCCGTGAAGAACTTATAATCGTCTTTCCATTCATTAAACGCACGTCTGTAGGTATCTTTGACACCTACTATACCATACTTGTCGGCTATACTAAAATCTTCCCAAAAGGTAGTCAGTAGGTTATAGCCCACTTCTTTCATAAATTCTTTGAATGTCATAATCTAATTGTTATCCTTATTTCTTCCAACACCAAAAATTTATAGCATATTTATTACGAAGAGTAATGAAAATTTTTTCTCCACTTACCTGAGCAAGAACTTTCTCGCCAAGTATCCTTTCAAGAAGAGGTGCGTATTTTGCGTCAACAGGGAGATCTCTTGTCTCCGTTATTGGCTTGTACGGAAAAAATATCCTGTTCCCATATACCATTTTTAAATATAATCCATCCGGCGATTCAAATACGTCTTTCTTTGTTTGTCTCATCCCGGATTGTATTACCTTCTCTTTTAACGATCGGATATATGATTTCTCATTGACCTCATTTATCTTATCAATTACCTCTTTCTTAAATTCGTAATACTCATATATACGACCTTTATAATCAGCCACCATTTCTTCAACCTTGCTTTTGGATGCCCATAGCCCGCAATACACATAGCAATCCAATAATCTATCTACTGAAGAAATGCCAATAAGCATCATCTCAGAAAAAGAATTTCCTTCTTTTTCTAATTCTTCTCTGGCTCTATCTGTCACCGCATCCCACCATTGTCCTTCACACTTCTCTACCTCTCCATTATCAAGTACGATATCGAACTTTCTGCCTCCGAAAGCTTCTCTTCTCTCATTTCTCTTTGCAAGGAAATCATAGAATATACCTCCTATTCTTCCAATAATGGTATCATCTCCGTACTTTGTGCTAATTTTATCAGGCATTTCGTCGAAGACAAGAAACTTCGATTTTCCTGACTCTACTAAGTATAATAGCTTCATGATTTATCTCTTTAGATGTAAGTTATGCTGCCAACATTAATCTGCATTATATCGTTTTCCAGCGTAATGAAATTATTTTGTTTTATGGGTCCAAACATCAATCCATATACACTTACTGTATTAAACAGCCTAACAGTGTGAAAATTTTCATTTAGCTCTACCCTGTTTTTATCCCAATATCCCAAATCGTTGATAGTCGCCGGGAATCCTCCTATATCGTTATGCCTGTAGTAATCGTTTTTATTGAAAACGATTCCCTTTATTAACAGGTTACCGATGCTTTTCATGTTGAATCCGGACAACGCGATCTGCTCTGAGATATAACTAATCAAACAGTTATGATACGTGTTTGGCCTATCTCCTCTCTCGTTAATAATTTTCTTCCATTTCTTCGTTAATGGAACCCTAATATCCATATATGTACCAAATACGACTATGTTAGGACATTCTCCTTCAAACTTCGTTAAATCTTCTACTTTCATAATTAACAAACATTTGTATTGTTTTCGTTGTTCACTATCTGATTAATGTATGATCCTGGCCACGAACAGCCAGGCTGACCTCATAGCAGGACGGGCGCTGCCCTACTCTAGCTGTTCTACCCACTCTCTGTACCCTACGTTAAAACCAATAGGATCATACCTTTTGATCATAGTACCATAATTCTCTCTACCGCAATACCTGTTTTTTCCTCCAATAATCCATCTCTCATCGTCTCTATCTGGAGATATGGAGTTAAGATACTTTTCATAATCCTTTCTACTCTTTCCCATCTTTGTCTTGATTTAAACAATAGTTAATAAAATAAGCAACCTGTTCATTTTCCCCTGTATTATCAAAATCACCTAAAGTCATATCATCATAATCCAGCAGAACCATACGAAAACCGTTTTTTTTGACATACACCTCCGTTAAAAACATAGGAATCCCAGCAATTTCTATTATCACCGGAAACTGATCATCAAAGTCAAACGCATTATTATCTTCTCCCCATTTTTTAAATTTTAGCTTTATACTTCCACCGTTCTCCACTAATGCCTCTTTGATGTACTTTAATCTTTTTGCATTCAGATCAATCTCTGCTTTTTCTATTTCTTTGTACAATTCATTCAGATCCATATTCCACTATATTTATGTTGTCAAATTTTTCTTTTATAACATCCAAGGCTCCACACTCGTTTGTTATCATAGCATGCATCCCTGGCTTCATTCTCCACAGATTAAAATACCTTGTCACATTCATAGTGGCATTAAATAATGATATTTCATATCTTGTGTTTCCATTTTTATCACGCCCTATGTTTTTAATATAACATATGTCTGGCTTGTATTTGAAATAATTAAAAAGCCTATACCATCCCTTCCCGTTACATGTTTCACGATTCCATATTCCAGCAAGCTTCCTATATCCCCTTACTGGTATTTTCTTTATTTCTTTTGGTACGATCTTGACATACTTTCCTTCTCCGATTGGTATGGTCATATTACCTGCCTCTTCAGTACAAAAGTATTCTATTTCAGATGCCATTCCTTTATACACATAGAACCGGTATAAGTTCCCGTCAGGGTCTACCCGATCCATGTAATATAATATCACTTTGTCTACTTTTATCTTTTTCATTCCTTTATTCTACTTATCTTTAAATTGTTATTCCCACAGTATTCCTTCAGCCAACTATCCGTTAGATAACGATTAACTCTATCGTATTTCTTTTTCGGACCCTTGCTCCAGAATTTCCATTCGTTTGTGATATTGTACCCATATTTATCAAACCAATAGATATAATACACTACGTTACCATATAAATCCACTCTTTTTCTTTCCTGTATGACTACCTCGTAAGGTATCTTCTTGTCTCTTTTCTCCATCTTTGTCCTCCTTTATTGAATAAAAAAACGGCACCTATCTTCGCAGACCAGTGCCGGCAACTAACTTACATGGAAAACTACTTAACCTCAACTAATTCTACAGAGCCGTAGAATTTAGTGAAGCTACCAACAAATTCTCTTATATTTTTATATTCTTCTGGTCGTTTTCTGTTACCATCTTTTATATAATTCACCCACAGTCTATCCTCTATGTTCTTAATCGCATTCTCTATCGTAAATTCGTCGCTGACGCTCATTAAACACGAAGACCCGGTTTTCTTATGTGGTTTATATATCCTTGAAAAAGACCACATTTTTATTCTATCATATATATATCCGTTGTTGGGATAAACGAATCCTATCCGGCTGTCACCTTCTTTAGCGTAAAACACACCTGGCTCCTTCCCGCCCTTTCTATATACTACAAATCCTTTTTCTTTTAGGATATTAACCACTTTATCTAATTTATTTTCTACGTTCATTTTCATGCAAAAATTTAAAAACGACTCTCATTATAGTTGCGAAGTTCTCTACCTTAATCCACTCATGAGCTACTGCTCTAAGTACAGACGTTTCATATGTTGGAATATTGTCTTCTTCAAGCACCTTACAAGAAGCCAGAACTCCTTCGGTCGGCTTTAGTCCACGGTCATGCAGCTCGCAGAGACCGTCTGGCCGGCGGAATGCGCACCACCCGTCTTTCTCTGTCGGCTGGATCATCGCTATTGGTTTTTCCTTCACTGCAAGATACCCTACCATCCACATTGTTTCTTTTAACCTATCAGCGTATCCGGCATCTATGATAGCCTCTATGTCTTTTGGCGTACCAATACAAGGAACCTTACACATGTTCTTGCATTTATCACATGTACAAGGTTGCTCCCATCTATTATGATCTATGCCTACCAACTTCTTTATCCGTTCTACTTCCTCTTTCATGTCACACTTCTTTCGTTAGTTTATCATAATATGCTTTCAATTCCGGTGAAGCATATTCCATAAATGCCTCAAATAAACATGGTACTTCTACTATCGCGTATATAGCGCACCCTTTCATCGTTGAAAGCTGTTCAAGATCATTACTGTACAGGCACGTAACATAAGCACCTACATTAAATACATGTAAATCTATCCTTACGTATTCCATACATAAAGATAATGACTTAAACAAATCCTTTACATCATTCTTATCAAAGAGTTCTACAAATTCTCTCAATTTCATCTTACTACCCTTTCCACGTGTTTAATTAATACTACTGCCATCCCTTTGCCGGTTTTTATCGCACATTCCGATCCTTTTATCCATTCTACACATCCTACATACTTTTCTGTAGAATGAAAACCTGGATTGTATTTCCCGGATGTACTAAACTCTACCGTATCCCCTACCTTCAGATCCTCAAAAGCAATAGCCCATGTGGTCCAAATTCTATCATGTCTTCCAGGCTGAATGGCTCCGATTACGCCTTTCTTACGACCGTTTTTTATTGCCTTTAGTATTATCTTTCTATCACCTTCAATAAGGCTGCAAAAACACCCATAAAAGGTCAAATCAACCTGTTTTCCTCCTATTTCTTCTCTTATTTTTGTTATTCTGTTCATTTTCTGATTTTGTTTTATTTTTTTCTTTGTTTTTTCTATCTTCTATAGAAGATGATAATAACATTATCTTTTCTATGTTACTTTTTGACTGTAAAAAAGAATCGCATTTCATTACTACTACGATCTTCTTAAGTTCCCCATTATCATACAGCGATACACGCATCATGTTTTGCGCCTCGTCCACTATCAGACCTGGAGTAGTCTTAGCCATTTTGCGTAGCTTATTATACTCCGGTCTTTCCATTTCCTCTGTTTATTACTCTATAGTATTTATCTTTATCTCCCTCTTCCAACTTCTCCAAATAGAAAATTCCATCATGCAAATGAGACAAACAAAACCTGTATCCGTATTTCTGCGTTCTTCTTACATGATCCCGCAATCTTATCTCTTCACTTTTGTCTTGTACTTTGATTTTAATACTGTCTCCTTCTTTGATTGTGTATAAAATAGTTTGAATCTCTTCTTTTTTCATCTTATAAAATATTTTAACGGCAGCACCTATACTCACGCACCACTACTGCCTTATGTTTAACAATTAAATACTTAACTCTTCAATGGTCAAGCCTTTTTCTTTTGCCCATTTTAACATCGAGCATAATTCTGTTTCTGATTTATATTTCGGATCACGCCACGCCCATCCGAATTTATCCAGGACATGATGATATAATTCGTCGGCCTTTGCCGTGTAAATGTCTTTGAATAAATGCTCCGAACCTTCCGGTATAAGCATCTCTGTTGTTGCAAAATCGGAATACGATAAACATCCGTAAGCATATTCTGTTATTTCACTCCACGCTTCTCCGGCTTTAAATCCAAATTCTTTTACAAAAGCCAAAGTTAGATACATATTTAATAATATTGTTACATCATATCCCGAATCTGACTTTCTTTCTATTATTTTCTTTTCAAATTCCTTTAAATCTTCAGGTCCTAAAAAGATGTATCCTGATACCGACCGATAATTAGCCTCCGCATACTTCTTGCATTTATCATCATTAACAATCTTACCAATGTTAGATAACATCTTTTGCCTCCATTCATCACAAAACTCTACCTCTACGTTTATCCAATCGGTACCATAATTGTATTCTTTTGGATGTCCGACCGATATTACCTTTATGTTATTCACACCATATTCATAAAGGCGTTCGCCCACCTTATTCGCCCATTCCTGTACAAAAGGAATAAACTTATTGCAATAAGAATCAAAATCAAAATCTAATTCCTCCTCATATTCCGGCATCTCTTCATAATCTTGTTCAAAGAAATAGCGAGGATCTGCTATTGTTTCATAGAAACTTACGTTAATGAAACAAAACTCGTTGGTTGTCGTTTTTAATATCATAGCTTTTTGTATTTACGTACATTTTTCTTGCCATAGAATCTACACATGGCACGAATCTGACTATAAAATACTTTTGTCCTCCTGGCCTCAAAGTATTTAAACATTTCTTCATTCTTTGTTTCCCACACGTAATCCGTTTGAGAACTCATGTGATTTTTGTCCTTGCGTGAATAATGGTAATATGATACCACAACACGTTTCGCACCATTCTTTACAGGTACGATATTCACATCTATGTTATTATCTGTCATATTATTATCGTTTTATATATTATACAAATACAAAGAGCGCATACCTTCACAGGCCGGCGCTCTTTTCAATAAAAATGAAAAAACTAACATTACATAAACATATTGTTTTCTGCTCTTTATTACAATACTTTTGTCCCACAATTGTTATATCGTCCGTACTCTTTTTTCGTATCATTCAAGATTTCAAACACCATCTTCTTATGATCTTTGTTTGGTAACTTGTCTTTAACAGCCGATATCACGCTCGCTATAGACGTAAAGCCTGAATCTGTTATTGAACACAACAACAAACCTCTGTCGTCGTCTGTGCTTATCGCTGACGCCTTTATAATATCATTCCTATATATTCTCATAATCTTTCGTTTTATTGTCTACAAACTTATCTATATCGTCTCTTATTCTTTTTAGCACTCCGGCTATAATTTCCGGCATCTCTCCTTCGGTACGGTTCAGAGTTTCTATCACCCCATCAATCCTACCAATTTGACGCCATAAGAAATTGGCGTCTTTCGCATTAAATTCCCTCATCATGTCTTATTTTACAGTAAACAACTTGCTTTTTTAAGCACCAGTCTTGCGATTCTGAGAGTGAACACCGTTCGGAGTTGTTAAAAAATATACAATCTTTGCAGAACATAAGAGGATCTTCGTCGTCACCAACTACTTTGACATCATACTCTATACCATACAATTTTAATCTAAATACATCTCCTGTTTTTTTTAGAAGACAAATCCATGTTCGGACCGAATGTTATTACTTCCATATAATTATGTTTTATTGTTTGTGAGATGCCCAGAATCGAACCAGGACCGGCACATACATACCGGCACGCCGCGCCATCCCTCTATGATACACAAATAGACATGCCTATTCTCACGAACCGACATGCCAAAACCCAAAACTTAATTTGATGAATAAAATAGATTAACAAAAATACTATTCTAACTCTTTTATAATATCTTTCACAATATTCAGCCTTACCTCCTTCGTTTCTGGACTAATGCAACCAAACCACCCATAAAACGTTCTTGTTTCCTCTGGTTCTGTGGCCATACTTATCTTCTCCTCCAATTCCGGGAAATATATTCTCACCATTTCGTCTGAACGAAACCCATAGATATTTTTATGTTTTTTGAAATACATAAACACTACATTTCTTAACGCAACACATATGTATTCCCCATCCTCTTGCCTATCAATCATCTCATATACCTTTTTCCATATGAATAATCGCTCTTCTTTTGTAAACATATCTCTCTTCGTTTTTTATAGTATTATTAGACTGTATGCAGACTTTTCCATGTACACAATATTATGCTCCTGTCCAAACATTTTCTTTGCTGCCTCTTTCTTTATCGCACAATATCTTCCTGTGCGATACGGATTCTTTTGATCTGAGCCATCTTCGACTTCGATAATAAAACAACCTCCTTCGTCTATTATCTTTTTGCAATTGTCACATACTTCGCCCGTGCATATATGATGCGGCGCCTGCCCCTTGATGTTATTCCCTAATAAAGCAATCCCCATCTCTTCGCCACATATCATGCAAACTTCTATAGACGGATTCAATCCGTGTTCTGGATGTAATGTAATACCATCTTTCATTTTCTTTCCTCCTTTGTTTTTAATGTTGTGTGAGATCGCCGGAATCGAACCGACCTACCGCACCATGAATCCCATAAAGCAAGTGCTCCGATCTTCGCAGACGGGAGCACTCTGTCTAAAGCATAAGAAAATTAATGAAGAAATTTTTCTCACTTACGCCATAGCATCTAAAATAGCTATCAACACTATTTCTATGACAAACATAATAGAAAATATCTTAAATGCCTTTTTCATATCGCTATCTCCTCCTTTTTATTTTTTTTAGTTCCACAACAAACTGTTCCGGCTCTGCTCCGACCTACGTTCCACCTACAACCGCAGGCCTTAGCCCAAGGCGCCGCCTACTCCCCCTCTATGGCAGCCTGTTCGTACCTACAAATCCGGTCTCCATCTACACAACTAACACTACGCGATAACAAACATTTATCCTTATAACAATCATAAAAAATACACCTCTCACAACCGTAATCCTTAACGTCTACACAGCTAACTACCTTAGCATATACTATACCATCACTGCCTTCTATTCCTTTCACCCCAAAAATAGAACCTTCTCCCTCCTTACTCAAATCTAAGTCAGGCGCAAAGTCATATACGTTCATGTTGTTTATGTTTTAATTGTTATACATTCCGATTACTACTAATCTATAGAATATAGTTTTCAACTCTCAACCTATTGAATTTTGTAGAATAAACTCACATTATGCCGTTTTAAAGCACTGTAAGTCTTAATTTTGTAGGAAAACCCTACATAATGCTGTTTTAAAACGCT